GGGTATGGGCAAAAAATTTACAGAACAGCCCGATACTGTCATCATGGACGAGGCACACAGGCTTCGTAATCCCAACGCAGCTAGTTCCCAAGCTGCCGCAGAAGTAGCGCGTAACGCCAAGCGCCTTCTCTTGCTCAGTGGCTCGCCCATCACAAACAACCCCAGTGATTTGGCTAACTTGCTTTCATTGGTACACGAAAAACAGATCACGCCAGAGGACTTCGAGAAAAGATACGTGGGGCAGAAGAAAGTCTGGCCGGGCTTCAGGGGCTGGCTCAGTGGCGCTCAAGCTGGGGTTAAGCCAGTTGTTGCCCATGAGAATGAGTTGCGTGGGTTGCTGCGCGGCCACGTCGACTACCAAGCAAGCAAGACACCGGAAGGCGTGAATGTGAACGCCCAGACTATTCGGGTGCCCTTGTCAGCCGAGCAGCAGAAGATCCAGAAAGCTATTCGGACGCAAGTTCCGCCCGGATTCTTGTGGAAGATGGACCATGAGTTCCCGTTGTCTCGTGCAGAGTTAGCCAAGCTCAATTCGTTCATGTCGGGTCTGCGCCAAGTGAGTCTTTCCACGCAGCCGTTTCGGGTAGACAAAGACCCCGGGAAAGCTTTCGGCCAGTCGTCTAAGTTACAGGCAGCTTTCAAGAACCTGCAAGAAACACTGCAGAGCGACAAGCGCAAGAAAGCCATCATCTACTCGAACTTCGTAGACTCTGGCCTGTCGCCGTATGCTGCTGCGCTGGACAAAGCCAAGATTCCGCATGGATTCTTCCACGGCGGAGTTTCACCCAAGGCCCGCCAAGCTGCTGTAGACGCTTACAACGCCGGCAAGCTCAGGGCGCTGCTTATCGGGCCTGCTGGTGCCGAGGGAATAAGCACGCGCGGGACTAGCTTGATTCAGCTTCTGGACCCGCACTGGAACGAGGCGCGCTCCCAGCAAGCTCAGGGTCGTGGCCTGCGGTTTGACTCGCACGTAGGGTTGCCGGAAGAACTCAAGAACGTTGCAGTTCAAAGATATCTAAGTAGCTCCGAAGACCCTAGCTTTATCGGCAAGCTCATGGGGTACAAGCGCCACAGAACAGGCGACGAGATGCTGGAGAGACTTACAGGCGAGAAAGAGCAACTTAACGAGCAGTTTCGGAAGATCCTGCGCGAAGAAGGCAGCCGAAAGCAGCAAGAACGCGATAAAGCTCGTTTGGCAGCACAGACGACTAGAGCTTAAACTAGTTATACACATACCCCTAACGCCGTTTACGGAGTTACTCCATGTCGCAGCTTAACAGTGTCGGTAATTCAATTAACCGTAATTTACTGGCGCAAGCGCAGGCGCGTATGGCAAAAACAGCTTGGACGCCACCGGGTAGTACGCCTTCAATGCCGGCCGTTGTTTCTCCTGAAGCCGGGCGCAGCCCCGCCCAAGCTGGTTTGGATTTGTTTAGCCAAGGCGGGCAGCAAGCAATTGATTCAGTTGGCAAAATGCTGCCTAAGCCGACTATCCCCTACGCTGCTGGCGGCATGGGCGGCATGGCCTCGACTGGCGCTGGTGTTGTCGCAGCCAATCCTAAGTCTTTCCCCAAGTCGCGCCCCGCGCCAGCGCCTAAGCCAGCTGCCCCGCAACAACCTGCTGAGTTACATCCGTCTGACCAAGCCAAGGCTATTTTGGCGCAGCTTAACCAGCGCCGGCGCGATGCTGCGTTCGGGCGCGGGTCTCTCTCCGCTGGCGAAGATCGCGCAATGGCGCAGCAGGCCGATAAGCTGTTTAGCCAAAGCAACAAAATGCGCAATGCTCCGGGGTATAAACCCAACCCAAGTAGCGCGCATCCTCGCGACCAAGCTGATGTGGTGCGGCAGCGACTGAACAGCATGCGTAGTTCAGCCGGCGGCGAGGTAGCGCAGGCTCCTCGTATGCTGCGGCAGTTGAGCCAATTGGGTGCTGCATCAGACGCAGCCCCGGTTCCAACGCGCCAAATGCGTGAGCCGCAACCAGTAGCGCCAGCGCAACGGACAATGCTGGCAAAAGCTTCTTCACTCAATCAGGTAAAAAGCGCGCTTATGGCGTCTTTTGTCGGCGGCGGTTTAGGCGCTATGACTTCTCCTGAAGGTCACCGCATGGAAGGCGCTGCGCGGGGAGCTGTTAAAGGCACCGGCACAGGACTGGGCGCGTTGGCCGGGATGCCGTTGGGTGTTTTGGCCGCGGCAATGATGCTCAAAGGTCGGCGGCTGCCGTTTATGCACAAAGGCATGACTAACGCTGCACGCTCTGCGGCGCGTAAAGTAACGCAAAATGATGTAAACGGGCATAATTTAGCAAACGCTTTGATGTCAGTTGGTATAGGCGCACCTGTGGGTGGTGTGGTTGGCGGCGCCGGTGGTTATGCAGCCACAAGTGCTGCGCTTGGCAAGCCGTCGTGGCAAAAATCGTCTGCGCCCAGTCAGCCTAGTTCTGCGATGGGCAAAGAGTCTTTCTTGGCCGGCGCTACACTCGGCGCTGGCTTAGGCGCCCTGACTAGCGAGCCGGGCCACAGAGCTGAAGGTATTGGCCGGGGCGCTGTCATCGGCGGCGGAACACATATGGGCGCTATGGGTGGCGCGGGCTTGGGCGCATTGGGCGGCGCTGGCTTAGGCGCGTTACTGGGTAGATTAGCGGGCAACACGCGTGCCGGGGCTGGCCTTGGGGCTGGCTTAGGGGCTGGCGTGGGCGCTTTGGGCGGCGGTTACATGGGCCACGTAGGTGCGAAAGCTTTACTTGGGCCGCAGAAGAAGAAAACTGCGCCTAAGAAAGACAAAGAAGACAAAGAAGAAGAAGCCAAGGAAGCTGCGGCTATCAAAAAGGCTGCGCTGGCCCTGCAAGGACGCTTGGGCCAGTAGCAGAATCTGACAGATCGCAGCGCTGGCTGTATAATCAAGCCTGCCCCACATGACGTGCGGCAGGCTTGGTTTGTTTTGACACGGAGGTCAAGCATGGCTGCTCGCTTTTCCAGCTACCGAGCCCTCTTAAAGCTACTCAAGCAAGACTTCCCGGCGGCTTTTCCAGTAAGCGTGCGGCGGGTTAAGTTATCTAATTACAACGGGCGCTGCTGGAAGCACGGCAAGAAGTTCATTATCCAGCTGGACAAGAGCCTGCACGAGCACCTAGCCATGGAAGTTCTTGTGCATGAGTGGGCGCATGCTCGGGCTTGGAACCACCGCATGGACAACGCCGCAGACGACGAGGCGTTCAACAAGCTGGCCCACGACGCTACATGGGGCGTGGCGTACGCTGAAATATACTCAGCGTTTGAGGCGCACTTTACTACAATAGCCATTACGCGCTGATAGTGTAGTAAACCAGCCTGAGTCTGCGCCATGCCAGCAAAACCCCTCTCACGCGAGAAGCTCTTGGGGTATGGCATGTGTTGCGGCAACAAGTGCCAGAACTGCCCCTATGCGCCTAAGTATCAACCCGGAGCCAGACAGATAGCAGAACACACCCCGCAAGTACCCAGTAAGCACTCCGCAAGTCGTACTCCAGAATGCGAGTAACCCATGTGGCCCGATTTCGTATACGCGCTGTACCGTGCGTTCTTCAATCGGCTGCCGTATTGGTTACGCCCACGCTATATCTTGGACATGCGGGCACGGGCTGGACACTGGCGCGTAATCAGAGCCGCGCAGCTTGTTAAGTGTTCAGAGTGTGAAGCCTGCATGCGCGCTGTCGAGCTTGCTGTGCACCATGTAATTCCGGTAAGCTTTGACCCTTCTAAAGAACTCGACCCCTCGAACCTTATGACTTTGTGCTCTCGTTGCCATATTGTGTTTGGGCATTTAGGGTCGTTTCATTGCTACAATAAAGACGTGCGCAAAATGGTGGCTGAGTACCGCAAGGCTGTGCTTAGTAGAAGGTGCTTGAAAACATGAATCCATACGAATTTGGCTACGTGATTGGCGAAAAGACAGCGCGTTGCTGGGCTGGCTACGAACCAGTTCCGGGCACAAAGTCATATACAGAGGGCTCATGCCGACCCGTAGGTAGCAAGAAGACCAAGAAGGAAGTGATTCAAGGTAAAAAGCATCAAGACAAAGAAGCCGGCATGCTTGGCGACGCAGCTAGTTACGTTTACAACAATCCCGGCACAGTTGCGTGGGAAGGGGCTAAGTGGCTTCCCGGCGTCGGCGCTATTCCGTCGCTTGTAGACGCCGGTAGCTCCGCGATGGCCGGTAATTGGGGCGACGCAGCTGGTCACGCGCTTGGCGCCGCCGGTAGCTTAGTCATTCCGGGCGGCGGCGCGTACGCAAAGGGTCTGACAGCTGCTGGTAAGGGGCTTGCTAGCTGGGGCGCGCGACAGGCAACCAAGGGCGTGTTTGGTAGTGGGATTGCAAGCACGGCTGGCAAAGGTGTGCAGGCGCTTGGTAGTCTCACACAGCGCGGTGTAACCCAAGTGGGCAAGATGAACACGAACCTTGCCAAGAATTTAACAAGCGTGATGCCAACCGTGCCCGGCCAGAATGTTGTAAGCCGCGGCATGAACTATCTTGGCGGAGCAGCGGGGCGTAATCCAATACTCACAGCCAGCATGTTTGCTGCTCCGGGTGAGTCACAGCCCGCGCAGCCGCCCATGGATAACAACATGCCGATGCAACAGCCAATGGGCCAGCCACAAATGGGCCAGCAGCCAATGCAAAACAGGCCGGTTCAAGGTTTTTCCAACACTGGCAAACCAATTGTATATAAGTACTAATTTACCCACTCCAAGGATCACACGATGACACCGTATGAATTTGGCCGTATGGCTGGCGCGCCTGAAAAAGCAGCCGGGCTCTTCCAAGGGCTTGCTCGCGCTGGCATGACTGGCGCGCGGGCTTTGAGCAAGCTAAACGCGGGCTCAAAGAACATTGTGCAAGGCGTGGGCGGCGCAATTAGCGGCCTTGGTGGCGGCGTAGACGCTGTTGGAGAAGGCATTCGCTCAATTGGGCGCGCTGGAATGTCGGCCGGCGCCCGCGCCATTCGCCCAGTAAACAAAGGCGCGTACAGCGGCGCGTTGCGCGACGTCGTAGGGGCTACTGGGCACAGCGCGCGGTTAGGCGGCAAGCTCACACGCGGCGTGGGTCGCGGTGTGTCTTGGTTAGGCCAAGGTATTGACGAAGTGGGTAAAGGTGTGAGCGGCTTGTCAGAAGCGTCGATGGGCATTCCGACACTTGCAGCTGGCGGCTTACTTGCTGCTGGCGCTAACATTGCGCCAAAATTGCCGCTGCCCAGTGTCAGTATGCGTAACCCGCTTGACGTTAACTTTGGCGTCAAATTGCGCCCGCCTGTAGAGGTAAACTGGCCAAATTCGTCATCTTCTGCGGCTAGTTCGTCGGCGTCCTCCGGGTCAGACCCGTACGGAGGCGGTTGGTAATGACCGGCGGAACTACATGCCCGGTATGTGAAAGCCGGCCAATTGAGATTCGCGGCAAACTTGTGTGCCCGTTTTGCCACATTATCCTTGAGACATGCTGCGAAGGCGGCCGGTGCGAATACGCTAAGCCGGCGCCAGAAGCTCGAAACACAGACAAAGATAACTAAACCCAGTGACGTAAGGACTCGCGCACTATGACACCGCAAGAATTCATTGCCGTTCTTGACCAGCAGTATTCCGAGAAAACAGCCGGCCCGTTGGCCAAATTGCTTCAAGGCGGCGTGTCAATGGCGCGCAAAGCTATTCCGGCAGCGCAGCAGGCAGCGACAAGAGCGATGCCGCAGGCTGCTAAGGGCTTTAGTCGCGCGCAAGCTCAAGGCGCTACTACGTTACAGGCTGCCGGCCGCGCTGCTAAAGCGCAGGGCGCCCATTGGGGTAATCAAGCCATGCAGGCGGGCCAAAACGTAATCGATAACCCCGGCGCGGCGTGGGACAAAGTTAAAGCGCTGCCCGGGCAGGCGTTAGACGCTGTCGGCGGCCTCGGCCAAAAAACGTTGAACACAACGCGGAAAGGGCTCAACTACCTTGACGACGAGGTGCGTACAGGGCTGTCTGGCGTGAATGCGTCTACAGCTGCTGACTCTTTTGTCCGCACTCCTGCCACGCAGCGCGCGCTGCTCGGCAATCGCACAATTGGGGCGGCGCAGCTTAAGTCTCGCAATCTGCCGTTTTCTGGCGGGCTGCGGTCGACTGTAGATCCGCGCAATCCGTTGAATCTTGCTACTGGCGCTGGCGTACTGGGCGCTGGCGGCGCAGCAACTTACGGCGGTTATAGCGCACTTACCGGTGGCGGCGATAAGTCGCCATCAACACTTGCGCAGTACACAGGACAGCCGAACGGTGGATTAAACCTGCCCAATCAAAACGGTGGCGGTGACGGTTTGATGGGTATGTGGAACAGCCTACCGATGGAAGCACGCTACGCTATTGGGGCCGGCGTGCCCGCTGCTTTGCTGGGCGCGTATATGCACGGAAACAGCGAACGCGGCAGCGGGCTGGGCATGGGTCTTGGCGCGCTGGGTGTTGGCGCGGCCGGATTAGGCGCAGCGCATGCGGGCATGTTTGGCCAAGGCGCACAGCAGTTTGTGCGCAACGGCGCGAATGCTTTGTTTGGGCAGCAAGGTGGCGGTTTGGGCGGCGACCCCAACATGCAATTTGTGCAGGGCGCTAATCCCTACCAGCAGCAGCACACGCAGGCAATGGGTCGCATGATGCCGCAGTTAGCCAACAGCAGCACAAGCAGCGGGTCTATGAAAGCCAGTGCCGCTTTTTCTGCGGGCGTTAAGTTTGCCGGTAACTACAAAGAAGCTGCTGGCTTGGGTTCCCTTGTGGCAAAAACTGTGTTACCCGGAATTGGCAACGCGGCTAAAAGCATTGCGGGAAGATTTGGCTCTGCGGCCTCAAGTGTCGGTAAAGGTCTTGTAACGCGTGGCACCGATGCAATGACGAATGGCGCGGCCAGAGCCAGTGCTGGCGCTGCTACAGGCGGCTGGGGCGGCGCAGCGCGCGCTGTTGGTGGCGGAGCGCAGGCTGCGCTTGGCGGCGTGGCAAACGTAGCTGGCCAAGGCGCAAACCTGCTTGGTAGCGCGGCTACAGGTGCCGCTAATCGTGTTGCGACAGCATTACCGGCTGCAGCAGCGATTGGTTATGGCGCGCATAAACTTACACAGCCTATCACGCAGCCATACGCCAATCTCGCCGGGCAGTTTGGGCAATCAGTCGGCAACCAGCTGCACAGCGACGCCACAAACGCTGTAAACAATGTCACTGGTGCTGTCACGGGCGCCGGGCAAGCTGTGGGCAACGCTGTAACCGGAACTGGCCGGGCTATTGGCAACGCCGTGGCTGGTGTCGGTAACGCAGCGCGCGGTGCCGCGCAGACAGCTCGAACATACGTTCCAAATGTGCGGTCGCCATTAACGTGGGATCAGGGTCGCGCTCCCGCAGCAGCTCCTGCACCTGCCCCGGCTCCAGCGCCTGCACCTGCGCCGGCACAAAATCAAAATAGCGCTGGTAATGCGTGGGCGGCAGCGCAGCAGTCTCGTATTCGGCGGCGTGACGCTGTGCGGCAACAAGGCCAGCAGATAGAAAACGCTGTTGGCCCCGGTGCTGGCCCAGCCACTGGTGAATTCCAGCAAGGCGAAATGCAGAACGCACGGAGGCAGCAAATCCTCTGACTTAGATAACATAATCCCGCTCACTGCTGTCTGCGCGTTTTTCACACCAAGGAAGGTACTTCACGTATGCGCAAAAAAGCCACTGGCGATAAGCCCAATGTTTCCCGCGTTGCTGACAAGAAAGCCAAACGCAAGCAAGACCAGCAGGCTAAAGAGACAGCTGCGCTTCAGCCCGTTGACATAACGTGGCGGACAGAGATGCAGAAGCAAGCGTGGCAGTCGTTGCATGCGCACGACATCACGTTCTTGCTTGGCTCAGCTGGTTCGGGCAAGACTTTCTTGGGTATGGCCTACGCGATCAACGAGGTTCTAGCCCGCCGGCACACGTCTATTGTGCTGACCCGGCCCATCGTAGACGCTGGCGAGAAGCTGGGCTTTCTCCCGGGTACGTTTGGCGACAAGGTCAACCCGTACATGCAGCCGCTGTTCGACACGATGGACACGCTGCTGGGTAAGTTTGGCGCCAAGCGTGAGCACATCAACAAAAGCATCGTCCTAGCTCCGCTGTGCTACATGCGCGGCCGGACGTTCAACGACGCTATCTGCATCTTTGACGAGGCCCAGAACGCCACGTATGCCCAACTCAAGCTCTTTCTCAGTAGATTCGGCCAGAACACCAAGGTCATTGTGACTGGCGACTTGAAACAGAGCGACCTGCCGTTCAGCCCGCCGCCATTGGGAGACGTGGTAAGCCGGCTGAAAGGTATAGCTGGCATAGACATTGTCCAGTTTGCCCACAGCGACGTAGTTCGCCACCCACTTGTGGCGACTATTCTCAAGCAGCTGTAAGTCTGGGTAATTTCTCAGACAAAATACTTGCGCGTTGGTTTTCCGCGTGTAGACTATTTGGCCAGTTGCGCAGTGTGTTGCGCAGCTGGCTGTTTTTTACCCGGAAAGGCGCAACACCCATGTCAGAAGCAGGCGTCCCAGTCTACGGCTATCAAGTCTCCAAAGACATCATTCTTGACTGGCTGCAGGAAGACCTCAAGAACGAGCGCATGCACCTGCAAATGTATCTATACGGCGCCAGTGAGCCGGTTCCGTACACCTACGACAGCGTCAAAAAAGTGGTGGAAGAGGGTATTCAAAGCGAGATCAAACACGTTCAGCAGTTTCAGGAAATGATCTATAAACTTGGCGGCACTCCGGGGCAAGAAATCGCCGCGCCATACCCTGACACTCAGATTCGCGGCGGCTCAACGTCCCTTTGCGATCTGCGGACCCATGTGCTTTTTAATATGGAAATGGCAGTATCGCTGAAATACGCGCAGCGAATTCGGGCGCTTGAAACGTTGGTGCCGACACCGGCGTCAATCCAGCTCAAGTTGTTCTATGAGGCTCAGCTGGCAGACAGCTACGAAGATGCCCGAAAGCTGTGGACTATGGCCCACGGTTATGCACATGTGCCGGGCTCTCTTTTTGTGTCACGTACTACGCCTACTATGCCCAAACACTTTCCCGGCGAGTTGGTTGTACTGGAAGATGGCGCCTCGTTGCCCAATCCCAAAGATGCCGAATGACAGACGAACAGCAGGCTGAAATAATCCAGCGCTTCAAAGAGGCTATCGCACTGGATCACGTAATCCCGTTCCGTGTGATACCGCGGCCCACTCCAGATACTCAAACAGAAGGTGCCGAATGACAGCTGAGCAAATACCGCAGCTAACAACAGAAGAATGCGCCACAATAATGAACGCATTTCTTACAGATGCTGGGTTGATAGAGTTGTTCAAAACCAGCCACGTAGACATGCGTGAAGTATTGCGGGCTAACTCAATACGGGACATGCTTACGGCAGACGAAGTGGCGTTTTTTGACAGCATGAAAAAACACGCAAATGAACCACAGGCATAAAGAATGACAGCCCCGGATTTACACGATACGTTGTTTGCCCGGTGGTGCGAAATGTGGGCGGCTATCGACACGCGACCAGACATCCGTGACGTATTTCCGAAGCGCGAGATCACGGAAGAAGAAGCAGCAGAAATAGACGCAAAGAAAGAAAACAACAAATGACGGCAGAAACCCCCGATCTACCGCTGCTCAAACAGTGGGAAGACGCGCAGAAGTGGGAACGCACGTGGTGGCACACTTATCCTGAGCATCACGGCATGGAGATCAAGAAAGGCCAGATCGTCGCGGGCCTGATGAGCATCCGGCCAGCTGATATTCGCGACAAGAGCGTACTGGACATTGGCTGCGGGCCGTTTTCACTGCTGCAGAGTATTCAGGCCAAGCGCGCTGTGTGTCTCGACCCGCTGGACTACGGGTCGCTGGATGAGCCTTATAGGATACTGGCAGAGCAGGGCTGGAACATTACGCGTATTTGCATGCGGGGCGAAGACATCACGCTCCCCGGCCCCCGCGAGATACTGGGCACGTTTGACGAGGCTTGGATCTACAACTGCCTGCAACACGTGATAGACCCGCAGCTTATCTTGGCGAACGCTATGCAGGTAGCCAAGCGCGTCAGGATTTTCGAGTGGACTGACATGCCGCCCTATGAAGGTCATTTGCACACGATTAAACCCAACATGATTCTGCACAATTTCAAGCTGCGCGACTGGATTCCGCGGGCCACGCTTACAGGCGATTACGCTTACGACGAAGTTCATTTGCACGGTAGGTTCTTTGCTGGAGTTTTCGACGCGCCAGAATGACCGGATTTTGATATCTTTGTCCTTGCAGGAGAGTTGCGGCGAGGTGCCAGCTTGAGCGCACGTAAAAGCAATCCTCACTTTTACGCCCGTTGCTCGCAGGAGTGTAACCGCAGAGTTTTGTTTTCCTTCCTCCAAAACTTGCACCCACTTGAGCTAGCCGTGGGCGCCGAACGTTGGTTGCTGGGTTTTTTACGGAGTTCAACCGTTTCCTTTCGCCCCGGCCGATATCGAGCACAAACAGGACACGAGCGGTTCTGTTGCTAACGTTCAACCTGCTTTTTATTACGTCTGGAAGCTACGCACATGCTGATCTACATATGGCTTGTGGTTGAACACCTGCTGTACGCTGCCGCCTTGATTACAGCCGCAGCTCTCATTAGCCTGATTTTCAACCTGCACATGTTCCTCAAGCAAGGCGAGAAGTACAGATACTTCAAGGATGAGTAGGAGCGCACGGAGGCGCTATTTATGGCTAAACAAAAACTAGTCAAGCACGAGCTATACGGCGGGCCCTTCGACGGCATTGTGCTTGCCGTGCCGCCCGACCAAGAGACCATCATGATGATCGACGGCCACAGCCTGCACCGGTATGACATCGACGAGGTGTACGAGGGGAACAAGATCCGGCCGATCTACAGGCACGCGATGCAGATCCCAGTAGCGCCTGAAGTCATGAAGAAGATCTTAGACAAGCAGAAAGAGGGAGACAAAGATGCCTGAACCTGTAACCACTGATGATTTTTCTACTGTAGAAGAGTTGGCTTGGAGTGTGTATCAAGCTTGTCTTGCTGCCTATATGCAGCGTATATCTGAGCCGTTAAGGTGGGGCGAGTCTCACTGCGGCGGGGCAAAGTACGTGTATTTGCCGCGTAATTTTGAAGTCGCGCTAGACATTGCAATCGCTGCTTTTAAGCCGGGTGCGCCAACGATGCGCGGCGGGCACAATATTTTTGGGCATTCAATCATTGTGTTTGACGCTGACCAATTTGAATTTGAGGATTAAGTGACGCGTTAAAACAATCATGGAAAAGATATTGAACAAACAGAAAGAGGGAGACAAAGATGCCTAAGCGTGTTGTACCAATGAACATGGCAGAGTTTGACTCAAAAGAGCAAAGCCGGCGGGCCGAACTTGTCGCTGACTGCTGGCTTGCGGCCAGAGACTTGATGTTTTTTGGTGAGCCTGTTGAGCGGATGACAGCCTCTGAATTGCTGGCTGTTGTTGGGTATTTGCAGACGCAGCTAAACGAACTCAACGCGCGAGTTGCAGACGATGACTTTAAGTACTACTACCGCTCCCGCCAAAGTTTTCTCGGCTTATCCAAGCAGAAAGAAGGGGACAAAGATGTTTGACAGTGACATCATTGCAAAATTTCGTACGCGTGTTTACAGCCAGTTCAGCAGCCGGATTAGCTGGAGCGATGAAGACCAACTTGTGCTTGATGAAATTGACCGCATAAACCAGCTAAACGACGAGCTAATCTCAAGCTCCTGCGACGAGCACACAACCATAGAGAAGCAGCTCACGGATCTTGGGCTGGTGGTAGAGAGAGCCGGCAGTGTACGCTGCGACGAGTTGTCAGCGGCCATGGTAGAAGAGATCAAGCGGCTACGGGGCGACGCGGAGATTGCCCGGCTGCGGCTTGCGGCAGCCCACAAAGAAATTGATATTTTGCATAAGTTCAATGCCGGCACAAAGGCAATCATAGAAAGGTTGTTGTAAATGCAACATGAATCAACGTAGTGGTTTTACGCTGGTTGACGGTATGGTGGCTGGAGGCGTAAGCTTAGTGCTGATTGCGCTGGTGTTCCAGCTGATGATGCGAATACCCAAGCCCCTTAATAGTGAAACAACTGCCGTTAGTCCGTCAGCGGCGTGGGGCATGCAGACCGTCACGCACGATAACCATTTGTGGGTAGAGTCGATACACCACTTCGTGCATCACCCAGACTGCCCGTGCTCAAAGCGGCAGGCAGAAGCGAATATCAGCGAATAAGTTAACGCGGTGAACCTGAGTTGAGTTTTGTTTCATTTACCTAGGAGTTTTATCATGCGGACTGCTTTTGCTTGTGTTCTTTCTGCTCTTTGCGCCCTGTGCCTTGCAGCTGCGTTGCCGACTCAGTTTGTATTCAGCACGCATAACGACGACAAGTTTGCGTTCTTTTGCGGCCCCGACAAAATGCAACACGTCACGTTGGCTTGTGAACGAGGCGATGCATACGTTGGTGCCCGCACGCAAGACGGCATCTACGGCTGGGCAATCATTGCTGACAAAGACGGCACATCGCGCATTCAGGTGCGAGACGAAAACGGTGGCGCTGTCACCATTGATCTGCTCAAGGCTGTACGGCTGTTGAAGGCGATGGAGGCTGGCAAATGAATTATGACATCGTGCCGCGCTTAAATGCCAGAGCTGTTACGGCAGCTGCTGAAGATAGCCTGTCGGCCTATACGCAAGAGTACACTAATGATCTATTGCTTGAGGCAGCAGTTGAAATTACGCAGCTACGCGCAGCCCCGAATACAAGATTTGCTGTGGCCGACGCTGAAATTCAGCGGCTGCGGGAAAAGGCAATGCAATTACAGCTCACCGACGTCGAAATCTGGGCCTTAAAAGAAGCTGCGAATGCGTGTGGCAGCTGCAACGGCTTCAACAACAATCCCGCAGTGCCAGCACTATATAAAGGCGATGACGTAGCGGCAGCGCTAAACTCAATTTTAGAGCGACTGACGCTAAAGGGCATCATGAAAAAGCTATTTGATTACGATCACGTAGAGAAAGACAAATAATGGCGACTGATAACGAGGCGCGAGTTGTTCTTCTACTTACAGCGGCACTGCTTATAGTCGGTGTAATGATGGGCTTTTTTAAAGGCGTAGTGAGCGGTAGGCAAGACGTGCGCCAAGAGGCCATAAAGACCGGCGTGGCGCGGTGGGTCAGTGACGAAAATGGTGCGTCTAAGTTTGAGTGGATAATCAGAGGAGAAGGCAAATGATATCTACGAAAGAAATTGCTGTAGTCCTTGTTTTTATGCTGGTAATGCTGTCCGCAATTTCTATTCTCAGCGTGCTTAGAGGTGTGGACATCGGGGAACGAGACGTGCGTCGCGAGGCTATAAAGGTCGGCGCGGCGAAGTGGGTCAGTGACGAAGACGGCGAGCCTAAGTTCGAGTGGGTAATCAAAGGAGAAGACAGATGATTTTAGACATTAAACAGCTGATCTTAGACACTGAAGGTAGCAACACTGTTTTACGTACCGCAAGTTGTCAGGTATTTGACGCTAACGGTGTGGAGTTGCATTACGTGCGGTGGTGCAACACTGATACAGGCGAAGCTGATCATATCGTTTTTAACGCAGATGGCCGGCTTTGTTGGAGCTACGCAGTATCGTTTTTCGGGCAATCTGACAAAGGAAAAGTTAAAGTTGAACGCCGCCAACATCCGGCACCGCTACGCGTCGAGTATTTGCATAGCCCAGAAATACATACCGAGTATTTGTGTAGCGCGGAACCAATGACAACAAAGGAAATGCCAGATGAATAGCGCAGCAGCTGTGTTTATGTACCTGTCGTTTTCTATGCAGTGGCCGTGGGTTGCCCTTGCAATGTCTGTGCTGGCGTTCTTTGCTGGCCGGTGGAGCCGCGGCTAAACCACGCGACATAAATGAGCGTCACCCGCAGAGCCTTCTTGGCAACTGTAATCACAGTCCCGGCGCTTGAATTTGAGCAAGCGTGGCCGCATTGTGACGGCGATCCGGTGCAGGTGTGGATTCCAGACGTAGCTGATTTGCTAAGCGGCAGCGGCTGGCTTGAGGGCAAAAACGGCAAATGGCGCGACGGTATGTTTAACTTACGCAAACGGCAAATAGACGTTTTTAAGCCCGGCGGCAGTTTTCACATACCACTTAATTACGCTGATATGCCGTTGCCGAGAAATTGGGTGCGCAAGAAGAGTCCCGAAAAATGAGCTTTACCCGCAGAGCTTTCTTGGTCACCGTGATTGCGGTACCTACCCTTGAATTTGACCCGGCTTGGCGGTATCGTCACGGGGAGCCAGTCGAGGTGTATTGCCCGCCGATTGCAGACCTAATGATTGACGGCTCATGGAATGCCGGCACGTTCAACCTAGTCAAACGGCAAATAGACATTGACGGGACTTTTGGCGGGTTTTATGTGCCGCTTGATTACCCTAACGGATCTTTACCAAAAAACTGGGTACGCAGGCGAAAAATTAAAGACAACAAATAAACTGCGGAACAGTTGTCAAGTTTTCATGCAAAAAAACTTATTGTAGGTGAGTAATGACAGATGATCCTTTGGGCCGGTGCTGCAAAGAGCTTGTCGGCATGAGGCACGAACTACACGCTGCCCTGCAAAAAGTGCGGACGCTGGAAGAAGTTATCAGGCGCTATGCAGAGCAAGACTGCACGTTGTCCGTACGTGATGGCGACGTATACGTGCAGATGGACACCGGTTTGACTCCGCGCGAGTTGCTGACGCAGCACGAGCTGGACGCTATAGCAGATGCTGCTATGTCAGCTGTTTGCGACAACACACCTTCGTGGGCTGTTACGCTTAACGACATTGTTGCGCGGCATACGGCGGCCGAACCCGACAAACCGGCGCAGCTCGTTGTGCGCGAAGAGTGGCGGCTGCTGAAAGCTAACGAGGTAATCGCGGCTGGCGACGAGTACGAGAGTAGCGACGCCGGCCTTTGGGTTTTAGTGACACGCCGCACTATTGGCAAGTGCGTCGGCGCTGTTGGAGGTTTTCACCGCCGCCGCGTAAAGTCGGCAACAACATAGATGAAAGTTCTCTTTGCTGCTGGGGAACTCGGTGGCAGAGAAGCTAGTAGCGGCGCTTGCGGCGGGGTGTGGGTTGGCTGTGCATGGCTGGCTCCCTAAGCACCCCGCCGCCGCTGCACCACACATGAAAGGATTAAATATGCCGGTAAATGAAAAACCGCGGGTCTACATTGCCAGCCCGTACACAAAGGGCGACACAGCAATTAACGTGCGGTTTCAATTGGCAGTATTCGATGAGCTGCTGTCTCTTGGGGTTGTACCGATTGCACCGTTGTGGTCGCATTTTCAGCATTTGTCGTTTCCGCGGCCATACGAGCACTGGCTGGCGTACGACAGGGAAATCGTGTCGCGTTGTGATATATGCCTGCGTCTGGTGGCGTTGTTTAACGAATACTCGTATCAACAGGCGGAATCTTCTGGGGCTGACTCAGAAGTGCGGTATTTTATTCAAGCCGGTAAGCCTGTGTACTACTCAATACAAGATCTAAAAGCGGCGCTTGCGGCGGAGCGAGGACCGAATTGATAAACCGGTATCCTCTCTCCGCCGCCGCTGCACCATTTCGTTGACGTCAGCGAAATGGTCTACAGAAGATTCAAGTTTGTGCAATGTTTTGTGTAGTAGGTAACCAAAGGAACATTACATGAGTCCGCGCGAAGAGTTTGTTAAGGCAGCGTTAAATGGCTTGTGTGCGTCGTATACTGGCAACACTCTCGATGCCGCTTTTGTCGCTGACGTAGCCGCCCGGGCAGTCGCCATTGCAGACGCGGCGATCAAAGAGCTCGATAAACCCGTGGAAATCGACGGCGATAAGCCAGACGTTGGCGAGGGTTGGCGCGAGCTTGGGCCGGAAGATGTTTTGCAGGAGGGTGACGAATCGGCTTATCGAGACAACCAACGTGAGTGGTTGAGGCTGCCGACGCACAGGCATGGGGGCCATAAGTATCCGTCTATCATCTACCGCCGCCGCGTGACGCCTGTTGCAGCGGCGCACACCGTAGCCCCGCCGCCGTACGTCGATGACTTACATGGCCAAACCAAGGAATTACGGCTTGTTCAAGACGCACTTAGCCCAATGACTTTCACAGCATTGTCGATATATCACCGTAATAGCGCGTCGATTCGGGTGCGCATTGTCTCCAACATGTTTACGCATCTGGCTAAAGGGGCGCGTATAGATCTTGTTGACACATACCTCAACAAACTACCGCCCGAAATTCAACAAAAGATTTTGGTGCTGCAGTTATTTACTGAGGAAGAAGCGCGTATATCTCCCCCTGAGTGGCCAGAATGAAAGCTGAGGAAACTATGGCCGATAAAGTGACAGAGTTGGCACCTTGCGACAAAAAAGACGAGTTAAGTGCCAGAAGTGGCACTCAACGGCTTGGTGAACTCGTAAAAGAAAGCGGCCCTGTAAACTTTTTTTATACTAGTTCCGTGCGTGTTGCTTTTGCGCAATATGCGCAAGGTAAAATAGATGCCACTGCACTAGCCATGGCGACGCTTCCAAGTGACCCCGTTGCGCGGCGTAAGTTACTTGAAGCGGATTTTTTGTAGGAGACACAGATGCCAGACAACCAAGATGAGTTTGCCGGTGGTTTCACCCGCGAGACCCTCGTTGCTTTTAGGAAGGCTATGGCGCCGGACGCCAGCGCACTCGCTAGAGCTAGACTAGACGCGCATATCTCCTCCCGTGTGGCCAGAATGAAAGCTGAAGAAACCATGGACGATAAAGATCGAGAAACAAAATTGATCGGCCGGCTTCCAGATCACGTGCTTGCCGCTTTTGAGCAAGATAAAAAAGCTAGACTAGACGCGGATATTGCCGCTCTTGAAAAGCAGCTGGAAGAGCACAAGCGTACGTGCCCAGAGTGCCAGTCAGATACAGCGCTGGAAGTCATGTGTGCAGTAGCTTTGGACTTAGTTATCAAAATGTTTGAGTTGGACGCGCCAGAAAAACACAGGAGACGAGAAATGATCTTTGACGCAGGCAGGGCGAGCGAGATCCCAGACGTGGCTGTTATCCACGACGCTGACGGGCTTAAGCTTGAAAACGTAGTCTGGTGCGACACACTTTCTGGCGAAGCTGTACACCAAGTCATCGCTACGCCAGAAGAAGCCAGCAGCATACCTACGGTAGAGAACCCAAACCCTGTGGTATACAAGCGCTACCTGAAGCAATACAAAGCGCCGCTGACCGTCACAATGAAATGACCGCTGTTTGCTGTAACTAGGTCAACCGGGTGCCGACAAAGTAAACTAGTCGGCAGTAACTAGATGGATCTGGTTACACTGCGAGCCACACTGAATGGAGTCAGTGTATGCAAAAGCGGTGGCATTACACGTACGCGATTGTCTACCCTGACATAGCGCATCGTGTGTACTACGGCTCGCGCATTACGGCGCGCAGCCCGGTTGATGACCATGCGTATTTTGGCTCTATGGTTACGTTCAAGAAGTACAACACGCCCGGCCACCCTGAGTACCAGCGAAATGCGTTGAAAGTCGTGTTAAAGTGCCGATACGTGCTGGCGAATAAGCGAAACGCGCAGGCTTTGTGGCGCGCTGAAGAAACGCTTATCAAAGACGCCATGATGAACGACGGCCTGAAGCTGTGCCTGAACCGCAACGTGCGCGGGCGGTTTATCCTGACAGAAGCGCAGCGCAAGCAGGCATATGCGCGGTCTCTTGCGGGCGGCTCTGGGTTTAGCCGCATGACAACAGCAGAGCACAGCGCACATTCTTCTGCTGGCGGTAAAAAGGGCGGCAAGACCCGCGCAGCACAGACAGCCAGCGTGTGTAAGCTCATTTCGCCAGCCGGTGAGCGCATAACAGCCGTAAACATGAGGCAGTTCTGCAAGAAACACGGCTTAAATAGGGCAAACATGCGGTGCGTCACACGGGGCACACGACACCAACACAAGGGCTGGCGCAAAGGCTAAGCACATCTATGGAGCTGTACAACCAGTACGCGACCAGCTTTCTGTTGTTGCTCGTCGGCGGGATTGTAGGCTACGTCATCGGCCGGCTCGACGTGGCTTGCTCGCATCCTGTACAACCAGCGTCAAGTTGGCTAACAGACGGCAAAGCCCGCGAACCAGAGCGAACTGCGCCTGTCGTTACAGCGCCAGCTAACCAGATATCGATAGACGACCGCACGTTTGTCTCGAAGATAAGCACCGCGTCTATGGCAAAAACCCAGCCTGTTTCACTTGGCAAAACGACAGAAACACAGGATGATATAACTTCTTCGATCTCGAAACTTGCGCAGCTCAAAGGAAAATGACATGGCCAAAGGTTTAGACGTCGGTACTTCTTTTATCGTGCTGGCCCAAGACAGCACTGAGAACAACGCGAACATCGCCTACAAAGACTTCCGCGATGCTTTCTACGTGATCAAACCCACGACGCCTGTGGCCACGAAGATGATCGAAAAGGGCCTGACTGGTAAAGTCTTCGTCAAAGACAGCGACGGAAGCTTTATTTTGCTGGGCCAAGACGCTATCGAGAAAGCTGTAGAGCGCAATGACTCGGCCAAGCGCCCGATGTACCGCGGCGTAGTTTCTCCCAAAGAGAAAGACGCCAAGCGCGTGCTGGCTTTCATTCTGCAGGAAGTAGCCGGCCAAGCCACAGAGCCCGACGAGAAGATCGTGTTCTGTATTCCAGCGCAGCCTGTAGACAAGGGCGACGAAGACTTTGACGTTGGCTACCACGAGGACACTGTTAAAGCTATCTTAACCGGCGTCGGGTACAGCCCGCGCGCTATCAACGAGGCTGAAGCGCTGTGCTACTCAGAGCTCGAAAATGACGACTACACGGGCATTGGGCTCTCGTGGGGCGCAGGTATGGTCAACGTGTGCGTAATGCTCAACGGCGAGCCCACAGTGCTGTTCTCGACGACACGCTCGGGCGACTGGATCGACCGCATGACCGCTGTCGCAACTGCCGAGTCAGATTCGGTAGTTCAAGCTGAGAAAGAGCACGGCACGTTTGTGATTGGCGAGCAGAACGACAATCCGGTGCTGTCAGCTGTGAGCGCCTACTACGAACGGCTTATTGACTACACGGTCAAGCAACTGGCTGCGGCGCTCAAGGGGCACAAGTCTTTGCCCAAGTTCACGGCGCCCCTTGTGATCTCTTTGGCAGGCGGCACAACGCAGGCCAAGGGCTTTGTCGAGATGTTCAAAGTCAAGCTGGAAGAGAACGGTTTTCCATTGGCTGTGAAAGAAGTTCGGCACGCCAATGACCCGCTGCACGCTGTTGTCCGCGGCTGTCTGATTGCGGCCAAAATTCTCTGATCAAATTGTGGACAGGTTGAGGCCAGTTCAGTACCATACAAAGCCACAGTACATCGCCCGGCCCAGCGCTCTCCGACAAGGATGAAAGCGAGGGAACCACCGGGCGTTTTTATTTGCAACAAGGACGGTTGTATGGCACAAAATCAGAGGTTTGACGGGATTATCATCTCACACTTGGGCAACATCAACGGGCGCATTCCAGAGCAGGAAAACACGCTGAAATATCTCCAAGAAGCGCTCAAAGCTGGCTGGCACATATGCGTGGACGTCGTGTTCAGGAGTGGCGGTTTTCTTTTGCCGCACGCCAGCGGTTTTACACCAGTTCCACCCAGTTTCTTTTCAAAGCATCGCGTGTGGAGCCGGTGCCAGAACGCCGAAACGCTAGACGCGCTGTGCAACATTGGCGCGCATGCTGTGCTAGCTACAGAGTCGCCGCTGACCCTGACCAGCTCGCAGTTTATCTGGACCCTGCCGCCTCGTGAGTTAGCCCCGCGTTCTATCGCTGTGTTCCCCGAAATGGCTGACAGCAACTGGCTTTTCGACCACGAGCCGGCTGGCCTGTGCAGCAATGAGCCGGCACGCTATATTTAGGCGCGTAATTCGCAGTGTTCTTTGACAATTTGCTGGTCTGGGTTCGTACTCTGTAGTGGGGTATGAATTTGCTAAACTTGAAGTGCACCAAAAGTTAGTCGTGGTGGCCGGCTGGTTAGGCGTATTGTCTGCGGCAGGGATGCCAATGGCTTTACAGGTTCCGCGGTCAGATTTTGTCGAGCGCGCGGGTGGAGGAACGGCGAATGCCACACGAGGCGCTTAGCGCCTTTGTAAGTCGCCGTGGATTTTCGACTTCGGTTGAAACTGGACTTGCGGAAGGGGATCGCAAGGGCTTTTGGTGCATTTGTATAATTAATCTGGTTGACGTAAACACAGCGTAGCAAAGAAGTTAAATACCATGAGCGACGAGCTTTCTACATCGCTGGGTGTGTTCGTCAGCGCGTTTGGCGCAGCTGCGTTTGCGGGTCTGGCTACGCTTTTGCGGTTTGCCAAGAAACTCTCTAAACTAGCTGTAGTCAGCGCCATGCTTAACGCCGGGTTCATGGGGTTAGCGATTGCGTTGCTTTGGTACCAAAACTACAGGAAAGCCGAGAACGTATATGGCTTGATTGGCGTTTGCGTACTCGCTGGCATGGGTGGTTCAACGTTGACTGACTTATTGATATCTTTACTGGCTGGCTCAGGCATCAAAGTCACGATTGTCCATGAACGCGAACACATCGAGGAGCCAAAGCATGAGCATCACGATTCGTAAGCAATTGAGCGTCATGGCGTGGGTGGCGTCCCTGTTCTGCTGCGCCATGCTGTTGTTTTCAGCGTTTGCGGCTGCGGCCCACAAACAGCATGACGCACAGGTAAGCGGTAATGCCAAACCAGCGTACGCCGCGCCAAACTAGGCGCCCCTAACAACAGGCCAGCACGACATGGACAGCCTATCAGCCCTCGATCCCTTGGCATGGGATCCGGCATATCTCAGAGAGCATCCGGCCTATGTAGCCGGCAACGCCTTCGGTTGGCTGTACCGGGGCGACAAGCAGGCCAGCACAAACCACGCGTTTTCAGGCCGGCTGTATCTGTCTAAGTCCAATTGGCTGCTCTTGTCTGTCCCCAATGCGTTTGTCCGTGGCTTGTTTGACGCCATGACAGCCCCGGGCGCAGAGCTTCCCACAAAAGGCGTGTGGGGCCTCGACGACGACAAGCCAGACGTAATGAACGCGCATATCTCTGTCATGTCTGCCGAAGAAGTTGAAAAGATTGGCCCAGACAAGATCAACGAGCGCGGCCACACGTTTCATTACTCACTGGGCAAGCTTGAAGAGTTCACGCCCAAAGCTGGCAACGTCAGCAAAGTCTGGGTGATGACCGTGACTGCGCCCGGGCTTACAGCGCTGCGCAAGAGCTACGGCCTGTCACCCATGCCTAACGGCGACCACCAGTTTCACATCACAATTGCCGCGCGCCGTAAAAACGTGCTGCAGCCCAACGGCATAAGCAAGGGCAACGCCACCGATGACGGTATGCCTATGCAGAGTTCCAGTCGTGGCGAGCTGAAAGCAGCCGCGGCTACAGACACAACATACGAGTGCGGTTGTTCTGGCCCGTGCACGTGCCCTGAAACATGCGTATGCAAAAAAACGGGCTGTGGCAGGTGTAAAGCTGCATCTACTGCTGAAATACAGCACTCTAACACACTTTCCCGCACGGTAACAAAAGACCTGTTACATGGTGGAAAAGCTGATAATGTTCCCGACCGGGATTTTTCTTCAAAAGCCCTCGCAGAAGGACAAGCCGATGAACACGAACACACAGACAATGATCAAATCGCCAAAGAAATTGCCAAGGATCACCTGTCCAGTGACCCCGCCTACTACGCAAAAGAAAAGCTCATAGAGAAGCTTTCCCGCGCGCAGATCATCGAAGAATTGCTCGCGGCCAAGAATCACTCTGACAACAAGCGTTACGGCCACAAGGCGCAGATTCTCAGGAAGCTTATGTCGCAGTCGCCGCAAGACTGGCAGATCGACGACGACGCGCCCAAGTTCAAGGGCATTACGCACATGCCGACCAAGTTCCGGTTCCACACTGACCCGACGACTATTCCAAGCGGCGTAAAAGCGGCTTTCAATGTGCCCAACACAGACGGCAGCGTGTACGCACAGCAGTTTGCAAATCTGATGAACTTCCAGCACCCGCTTGTGTACGACAACGCTAAGCCAGTGTTTGCCAACGTCATGGATCACTTGTCAAAAGCAAAGCAGCGCGGCGATTTCATTTTGAACTCGCGGCAGAACATGCACATGTACCGCACGCAGCTCGACCCGCAGTATAGATATCAAATGGCGTTGGCTGCTGTACACGGAACGCTGCCTCAGATGAACCCGCTGGACAAAGCGACGCAAATGTACGGTAATGATATCTTTGACTCATTGAAAAACTTAGGTGGGCGCAAAAATGGTTGACACTGAAAAAGACGGCAAGCCAGTGCGGCCTATTCTTGGCGGACTTGTAGACTGGTTTAAGCCCAAGCCAAAACCAGCTCCCGGCCCAACACCAGTACCAGAGCCAGAGCCAACTAAGCCAGCCGGCCCACTGGGTTACATTCGGGCGTGGCAGCTGTTCAAGACTATCCCCGTACACAAGCTGTTTCCGGCGCTCACGGCCACGAGCGTAGTCGTTTTTTTAGCTATTAGCGGCGCATTGGCGTGGCTGGTCGTGTTTGTTCGGTTCATGTTGCACCTTTTTATGGCGCTGTCGGGTAAGTGAATGGCAAATACAGCTACGTTCTACGAATGGCGACTGGTGCCTGCGCGCGTAGCAGAACTGCTGCCGTACGCATTTACCGTGAAGCTAGCCTACGAGCGCGCGGCTGTTGCTGTTGATTTGCTGTCTACTAGCGTGGCTACATGGGCGCCAAGCGCAAATCAAATTACCGTTTACGGGCCAACGCTTCCGACTGATAGCGCCCGGATCAAGCTTGCCGAACTGCTTGGTAAAACGCCTGTTATGACGACGTTTGCCGCCACGACCCCGGACTGGGACAAAGAGATTATTATCAAGCGCGGTTCTGTAGTGCCCGGGTTGCCAGCAGTGTGGAATACTGGAACTGCCATGCTTGGTGGCCCGACGCCGCTATCCAATGGGCTTATGACCGGCCTGCTGGCTGGCGGGCTTGGCTACGGCGCTGGCGCGCTGGCGGAGCAGCTGTTTCCAGAACGTTATATACAGCGCGGTAAACTACGTCGGACGCTCGGCATGATTGGCGCGCTTGGCGGGCTGGCAACTGGCGGCGTCAACGCGTATTCGAACGCCAAAGCTATGCGCACAAGCATGCTTAAGGGGTTAGTCACGCGCAACGACACGCCGTTTGAATATCCGCACGAGCAGTTACCAGAAAAAGCTGCTATGTCGTATGACGACACTGGCGCTTACCCGGGAATGCCGCTGTACCAGCCTAACGTGCACGTATCGCAGTTCAATCAAGCCGCGTGGAACGATGTGCAGCGCGGCTTTGCCAACGGCTTTCAAACACATACGCCGCCGCAATATGCTGCAGCAGCTACCGGCCTTATGTCTGGTATCGGCGCCAGCCAGCGGTCGCCTATTATCAGGCCAATTGACGTCATTCACGGGATTGCGTCAGCGGGCGTTGGGTTAGCCACAGCTAACATAGCTGGCCGGGCGCTGTCGGCAATGGCCGGGTTAACACCCGAGGGCCAGAATAAGTTACAAGACATGGGTTTGTGGGGCGGCATGATGCACGCCATAATTCCGCCGCTTTTTGGCGCGCGATAGCTAGTTGTGTTGCGCTAGCTTGCCTGCTTTGGCACAATAGAGTTACCCACTAACTCTAGGAGCATTGCCATGCAAGCTATCGATACCGCCCGTGAAGAGCTGCGCGTTTTGAACAACACTGTGGCTGATACAGCCCAAGACACCGGCGGAAGCTGGTTGACGGCTGAGTTCTGGACTATGGCCGCTGGCGCCGTGGCCAACTTGGTAGCCGTGGCCGTCATGTTGGGTTGGATCAACCAGTCTGACGCTGACACTGTGCTTAAGGCTGTGACTGCTGTTGTTGGCGCGACACAAATTCTTGTGCTCAATAGTGCGCTGATCTGGAAGTACATCTCTGGGCGGACTGCCGTAAAGCTCAAGCTGATTGAGTCGCGGTACAAGCTCATGGAAATCGTGGCTGTTGAGCGTATGCAGGCTGTTGAGCGTATGCAAGCGCGGCAGGGCTGAGCCATGGAGCTTACCGAACTGCAACGTAGGATCGACGCTACGCCGGAGCTTAAAGCGCTGAAGAACAAGCTAGCTGATGAGCTTGATTTTCAGTCTGAGCAATCGGCGCAGTTCGATCCGATTACGATCATCACGATCATTTCGATTTGTGTGCAGTTGTTTATGTACTGCAATCCCAACAAGCCCAAAGACCTGAAGCAGAGCATTCGAGACATTCGCACGCTGCCGCCGAGAAAACTTATCCGGCTGCGGCGGCGAATGAACGCTCTGTACAGCGAGAAGTTTGCGGGGCATGCGGTTAGCAAGACTAAGCCGAATCCTATTTTGACGGCGTTGTACGACATCAGCGAATCTGCCGATGACGCTGCGCTTGACGCTCTGATTGCGATAGCGCAGGAAGAAGCGCAATAACCCACGCTATGCAAGGACGCACACATGGCACGCAAACCGTTTGAGCACGTCATCCCCGTCTTAGATATCTTAAAGCGCTTGCACGGGCTTGGGTACTTTGGCGACAAGTCGATGGCCGCAGTGAAAAAGATTTCAGGCCCAGAACTCCAGAAAGCCATCAAGGCTTATCAGGAGTTCAACGGTCTGGACCCCACTGGCAAGGTCGGCCCTAAGACAGCGCACCGGATTAACCGGCCACGCTGCGGGCTGCCTGATTTCAATATCACAGCCCCGGGTGGCGAGATCTGCAAGTGGCCTATGGAGAAGATAGCCTACTTCCACGAGATCAATCTGCCCGGTCTGAACAAAGAACAGATCGCGCAAGCCTACGACATCGCGTTTTCGCAGTGGGCAGAGGTGTGCAACATAGACCCCGTCCGGGTCGACAACCAGAGCTTGGCTAACATCTATGCGCGGTCTGGCATGGGTGCGAAACACGGTTTAGATAACAAAGGCGGGACGCTCGCGTGGAGTGAGTTACCGTGCGGCGTAGCGCCAAATATCCAGCTCGACCAGATGTTTGACGAGGCTGAGTCGTGGAGTTTCAACATGGCAGTGGCTGTGATCTGCCACGAGCTGGGCCACGCCTTGGGGCTGCCGCACTTGAATTCCGGTAATCTCATGGCGCCCTACTACGACCCGAACATGACAAAGCCGCAGACGGGCGACATTGAAGAAATTGTGAAGTTGTACGGCCCCCGCACCGAACGTTACCCAATTACAAAAGACGCTGCGCCCCAAATTCACGGCACGTTGTTGATTAACGGGCGGCCATATGTCCTTGTTCCGCAAACCTGATACACTACAGCACCTGTCTTAAACTGGAGTTACCATGACTGAGTTCCAACTTATCTGCGCTGGTTTGTTTGCCGTAGCCGTGTTTCTTGTGTATCGCGCACAGATCGGCGCTATCATTCGCAAGCTTTTTGGCGCTAATGTGGGTGTTCCAGCCGCAGCTACTGCGCCTGTTGTGCAGCCGTCCATTGCCGTAAATCTGGTGAACGACATTGTTGCGGTCACCAATCTTCGCGACCGTCTTTCTGCAGAAGATTGCAAAGATGGCGTAGAGGCGTGTACTGTGCTCTTGCGTGTGATTGTCGAGTTTCAGCAACCGTCTAAGGGTGTTGTATGAACTGCAAAAACTGCGGTACCAAATTAGTGCTGTTAGCTGGCGTTTTGCTGGCTATTTCACTGTTGTTTCCTAACGGCCCCGGCGCGTTTATGGCCAAGCCTGAACCAGTCGTGGCACCTGTTGCGCCAGTTGTTGAGCATGCAACTGACGCGGGTATTTTGACTTTGTTGGCCAACGCTACGCCCGAAGACAAAGCCCGCACTGATAGCGTTTACACAGGCTTAGCGCGCGTGCTTACGCGGGACAACAGCGCGCGCGTGAACACCACAGAGCAGCTCCACGACATTCAAACCAACACGCTGCAGCTGGCTATTGAGAAGCCGGGCACGTATCCCGGCCTAGATGTCGCGATTGAGCAGTTGTTTGACGCGGCTATTGGCTCAAAAGAAGTGCAGTCAATTACGCCAGACATGCTGAAAAAGATCATCGACGTGTGCGAGACGATTGCCAGTTCTGCGCGACAGGCTAAGCCAATTATCGCGGAGAAGAAGTAGCATGCCGACGCTTGGGGTGGCGTTATCGCCGACAGGTCTGGTTATTTTACTGTTCTGTATTTTTGTGCTGACCGCGTCGTACATTTTTTTGTGTGAAACGAACAGCGGCGTGTCCGCGCCGTTTGGGTTGAGAGTGGTGCAATTAAGGAGTGATTCTATGGCAAATGTTCTGACGTATACGTATAACGTTTCTGTGGCGCCCCCGGTCGATGCAGACGTTGGGTCTCGCGTTCTGACCGTGACGGTGAATGGCGTTGAGCAGCCCGCAACTGTGCTGGCCGGCACGGCTACTAATTTGGGTGCGATTGAAGTTCCGCAGGGTGCGCAGGTTGTGCTGTCGCTGATTGATGTGGACGATGTTGGCAACAAGTCTGTGCCTGCCACGCTTGAGTTTACAGCTGAGGACACGCTTGCTCCTGCCCAGCCCGGTGGTTTTGCCGTGACGCTGGTCAGCGAGAATGTCGTAGCCGATGCACCTGTTGCCGACGAGACCGAGAGCAATTGATCTTTTTGCCGGAGACATGTCATGGACGACAAAGAGCAGTTTTTTACAAGCGTTTACGACGTTAAGGCAGCGTACGAAAAGGGCTTTGTGGGGGCGCGTAGCAACCCAGAAGCCGCTGAAAAACTGCGCGATCAGATCAGTGCGGCCGGCGGTATTCCCGACGGCGCAATGGCGTGCTCGGCATATAACTTGGAAGAAACTGGCAAGGGCAAGTTGAGCCTGCCAGTTCTTGAGATCTTGAAGCTCTACCCGGGTTGCCTCCCGGGTGGAGCCCAAGGTCGCGGCGACTGTGTAAGCTGGTCAACCCGTAATGCGTGTCTTGGCACCATGTGCTGCGACATTACCAGCGGCGTACCCGACCCGAAGACGGGTAAACTTGAAAGCGCGCCTGAAGTTAGCCCCGCCGGTATTCTTTCCGGCGTGTTGTCTACAGAGGCGATCTACAATTGGCGCCGGCACGGCGGCGACGGCTGGTCGTGTCCTGAAGCTGCAGCTGTAGTGCTGAACGAGAGCGGCTTGTGGCTGCGCAAAGAATACCCTGAAATCAACGTCGATTTTACGTCGTACAGCTCGAAGAACGCTGGTATTTACGGCTCAAAAGAGCCCCCTAAAACTTGGTTGGCTGTCGGCAAAGACCACCTTGTTCAGACAATCACCGAAGTCGAGTCGTACGAAGTGCTGCGCGACTTACTCGCGAACGGCTACTGCGTAAGTTCATGCGGCGGTGAAAGTTTTTCGGACGAGCGCGACATTAATGGCGTGTCGGCCCGCACTCGTGCTGGCTGGGCTCACGCGATGGCGTATCTTGCTGTAGACGACAGGCCAGAAATCATTAAACTCTACGGCGGGCCGCTTGTGTTGCTGCAGCAGAGCTGGGGCGACTGGAACTCCGGCGGGCGCCGTATCTTCGGAACTATTATTGATATTCCTGTTGGCGCATTCTGGGTACGGTGGGCGGATATCAAAAATCGGTATATGATCGCGATGTCTGGTGTTAACGGCTGGCCGCCAAAGAAGTTGAAAAGTTATGGCGCTCTCGGCAACATATAGTTGGAACGTGTCGCAGTAATCGCAAAAGGACAACACATGTTTGAGTGGCTCATGCTGTTTTTCACTCCGGTTGCGGTGGTGCCAGATGCGAAGCCGACCCAAAAAGACGTTATCGGGTTGGTCGCTGCAGAGGTTTCTTACTCTGCTTTACTTCATGGCTCGCCGTTGGCCCCCGTCGGGCCAGTAAACCCGGAGGTCGACCACAAGGACTGCCTGACATGCGGCGGCACAGGGAAAGTGCCGTCCGGCGACGGGCAGGGCTGGACCAAGTGCGCCAATTATCGCCCTAAGAGTACGTCTGGCACCGCGCCGATTATGAAACTGCAGGAGCGGCCACTGCCGGTTGTTACCACCGGAACAATCACAAAGTCCGGCACAATCGTTAAGTAACGGCTGGTTATCTTATCTTTTTACGGGTGCTAAATGCCTGATCTGCAGACGGTTACGGGTAAGTGCTTCACGTACCGCGGCCTGAAATTCTACGCCCAGAACGGCTTTGTCTGTTTGCATGACGAGGAGACAGGCGAGTTTTACGTGTTGACGCGTAAAGAGTTTCTTTTGCGCGCCCAAGCCATTGGCGAGGAAGCGCAGCGCATGCGTGTAATGGCAGCAGATAATCCATCTGCAGCGGTCTGGCTGAGCGCCGACCGAATGGAGTTACAACAGGCAATCGATAACATGATTGCCTGCACCCGGGAAGCCAAAGAGCAAGGCGACCGCGATGATCCGGCCGTAGATGCATGGTTCAAGCGACACCGCCCGGGTCGAAAGAGTAAGATATCAATGGCCAGCGGCGCTAATTTCAAGTCAGCGCTGCCCGGCGCCCTACCACTGGGGAGAGACACAGGCCGGTATGCCACCCCAGATTTCGCAGTAGGGGCACCACCCAAAAAACTGATTTTGCCGGGAGACTACTGATGGCAGAGACTGAAAAAGAAGCTTTCAAGCGCGGTTTCCTGCAGCGCTGCGCCGAAGAGGGTCTTGTTGGCGACGAGTTAACTCACCGGATTACCAGCGCAGATCAGTATGTCAAAACAGCCGCGTTTGGGTTGCCTGACATGCAAACAGTTACAAATGCGCTTGGCAATATCGCGTACACACCGCTGGCGCTGGCTACCGTAGGCGGCGGTCTGCTCGGGCACACTGCCGCTAAGCTTACAGAACCTGACATTGACGAAGAAGACATTAAGGCACGAGAATTAGCCGCAGCGTACAAGGCGTACGCAGCCCGTGCCAAGGTAAATCATAAGTTACGGTTGTACCGCCCAGCAGGATAACAAATGAGCCTGAGTAAATATCACGGCGAAATTGGTGGCGCGCAGCACGGCGATTTACGGTTACAGTGGCCCGGCACAATAGACGGGCTGCCCGTATTGGCGACCGACTCTGCGCATCGCGACCTGAAACAAGAAGAGGTTGAGAACCTAGACGAGCGTCGCGATTTTAAGTCGCGTATGTTTTTGCTGTGGGATCCTGTCGACAAGGCGATGTTTGACGACATAAGTGATAAACTAGTGAACGGCTGGTATCGGCTCGTTAAACGAACCGATAACTGGGACGAACAACAAAAACACTACCGTATTTGGATGGAGTGGTATCAGGTATACGGCCTAGTACCGCCCGCAAAATAAGCAGGTGCACTTATGCAGCGAGAGAAGCAAGCAATTGGCGGCATGGACTCCACTTTCGGCGCACAAGCAGGCAACTATGCAGCAAAACCCGCTGTATCCGGCGCTAGCGCGCCTACAGAGCCCGATCTTAAGCGTTTCTGGGGCGACCGTATTCTGCGCGCTGGCGGGACTGGGCTGGGTGTTGGCGTTGGCGCTGCTGGCTTGTATTATCTTGCTCGAAGTCTGTCGCAGGCTGCCCGCGAGCGCGCGAAGCGCAAGGAAGAAGAAGAGCCAGCCAAGTTTGCCGGAATTTACGACAACATAACTGAAGGCATTGGCGGCATGCTGCCGTCCAAGATTATCGATCTGCTGCGTCCGCTTTCCCCAATTATCGACCAGACGTCTCCGGGTACGTACGACCCAAACATTATTCGGTCGTCTTTCGGTACAGGCGCTACTCTTGGCGCTGGCGCGCTTGGATTGGCCGGCGGGACTGGGCTTGTGAGCATGTTGCACAAACGTAAAAAGCAGCAAAACCGGCAAGCTGAAATCGACGCTGCCGAAAAAGAATATCACGACGCGTTACTGGGCCGCAGCGCCAAGAACAACTTAGACGGCGTGTACGACACGGCTGTCGAGAAAGCTGCCGCAGAGAAAGTCGCGTGGCCGCAATGGCTGAATGACATTACAGATGTAGCCAAGCGCGTACCGGGGGCTGTTGGCGGCGCATATGTTGCCACTGGGCTGGGTATGGGCGGGCTTGCCGCCAAGCTCATGTACGACCGCGCAAAAGAACGGGCGCACGCCAAGGCTGTTGAAGACGCTGCTAAGTCAAAAGCGAGAATTGCTGGAATTTTGCCAACATACGTAGACCCCGACGAAATTGCCTCGTTAAAGCAGCAGGCTGCCCAATCACAAATCGGGTGACGTAATGCCAGCGCCCGAACTGCCGCCGCTTACTACTCCGCCGCAACCACTTCCCGCGCCCGCCATGCGAGCGTTTGGGGACGTGTCTGGTATGCGGCAGAATATCTTTGATCAGGCGCTGAAAAGCGCACAGACGATCAAACCGGTACAAAACGACCTGTACTCGTTGAACCTTGCCGACGTTAGTTACGCTGGCCCAGAAACGTTTACGCGCGTTGATCAGAAGCGCGCAGTTCTGACAAAAAGTTCGTTGTCGCGCCGAATGCAGGGCACGTGGAATCTTATAGATAACAAAACCGGCGAGACAGTTGGCCAGCGTAAGACGACGATTGCCCATGTGCCGTATCTCACAGACTCCGGTACGTTCGTCAACAACGGCGTCGAGTACACGCTAGCGCACCAGATGCGGTTGCGCCCCGGTGTATTTACCCGCGAAAAAGACAACGGCGAAATCGAAGCGCACGTTAACACGCTTCCCGGTAAAGGCCGCTCCCACCGGTATTTTCTCGACCCTGCTACGGGCGTGTTCAAGATCAGCATCGGGCAGGCGCAAATTCCGCTTATGCCGCTGCTCAAGCAAATGGGCGTCACTGACACTCAGCTGCGCGAGCACTGGGGTAACGACATCACCGCAGTCAATATGGAGAAGGGCGACGCCGGCACGCTGGATAAGCTCTATCAGCGGCTTGTGAACAAACAAGTCGAGGGCGCTGATTCTGTAGCCAAGCAGCAAGCAATCATGGCCGAGTTTGCCAAGACGCAACTCGATCCCGAAGTCACAACCCGCACGCTCGGCACAGGGCACACGACTATTAACCCTGAAACTATTTTAGCCATCACCAAAAAGCTGTTGGCTGTGAACAGGCGCGAGTCAGACCCAGACGACCGTGACAACATGGTGTTTCAGTCTGTCGCTGGCCCTGAAGATCTGATTGCGGAGCGTTTTGGCAAAGACCGCATGGGCCTGAATAAGCTTCTGTGGCGCGCAACGGCCAAGAAGTCCGTAGACCACATTCCCAGCAGCGTGTTCGACAAGTCTATTCAAGCTGCCTTAATTGGCTCTGGCCTTGGGTCGAGCTTGGAAGAAATCAACCCGGCTGAGATTTACGACCACCAGACCCGCGTTACGCGCATGGGCGAAGGCGGCATATCGTCGCTCGATGCTGTGCCCGCTGAATCACGTAGCGTCCAGCCCAGCCACCTTGGGTTCATCGATTATCTCCGCACACCAGAGAGCGGAAAAGTCGGCGTAGACATGCGTTTTGCCCGCGGTGCCATGAAGGGCGCTGACGGCAAGATCTATACGCCCGTTATAGATAACAAAACCGGCGAAAAGATCTTCAAAACGCCGCAAGAGCTGGCCGACACGCCGCTTGTGTTCCCGGGCGAAGAGCACAACAAGTTGCCCGTGGTCGCTGCGCTTGTCAACGGCCGGCTGAAGTATGTGCCGCGTGAAGAGACGCAATACAGCTTACCGCACATGGACTCAACGCTGTCTAGCTTGAGCAACATGGTGCCGATGAAGACCATGGTGAAAGGCCACCGCGTCATCATGGGTGCGCGCATGTTCACCCAAGCACTGCCGCTCGTTGGCGCGCAGGCCCCGCATGTCCAATCAGCCACAGCAGACGACCCTACCACATCGCACGAAGACGAGATGGGTACGCGGCTTGGAGCTACGCGCGCAGAAGCACACGGGCAGGTTGTGTCGGTGTCTCCTGATGGAATTGTGCTGCGCGATAAAGACGGCAACAAGAAGACTATCGAGCTGTACAACGACATGCCGTACAACCGGAAGACGTTTTTACACCAGACGCCGATGGTTCAGCCCGGCGACGTTGTAAAACCCGGCCAGCTTCTTGCGCGGTCTAACTTCACGGACGACAAGGGTAGCGCAGCACTTGGCTTGAACATGCGCGTGGCCTATCTGCCGTTTAGAGGCAAGAACTACGAAGACGCCAGCGTGATCTCAGAGAGTGCGGCCAAGCGTCTGACCAGCGAGCACATGTACCAGCATGAAGCGCAATGGGACGAGAACACGCACGTAGGCAAGAAAGCTTTTACCAGCTTGTTTCCCGCTGTGTACGACAAGAAGCTGCTCGACAACTTTGACGACAAAGGCGCTATTCAAAAGGGCACAACTGTTAACTACGGCGATCCCCTTGTGCTTGTCGCGAAGAAAAAAGACACGGTGTACGGCAAAGTGCATCGCGGTCGTGCTGGTAGTTTCACAGACGAAACCGTGACGTGGGATCATCATTCGCCCGGGGTTGTTACCGACGTAGAGCACACAGACAAGGGCGTGAGCGTTGTTGTAAAAAACCAGTCGGTCATGGAAGTTGGCGACAAGCTCACAGGTAGATTTGGCGACAAGGGTGTGATTGCCGAAATTGTGCCAGATCACCAGATGCCGCATGATAAAGACGGCAACCCATTTGAAGTGCTGGTTAGTCCACTTGGTTTAATCAGCCGCGTAAATCCAGCGCAGGTCATTGAGGCTACGCTGGGTAAAGTAGCGGACAAGACCGGTAAGCCGTACAAGATCAAAGACTTCGACAACCAAAACAGTCTGATTGATTTTGCCCAGAGTGAGTTGGACAAGCACGGCCTATCTGACAAAGAAGACCTGTTTGACCCTGAAACAGGCCGCAAGATTCCGGGTGTGTTAACTGGCAGCCGGTTCTTCATGAAGCTGCACCACACCAGCGAATCCAAGGCGCAGGGCCGGTCAATGGGAAGTTACACCGCCGAGGGTACGCCAGCAAAGGGCGGCTCGGAAGGTGCAAAGCGCGTCGGCATGCTGGACCTTGGCGCGCTGTTGTCTCACGGTGCCGGCAAAGTTATCCGTGATGCCAAAATGGTGCGCGGGCAAGCTAATCCTGATTACTGGTCGCAGTTTATGGCTGGTTACGCCCCGCCGCTTCCGAAGATCCCGCATGTGTACGAGAAGTTTGTCGGCCAGCTGCGCGCGTCTGGAATCAACGTGACGCGGCAAGGCACAAAGACGAACATCATGGCGATGACGGATAAAGACGTCGATCAGCTATCTGGTACGCGCGAAATCCAGAACTCTGAGACTGTGGACTGGAAGGGGCGCATGAAGCCAGTTCCGGGCGGCTTGTTTGACGAGGCGCTGACAGGCGGACACGGCGGCAATCGCTGGTCGAAGATTACGCTGCACGAGCCAATGCCCAACCCAATCATGGAAGACCCGATTAGGCGCGTGTTGGGTCTGACAGAGAAGCAGTTCCGCGGCGTACTGGCTGGCCAAGCGACGTTGTTTGACTCAACTGGCCCGCAGGCAATTCAAAAAGCCTTGGCCAAAGTAAACGTCCCGCACGCCATAGAGCAAGCCCGTGAAGATATCAAAAGCGGGCGGAGTACTCTTCGTGACGCGGCTGTGCGCCGATTGGGTTTCCTCAAGAGTTCGCAGGCTACCGGCGTGCATCCGAAAGACTGGATGCTGACTAAAGTCCCCGTACTGCCGCCAATCTTCAGGCCCGTATCTACGATGGGCCCCAAGAAACTACCGCTCGTGGCTGACGCTAACTATCTGTACAAAGAGCTGCTGGACGCTAACGGCGCGCTGAAAGAAGCATCTGGTGCACTGTCTGAATATAGCGACGAGCGTCTGGGCGTATACGACTCGCTGAAGGCCGTGACTGGGTTGGGTGATCCGCAGCAGCCCAAAAACGTCGAGCGTAACGTAAAAGGTTTCCTGTCGCACGTATTTGGCAACTCCCCCAAGTACGGCACAATGCAGCGTAAACTTCTCAGCAGCACAGTCGATCTTGTCGGGCGTGCTGTCATTACGCCCAACCCAGACTTGGACATGGACGAAGTAGCCTTGCCAGAAGAAAAAGCGTGGGATATCTACAAGCCATTCGTTGTGCGTGGCCTTGTGCGCCGCGGCTTACCAAGAATGCAGGCGTTACAGGCTGTTGTTGACAAGAGCAAAGCGGCCGCAGACGAGTTGAACACGCAAATGAACAGCCGGCCAATTGTGATTAACCGCGCGCCTGTGTTGCACCGGTATGGCATGATGGCGTTCTATCCGCGGCTCACCAAGAACAAAGTCATGGAAGTTAACCCGGTTATCACCAAGGGTTTCGGCGCAGATTTTGACGGCGACGCTATGCAGTATCACGTGCCCAGCACCGAAGACGCCGCAAAAGAAGCCGTCGAGAAAATGCTGCCGAGCAAGAATTTATTCTCGGCTTCGTCGTTCAAAGCGCATTACGTGCCGAACAAAGATTATCAGACTGGCCTGTATTTGGCGGCTAGTCGGATCAACAACAAAGCTAAACCGCGGGTGTATCGCACAAAGAAAGACGCTGTTCACGCCTATCACCGCGGGGAAATAGAAGTGGACACCCCGGTACATATTGTGGAAGATAATACATGACGTGCTCAACATGGAGGTTTCTATGCACACCGTTAATCCAGAACTGATCTCGATTGCCCGCGCGTATTTTGCGAAGCAGGCTGACGGCCCCCCTATGATGGGCGGCGCACCTCCAATGGATCCGGCAATGGCCGGCGCGGCACCTCCAGCTGATCCGTCGATGGGCGGCGCGCCGCCGATGGACCCAAATGCCGCCGCAATGAGCGCTATGCAACCGCAGGCTCCCGTAGCCGCTGCTGCGCCAGTGGCCCCGGCGGCTGCGCCTGCAGCGCAGAAACCCAAGCCTGAAGACATGATGAAGATGATCGACTTCCGGCTGTACAACATGCAGCAGCAGCTTACGGCGATCATGAACGCCATGAATGTACAAGTGCCGCCTGAGTCGTTGGTACTTCCTCCCGGCAGCAACGGCGCCCCGCCAGCTGAGTCTGCATTGCCGGGCGGGCCAATGGCGCCGCCGCCCCAGCAAGACCCCAATGCTGGCGCACAGCAAGATCCAAATGCCCCGGCTGGCCCGCAGGATCCGGGCGGGCCGCTTCCTCCGGGCGGGCCGCTGCCTCCGGGCGCTGATCCAAACGCCGGCGCAGTTAAGGGCGCGTGGTGGCTTGCCGCAGAGCAACCAAAGTCTGCGTCGTACATCGGCCGACCGGTGCCGGCTGACTTGGTGCAGTTTGAAGACCCGTCGTATACGGGCCCAACTCAGATGCAGTTAAAAGCCGCGGCCGTTATGGCGCTTAGCCGGAGTCTGTCAGGCAATGCTAGTTAAGACGCAGCATCACTTGCAGCCAGTCGAACAGAAGGCCCACAGCATCATTGTCGAAGATGACATGGGCAATCCGATCTTTGTGGCTATTCAAGTTGACGAAGCTATTGTGTACTCAACGCCGGGCGAAAAAGATTTCCATAACGTGTTACGCGCGTTAGGCGTTGATAAGACAGTTGTAGTTACAGACTTCAAGCCAAAACCAATTCAGAATCTTGTTTGGACGCCTTAACATGCTGAAAACTACGCTTGGTCAAGTTCTGATCAACGAAGCTTTGCCGCCTGAAATGCGTGACTACGAGCGCGTGCTGACAAAGAAAACGATGGGCACGTTGGCCACTCAACTAGCCGAACAGCACCCTGACAAATACAAAAAGGTGATGAAGGCGCTGCACGACGTGGGCCGGGACGCTGGTTACTCTACAAACGGGTTGTCTTTTGGTTTGAACGACATTCGGCCAACACTGGCGGCACGTAACGCGCAGATAAAGACGCACGCGGCGATGCACGAGATTTTGAGCGACCGGCAGTCGACCGAAAAGCAGAAGAACCTCAAGTTGCTCGAACTTGCGTCAAACGCGCAGCGCGATCTGGTCGAGAAAGTATTTACCGAGGCGCAGGGGCAGGATAACCCGTTAGCCCATCAGATTCTCGGCAGTGGCGTCGGCAATAAGTTCCAGCTGAACTCGTTGATTGGCGCTGACATGCAGTACCTAGACCACCGCGGCGAGCCAATTCCAATTCCCGTGTTGCGCGGTTACGGTGCTGGTTTGACGCCGGTCGAGTATTTTGCCGGCGCGTTCGGTACGCGCAAAGGCGTTATCGACCTCAAGACCGCCACGGCTGACGCCGGGTTTTACGGCAAGCAGCTTACGCAAATGGCGCACAGGCTACTTGTTACGCATGACGACGAGGACGATCCCGAGCGTTTACGGACGGCCGAAGAGCGCGGCATGCCGACCGAAGTAGACGACCCGGACAACGAAGGTGCGTTTCTGTCGCGCGCGGCTGGCGGCTACAAGCGCAACACGCGGCTTACGGGCAAAATCCTGCAGGACTTACGGCAGTCGGGCGTTAAAGATATCTTAGTCCGCAGCCCTATTACTGGCGGTCCTGAAGACGGCGGCGTTTACGCCAAAGACGTCGGCTACCGCGAAAAAGGCCGGCTCCCGCCGATTGGCGACTACGTCGGAATCGCCGCCGCGCAGGCGCTCTGTTTAGCCGCAGGCACGCGCGTACGCATGGCTGACGGGTCTGTGAAAAAGATTGAGGACATCGTTGCGGGTGACATTGTGCTGGGGTGCTCAATTTCTGGCGTTGTCTGCCCGGTACCTGTGCTGGCGCAGCAGTACAGCGGCGATAAATCGTGCGTACGTGTGCTGTATCGCCGCGGCACAGGCGCCGTAAACGACGAAGACTACCTGTCAGTTATCGGCACGCGTGAGCACAAAATTCTGACTGAAGTTGTTGTTCGCACTAACAAAGCTGCCGCTAACCGGCTGGCGTACTTTGACGCCATAGCTACGCGCCCGCTTGGTTTTCAACCGCCAAACGCGCATGACTATATTTGCGCTAAGCTCGCGACAAGTTTTGATGACACAGATACGCGCGAAGAGCCGTACGCGTTATTGGCCGGTATCCTGACTGGCGACGGCTGCCTGACAACTGAGAACGCTGTGCGATTTACGTGTTATGACAAAGAGCTAGCCGATGACTTACCGGCGTTATTGCGTCCGCTGGGTTTTAGTTTGACAGGCGCGCACCCCGAATATCGAATTCGTGATGAAGATTCTGTGTACATGAAAGAAACTGACAATAAGCAGTACCGTAATCGGCTCAAGCATTGGCTGAGCGGCGAGGGTTTATGGGGTTGTCATTCCTACGAAAAACAGTTGCCGCGCACAATATGGTCGTGGTCAAACGCGTCAATACGTGCATATATTGCTGGAATTCTTGCCACTGATGGCTACGTGATTAAAAACGAACACAGCAATGGCATTGGGTTTGGAGCCACAAGCCGCGAATTAATTGTTGGGATTAAAGAGCTTCTTGCGGTGCGTTTTGGTATTTACGGATCTGCTGTGCGCCTGTCGCAAAAGAAGGCCGACAATGCTCGACCCATGTATGTGTTCACAATCAACGCCGGGGACATGGTACAAAAACTGGCAGATTTTTATATTCCCGGCGTAAAACACGAAAAACTAATGCAGATTGTTGTAGAGGCAAAAAAGACAAACGACTCAACACGGGCGCGGTTTGTTCGTGAAGAAGACGCGGGCGTCAGGCCGACATACGACATATACATTGCGCATTCGGATCATTTGTTTTTACTGGAAAACGGGCTTGTTGTCTCTAATTCTGAGCCGGTCACGCAGTCGCAGATTTCATCAAAGCACTCTGGCGGCGTGGGCGGCGCTGGCGCTATTTCTGGTTTCAAGGCGCTAAACGCGCTAGTGCAGGTGCCGAAAAAGTATCCAAGCGGCGCAACGCACGCTCAAACAGACGGCCAAGTTCAGGGTATTCGGCCAGCGCCACAGGGCGGGCATTATGTCCAGATCAACGGGCAGGATCACTACGTGCCGACTGAGCGCGAGGTGATTGTAAAGCGCGGCGACACACTTGAGGCCGGCGACTCGTTGTCTGACGGCATGCCAAACCCGTCTGAAGTCGTTAAGCACAAGGGCATTGGTGAAGGCCGGCGGTACTTTGTGCAAGCCATGCGGCAAGTTATGCAAAACAGTGGTATTCCAGCGCACCGGCGAAACATCGAGCTTCTTTCGCGCGGGCTGGTTAACCACGTGCGCATGACAGACGAGCAGGGTGAATATTCGCCCGACGACATTGTTCCGTACTCTGTTTTGGAGCGCGGCTGGACGCCTAGAACTGGCGCTGTCGCCGGCCGACCGAGTGAGTTAACTGGCCATTATCTTGAGCAGCCAGTATTGCACTATTCAATCGGCACAAAGATTGGTAAAAATGTCGTCACAAATTTGAACAAGTACGGCATTAACAGTATTCAAGCGCATAAAGCTCCGCCGCCGTTTGAGCCAGAGATGGTGCGCGGCATGTCGAATATCTCGAACGATCCTGACTGGATGACGCGAATGCTCGGTTCTTATCAGGAGCGCGGCCTGTTGAATAGCGTGCACCGCGGGCTGAGCAGCGACTCGGCCGGTAGTAGCTATGTCCCAGCGCTGGCTCACGGCGAGCAGTTTGGCGTAACTGGCACAACGAGTGGCTGGAAGCCGCTGGAAGCGCCTAAACCATTACAGTAGGATATAGGGGCTGAAACACTGTAAATTATTAGCAGTGTCCGATTGTCTGCAGTGCCGCATGGAGGTGGCCGTGTACAACAAGAAAAGCAAAGAAGCGTCGTGGCAGCATTGGCTGAAAGTCGTTCGGTCGCATGACCGAAGCCAGACAAAACAAGCTGACATCGGCGGCCGGGGCGACGACACCTCATTTGAGCAGTCGTTCAGCAATCTGGCGCACGCTTATCTCCGCGACTCGGCGCCCAAGCTCCTTGAGCACGAAATCGGTTTTCAGCTGCTCGACCGGAACCGCGAAAACACCAAGGCTATTGGTGTGTTTGCGTTCAAGCTTGGTTCGCAGTGGCTGTACGCGCCTGTGTTCTTTCTGAACGGCGATCTCAAGGGCCACGAACTCCTGTACATCAAGAATCAGGATGTTTTCGTGCCGTTGAAAGAGAACTGGATTAACTACCTGCTGAACCGCAAGCCCAATATTCTCGGCAGCGGCATCGACAAGAATCTTTCGCAGTTTGGCCAGCGTAACCCTGATTTTACGCAGCTTTCGCGCAGCCCGGCTAAGTTCGGCTCCGCACAGCCGACGCTCAAAGAGATGATCACTGCTGTCATGGCGCCATTTGCCAAGACCGCTACGCAGAACACAAATGCCGTCTTTGCTGAAATTGGTCAGCTGATGGACCTGAAGAAGTTTCTGAAAGAAGCCCGGCTTGAAACGCTGAACATGCTGGTCAAAACATGCCAGTATGCGCCAGCTGTGGCCGAAGCTATCTCGGAGTTTCACGGTTTAGATATCATTAAGGAAGCTGTTGCACTGGCCAAGGCTCGCGAGAGTCAGGTAAAAGTGGCCAGCGTGTTGTCTGAGGCGCCAGCCGAGCCAGCGTCTGCAAAGGGGCTGAAGATTATTACGTTTGATCTGACGATCCAAACTAAGCTACCTGCCGGTTACAGTGAAGACGATCAAGAGAAACTGCTGCGGGACGGCGTGCTGATCAAGGACGAGCGGGACCGCGACAACGTTTCGGTGCCGTACGACATTCAAGTTGAGAAGAAGCTGTTCACGCCATCGTCGTCTGGCCTGTACGAGATCCTTGTCAAGCCGGGTAACGTCGAGCGCTGTTACGTTGCTGTGCATCCACAAGGTGCTGCCAAGCGCGCTGACTTCATTACGGTTGTGCGCGTTGAAGGCACGCCAGACTGGATTAACACGCGGGCTGACCAAGTTTTTGCGCTGTCGCGCATTGAAGGTGAAGAGTTTGACGAGTGGTTCGACGCGCTGCCCGAAGCCACAAGCCTGCCGTCTGGTAGGGGCCGCGTTATGCTCTTGAACAAGAGCGGTGACGCCACTGTGCCTGTGCGCATGATTCGTGAGTACGGCGAAAGCCAATACGGGACGACATCATACGAAGTCCATCTGGAAGACCACAGCAAGCATCCACCCCGCGGCCACATTAGCGGCTGCTGCTACACGGATCAGCTGAACTACGACAAGTATCGCGACGGTGTGCGTATCCATCTCGGCTCCAGCAAGGGCTCCAAGCTGCGGTCGAGCATGGGCGATATCTTCGTGCCAGAGGGTTTCAAGTCGTTAAAGTGCTCCCCCGGCGAAGATGACGTAGCTGACGCCGAAGAAGCCGGTCAAAATGCGTGTGGTTGCGGCGAAAGCAAAAATTCGCCGCTGATGCCGGGCAATCTGGCTGACGCACAGCTGTCGCTGCTGAACAAGACGGCGGCGCTGACTGTGTACCACAACGGCACGACGGTGGAGATCAACGGCGAGCGCATGGGCCCCATGAGCGGCCTTGTATCGCTGGTGCAGACTCACGGTCTGCGTGAAACGGCCGCTCGCGACATTCTGAAGCAGGCTGCCGCGAAGCGCAAATACAGCGGTCGCATCAAGTACGCCGACCCGTACGGCGGGCCAATGATGATTAACAGCGCGCCTAACGCCCCGACCGACCCGGGTCCGGTGATGGGCGGCGAAACCATCATGGGGACAAGTGTGCCAACCCAGCTGGGTATCGACGTGGGCGTGCCCGTGTCGAGTATGAGCGCCAGCAACACAGACCGCAGTATTTACAACCCCAACACGCTGCTGGACAAGAAAGACATCCGGTCGATCACAGACGCAGCCCAAAGCGGTCAGCGCGAGGTGTTCGACACGGCAATGATCGGCAGCATGCTCAAGGCTGTCCGCGATGACGGTATGGTTGATCGTTACATGGGCGATCTGACCAAGGGCCTCGACAAGCTCGGCCGTATCTTATTCATGTTTTACTGGCACGGCGACCGGTTCGCTGAGCGGTACGGCAAGTCTGACATGCCGGAGCTGGAAGATTCGCTGCGCAATGCTTTTGAAATGCTGGGCGACGTGATTCTGTTCTTGAAGCAGAAGACGATTGAGGCGTACCCAGAAGAAGCCGCGCAGGACGTCGATCTCAGCTCTGTCGCTAACTCGTAACAGGTGGAAACATGCCCAGTACAGTTTGGTCCGGCGAAAAGACGTTTACGGCTACAAGCGCTACTGCCACTGTCGTCGCTATCCCGATGCCGCATCGCGGTATCCTGAAGCGGGCTACCTTGGCGCAGGCTTCCGGCACAAACGCCGGGTTTACGGCCGACTTGTATACCAGCAAGCAGGACACCGAGCCAAATAGCACCCTGCCCGCCAGCGTGTTCCACCTTGCTACGTTTACGGCCGCTAACAATGTGGCTGTTTCTGAAAACAATGACCTGTCACTGTCTTATCTCAATCGTGACGGAACGCCCACAAACCCGCAAAGATATCTTTATCTGAAGATCACGCCAGCGGGGTCTGGGGCCAAGAACTTCGTGTTGTCTGTAACCGTTGACACCCCGACGCTGCGCTAATGCTCAATGATTTCCGCGATAGCCCGCAACGCGCGCCGCACTGGCGCTGGTTGCGCGCGCTACAGATCGACAAGGGCGGGCCACGGGCTTCGCGCACGCTAGACGGCGCAGAGGGCTTTACGTGGATCCGCAGGGCCGTCAAGCTCAAGCGCCATTTTGATCTGGCTAACAGTCGCCCGGCTGCGCTTTACGCGTTGCTGCAGCGCGACAGGGATCTTTTCTGGGCCCACTCAATCTGGATAGAAGACAAAGCCCCAACACGCTGGGCTATCGAGGCCCGCATTCTGGCTGGCGAAACAGACGAGAGCATTGCGGCCAAATTAGGCATAGAGCCAAGCGTTGTTGCAGCTTTCGCGCATGTCTTCTTTGACATTCGCGAGAAAATGGCGCATACGGACTACATCTTGAACGTGGTCCTTGCCGACGCTGTTACCCGCGGCCTATCAGAGCGCCAATATGACCTGCTGTGGAAGCTTATGGGCTATCACGGTGGCGAGCACACGCTAAGCGCCATTATCGGCAAGTTTACGCCTACCGCTAAGCCAGAGGCGCCTGACGCCGTGGCTGGTTTCTTCCAAGACTTCGCTGTTAATACAATGAAGTACAAGGCAGCGCTTGCGGCGTTGACCGTGCAGGTTAACTCGCACACGCAACTGCCGCTCATCGACTCGTTTGTTAAATACGTCGAAATTGAGCGTACAACTGCAAACGCCAGTAAAGCACACAGCACAATTGTCGAGAACATCGGGGCTATGCTTGCAGCCCTGCCGTTCCGCGTGGGTACAAAACTGGATTCTTCGACCCTAAAAATGTTACCTTTTGATAATGGCGCTGCTGAGTTACGCAATGACGAACTCATGACCCTTGCTGTTGGCGGCGACGTGCAAGATCAAAAAATGATTCAAGAACTGCGTTACCCGGAGGCTACCGATGCGGCCACTAAATAAACAAGCCGAGCAGACGCTGATTGCCGCTATTGAAAAAGCGGCTGAGCTTGTCAACGCCGGCTCCAGCCCGAACGACGCAATCATCAAGAGTGCCACAGCGTCTAACATCCCGGCTGGCCACATCAATCTCATGGTGCACGCCTACAACACCGGGCGGACAACAAAGCAGCGCGAACAAGGTGAAGACGCGCTGGAAAAAGCCGCTGACTTCCAGTTAGCCGACGTCAATGTTGTCATGGACGCACTGTACCCCAAGCATGTCAAGACAGCTGGCGAAGTTACACAGTCGTCCATCGTGTCGACTGAGTATGCAGTGTCGCCAACTGGCTTTCTTGCCCGGCGTAACAGCGCGCTGACCAAACAAGCAGCCGCGACAGTTGCCTTGCCCGCGAATCAATGGACACCGCCGCCCCGTGACGAGAAGTCTGCGGCAGAGCGTGTTTACAGCAAAAAGATGGCTGACAAGCGCGCGGCAGAAGAACTGCGCCGACAGGCTAGCGCGGCGTATCAAAAAGCAGCCGCCAGCATGGAAAAGCTGTGCAGCTATTTCCGCGTACCCGGCAGCATGACATTCGGTGACGCTGTGCGAGAAGTTAGCCGGCGCCTTGGCAATGACGGCGAGATGGTGCTGCGCAAGGTAGCCGCTGTTTACCCGCATGTTGAAAAGCAAGCCGCGACAAAAGAATCGCACTTTGGTGATTTGCTGCCAGTGCGACTTGTTGCAGGTGTGCTGGAAGACGTTGCTGCGTACAACTTAGCGCAAAGTTACGTGCTGCCCGAGAAGACTGCGGCGGCCAACTGGAAGAAAACAGCGCCAGAGTTTCTTACAGGCTCAATTATGTTTGAGCAGCAAAACGAGCCGCTGACGTTGAAGTCAGCCGCTAAAGAACCCGGCCCTGCTGCGCCGGCGCCTACACCCGGTATGTCATTTGGCAACACGATGGCCACGCTGGGTGGCATTATGGGTCAGGGCTCAGACTTACCGCCGGATATGAGCAAGAAGACAGAGCCAACAGCACAGCGCCAAAAAGCCTACGCGTCACTGTCAGACGCTGATCACGAGCAGAAACTGCAGCAAATCAAGTCCCGCGGCGTGCTGAACGACCTTATTTTGAACGACCCTGTAATCTCTGGCTATGACCCGCACGAAGTTGCATCAGCCTACAACCAGATTGCAGAGATGGCGCCCAGCTTTACGGACTCCGGCGCGGCAATGCAGTCGCTGTTGCGCAAGCGGCTGGAGGCTGGGCAATTCGCTGATTTTGACGTGAAACAGATGGTCGAACTAGAGAAGCTGAAAGCCGAAAGCCGGAAGAACAATCTGGAATCGCAAGAAATAGGCCGCGCACTCAGCTAACCGAGTACCAACATGAGCATGATCAAAGTTATCCAGCCGCACGCGCAAGACTTCAGCGAGCCAGTTGCTTCGTTGATTAAGTTATCTAGTCGCGGGCTGCTCGGCTCAGACAAGGCTGACCTGATCAAACGGGCCGGCGCGGAGTTTGCGCACAAGCTTGAAAACATCAAGTTTGCCAAAGACGAGATTCCCGTACACATGATCGCTATTGGCGCTACGGAAGACTACGGCCCGAACCGCAACGGCGACGGTTTCACGCGCGAATGCTGCCAGCGGTATCACCCGACGTTCACAAAGTTTGCTCGGTTCTATCGCGACCACGCCAACAAGGATCAAGCCAAAAGCTTCGGTATCGTAAAGGCGTCTGCTTACCACGAACCCATGCGCCGGATCGAACTTGTTGTTGCGCTGAACGGCTCGAAAGAAGCTGCCGACCGTAATGGCGGGCTGATTGCAGACAAAGAAATGGAGAAGCTGTCGCAAGACAGAGACATCGCCGTTTCTATGGCCTGCAAGATTCCGTTTGATAAGTGCTCTGCTTGCGGCAACACAGCCAAGACCCGCGCTGAGTATTGTGATGCAGTCGAGAGCGGCGGCCATTGTAAAGCTGGCGGATTGTAGCGCAACATTGGCCGCGTGCTTGAAGATGGGCATGTGCTGCACGCTGATAATCCAAACCCCAGTTTCTTCGATATCTCCCACGTTTTCCGCCCGGCTGACCGTATTGCCTATGTGTCCGGTCGGCTGGAAAAAGCCGCTGGCGCAGTCACGCTGTCAGGCGCAGAGCTGGCTGAGCAGCTTGGCGTAACAGCTCCGATTGGGTTTGATACTGATGGCGTTACATCCAAGTATGCACAACTGCAACTGGAAGTATTGGCTGAGCTGGTACAGGCAGAGAAGCAAGCTACACACATGGCGCCGAGTTGGACACAAGTAGCGCTTGCAACATCGCGAGATGTGCAACCAGCTATTGATGTTATGCAGTGCCAATCTGTTAAAATGGCCGAGGTGTTACGTGGACTTGCCGACGCTGGTGTAATTCTGCCGTTGCGGGATTTCTTAGCGTTGACAGTTAAGTCTGCGGACGAGAAACTGGTAGGCGCTGTTGCATATGCGCTGCCTAACATTTTCTCTAAGTTGGCTAACGATGCAGACATTGTGAGCCAGCTTGAACACAACGCATATTTACCTGCACCCGCTGCTTCGCCGCTCACTAGAGCGTGGGCAGAGCGTGTGAGTTATACGCACAGCGTGTTGCCGAGTAACGTTGAAAAACGCGCTTATTTGGCTGCATTGCGTAACGTTCAATCAGTTGAGTTTCCATCGGAGAAGCGGGCGAGCAGTAATGCAGAAACAGCACTTGCGCAACATTACGCGTTGTATAAGATTGCTGCCCTCGCCGTTGTTTGCGAAAAATATGGAAAGAATTGGTTGACAACAAACCATTGTGTACTGCAAAATTATGTCACATGAACGGAAGCTAATCGTTTAACGATTAGACCCCAAAGGAGATGACCATGGCACGGACGACACGTTCACTGTTCGCACAACTCAACGCGCTGGCTGCTGAGATCTCGGAAGGCGCTGTAAAGTCGGCAGCGCCTACGCCAGCTGATCCGGGTACTTACGTCGGTGCGTCCACGCACCCCACGGCCCATGTTGACAACAACGTGCAGGTCGCCTCAGAGGGCGCGCGCAGCGCTGAGTACGAAGCGGACATGAAGAAGCAGCAGGGCCCGCTCGGTGTTGACAGCACTGCTCCCCTTTCGCAAGAAGGCCGGCAGGATGACGTCCAGCTGAATATCAACACGAACACCGCTGCCACTGGTGAAGACCCCGCAGCTGAAAAGGATTACAAGGGCACCAAGGACGATCCGGGCACTACTCACCCAGCTAAGGCTGACAGCGGCGAGAAGTACAGCGCTGTGTCGTTCAAGGAAGCCCGCGCTAATTGCGGCGCGCTTGGTAACGAGATCCTTGCGAACCTGATTAACTTCGGTACAGCTAACTTGACCAAACAGTCTGAGATGCCTGAGTTCTTGAAGAAGAAGATTGAGGGCAGCTCGGCTCACGAGTCGTCTGAGTCTTCGGCTAAGGAAAAGGCTGAAGAGTCGGGCACGAAGGCTGTGAAGATGCCGGGCGAAGGCAAGGACAAGTCTGTTGACCTTGAGCCTTCTGACGCTGGTGTTAAGGCTTCTGCCTTCAAGGCCGGCTACGAACTGGCGGCTGCGATTGGACTGGATAAGGAAGCTGCTGAAGCGTCTGTTCGCGAGGTGTGCGCAAACACACTGCGCGAGGCCGACGAGATGGCTGACCTGTTTATCGGGTTCTTGTCGTCCAAAGCCGCTGGTGCCGATCCGACCGATGACGCTGCAGAGGGTGAAGATCACTCCGCTCCCGGCGACATGGAATCTGGCCTGAGCGAGGCTCCGCCGATGGCGGGCGGCGAAATGGGCAGCGAGATGGGTGGCGAAATGGGCGGTGAGATGGGCGGCGAAGAGGGTGGCGGACAGCCCGGTAACGAAGAGGCTGTTCAGGAGTTGGCCATGGCCCTCGAAGAGCTTGGCATCCCACCGGAAGCGCTGCTGCAGGCCCTGTCACACGGTGGCGCTGAGGCTGGCGGCGCTCCCGGCGCAGAAGCTGGCGGCATGCCGCCGGCTGACCCTGCTGCCGCTATGGGCGGCGATCCCGCAGCTGCTGAGGCCAAGATGGCGGCGGCTCTGGACTCGATTGGGCGCATGGTTGTTGACTTCAAGCGCTCCGGTAAGTTTCAGGTTAAGGAAGCTCGCACTAAGCGGTCGCGCCAGTTGCGTGACAGCATGAAGCAGCACATCATCGAACTGATCAGTCGTTAATTTCTTGGAGGTTTTCATGTCCACAAGCAATACCGCTCTTGTCCAGAAAGTCATCGACTACATCGGTTATTCCGATGCAGCGCTGACAAAGGCCGCGGCCGCTATCAAGGCGCAAGACGACACGCAGGCAAAGCTGGCTAGCTTAGTTCCTGCTGCTGTTAAAGCTTGCCTCGATAACGAGCGCATCGAAGCACACCAGAAGGAAGCGTTGGATGCAGCGCTTCGTGATCCGGTGCGCGCGATGGAGCTTGTTATCAAGCTGGCGTCGCACAAAAACGCTGCCGAGATGGCTCGTATTGGCACACCGGTTGGGTCGACCACGAAGACCGCCGGCTACAACCCTGACTCTAGTTTGACGAGCGGGTATGTGGGTGCCCGCGACGGTCGCCTCAAAGCTTCCGACGTGAAATTTTTCACGGGTCTTGGACTCAATCCGCCCACTTCTTGAGCTCGTTTTACTACCCCGGGAATGATTCCCGAAATTGACAAAGACATGGAGGTCTTACGATGGCTACTGCCCCTGATTTGATGTTCGAGCACGGCCTTGACGTGAAGAAGGGCTGGTTCGATATGGCTAGCCTCGACTACTCTGCAAAGTTGTCGAGCAGCGTTTCGTTCACAGTTCCGCGCGGTCGCGTTGTGCATCTTGAGTTGTCTGGCGGCAAGGAAGTGTTCCTTCCGGGCGTCAGCGCTGCGCACATGGGCATCTTCTTGCTCAATGGCTCCGGCGATGCTGATGTGAGCAACCCCGGCACCACAGCTGGCGGTAACTTCATGCATCAGGCTATTTCGCCTTCGGGCAAGTTGTCTGGTCTTGTTGCAACTGGCGGGTACGAAATTGCGTCCACGGAATTTGATTCCACGCAGACGTACGCCCCGGGCGACACGCTCACAGCTGGTACGTCGACAAGTGCTCTCTCCACAGGCGGCGTGCTGACCAATCAGAGCGCTGTCCAGTACGTTAACGCGGTTTGCGGCGTTGTTTCCAGCGGCGCATCCCGTAATCACAATGGCGTGCTGACTCTTTCGTTCTGGAGCGTGTACCTGCCAGCTGGCACTGCCGCCACTATCGACTGACCCACTTACTAACTACTAGGAACATGGAGGTTCCAATAATGCCCACTCAGCAAGAAGTTCAATTGCTCAATGAGACTCTTTTTGAGCAGCTCGATACCCCCGGCATGCAGAAGCAGGCCATCGACGCTGTTAACGACTTCACGCGCACCAAGATGCGTGAAGACGGGTTCTATCGGCGGATTATGCCCCCGCTGACCATCACCAACGACGAGCTTGACCGTCAGGTTGATACTGACAAGCCCGTTAAGGTTGTGGACAAGGAACCCGATTCCCCGGCGGCTGTGTCGCTTCCGTTCGCGACGCTCCCGATTAACTTCTACATCCGTGGCCCACGTTACCGCGTCATGTTTGACCGGATCGTGTCGCCTCGCGCTGTGAAGGACGTCGACGAGCTGCGGACGTATGTGATCGACATTCGTCAGGTTCTGTCGGACAACATGATCAAGGACATGCTGGCTGAAGAAGATAGCAAGTTCATTGCTGCCTTCAATGCTGTGCTGCCCACCGCTGGCGCCACTAATCCGGCTTCTGGCTATGTGCAGTACGAGGAGATCAGCGGCGGTATCACTCGTGAGACCCTTGTTGACGCCCTGAAGGTCATGCCCCGTACGTCCAGCCACTTCGAAGTTGAAACTTGCTTGGTGAATAACATCACCATCAAGGAGCTGCTGAAGTTCGGCCGCGACGAAATGGGCGGTGACTTCTCGCAGGACATCATCAAGAACGGCTGGGCGGAAACTAACTTCCTCAACTGCCGTTGGATTGTGACTATCAAGCGCGATTTGGTCCCCGACGATAGTCTTTTTATGTTTGCCTCGCCCAAGTTCATCGGCAAGAACTACGAGCTGGAACCCACCACGATGTACATCCGTCGTGAAGCTTTCATGCTTGAGTACTTTGCCTACCAGACACAGGGTGGCTCTTTCGGCCATACCAACGGTCTGGCTCGCGTTGACTTCAAGTAATGTCGTGTAACGGTTAAAAACCACAGGAGCACTAGTCATGGACAATGTCAAAGAGGCGGCTGAGCAGGCGTACGCCACAATGGTGACGGAGCTTGCCGCGCCGTATTTCTTCGAGAAGCTTTCGGCATACGGGGTTAACCCGCGTTCCGAGAGTGAAGCTGCAGAAATGTGGTCAGCTGCCTCTAAGCTCCACGTGCTCTACACGGCAGAGCAGGAAAAGGTCGCGGCTGCGCAAGCATCGACGTTAGTTGCTCATAACCAGCAACTCGACGCGATGCTTGCCGCCGCGGGCCTCGGTGGTCCGGTTGAGAAATCGGCTGCGTTCAGCAGTGCGGCCGACGTGGCAGCAGAGCAGCCGGCTATTGCGCAGGCTGTTCTGATGTTACAGGCAGCTGCTGCTTCGGCTCTGCAAGACACACAGTGAACAATGGGAGTGACAACACATGCCTAATACGTCAACAGATCTGTATACGACCGTGAAAAATGTGTCGGGAGCCGAGCGAGTGTTCGGATTTCTTGGCACGCACGGCAAGCGCCTCGCGAATAACGAGACGTACACTCAGCCGGGTGACCTTGTCACCAAGCTGGGCAGCAAGCGGGCACAGCGGCAGTTCAAGGCGCTCGAAAGCGCGCTGGTGAACGGTGATTTGTCGATCATCAAGTCTCCGTCTGTGTACATCCTCAGCGAGACCGGTGGCGTGACGCGCGAACTCGGTATGGCGTCGACCAAGGAACTCGGCACGACGGCTCCGTCGTGGACGGGTGGTGGCGACTACACCGAAGGCGACCTCAACGCCAACGACGCCTAGTCGTTTTGCAACAGCAGTTTTACGGAAGGGCTGGCCGTCACTGGCCAGCCCTTTCTATTTGTATATTGGATGCTTAACTCACTAACGGAGAGTCGCTATGCCTGTTATTGCCACTCCTGCCCCGCATCCTATCGTAAACTGCTGTGTTAACGACACAAGCGGGCAGGAGCTGACGCCTGTTTCGTGCGTGGGCCAGAATATCATCAGCCCGGCTATCTCTACCGTGAACGGGGTGCCGAACAACACCCGTATGCGCTCTGTGGAGCTTACGCAGGGGCAGTGCAGCACAATTGCGTGGCAGATGCACGATAAAGCTGGCAACCCCGTAAATCTCACTGGCGCCGGGTTAGGCGCTGGCGTAAACAACGAGCAGACCGGTAATTTCAAGGTTGTACTGCGCCTGAAAGAGCAGCTGTCGCTCGGTAACTGGCAGTTGCCCGTAGAGGTGCTGGCGCGCGTGGGCGATGGCACAGTTGGCCAAGTAGAGGCCGACCTTACCGCCAATATGGTCGGCGTGCCGGGTATCTACTACGGCGAGTTTGCGCTGGTCAGTATTCCGGCCCAAGCAGCCAATACGCCGTGCGTCATCTTTTCGAATACGTTTTCGGTGGTGATCGCGCGCAGCACGTTTGACACGTTGAATACGCAAGGCGGCCCGCCCAGTATTGCCGAGATTCGCCTGCACTTGCGCGATTCAGCGCCGTCCGAGAGTTTTCTTTTAGATAACTTAATGTTCGACAACGCAGAGATTGCGCTAGCGATTACGCGGCCTGTTATGTACTGGAACGAGATCCCGCCGCCGCTGGACGCTGTTTACAACACTCAGAATTTTCCGTTTAGATATCATTGGCTGGAAGGTATCTGCGCCAATTTGTTTATGATGGTAGCAGAGCAGTTTCGGCGCAATCAGCTCGACTACAGCGCTGCCGGCCTGTCTGTTGCTGACCAGAACAAAGAGTCTAGCTACGAGCGCGCTGCCCAAATGCGCTGGCAAGCCTACAAGGACTGGGTGCGGGCTACGAAGGCGAGTATCAATCTGGAAAGCTGCTACGGCGAGGTGTCTTCTACGTATAAGTACAGCTCTTACACAGACGCTATTCGTATTCGGTACTAAGCATGTCGCAATCTCGTATTTTCCCGTTCCGCCGTGTGTCCGTGGATCATATGGTCCGCGGCAACACGCGCGTTTGGTGGCAGCTGGAGCCGACTTTTAACCAGCCCGGCCCGTATGTATTCCAGTTACAGCTCGGCAAAACCGGCCTGCGTGACGCCGTAGACTGGACAAACATCGGCGCGCCGGTCACAGATAGCTACTTAGCGTATGACCCAAGCTGGCACACATCTGGCTATGAGCTGCTTAGCCACTACCGCGTTACGCTAACCACGCCCAGCGACCTGTACGTATCTCAGGCCGCAAGCTGTTTTGGCGAGCTACCCGAAAAAGACTGGGTGTTGTCGCGCGAGGTTATCCGTAAAGAGAAACTGCGCCACCGGTATGTATCAACTCCCGGGTACCTCTTAAAGCCCATGCGGTTTGGTCAGCCCTGTCGGCGGTGTTTAGACCCGTTGACGCAAGAGATCACAGACTCGAACTGCGCTGTTTGCAAAGGTACAGGCTTTGAGACAGGCTATCACCCGCCGCTTGAAATGCAGTGTTGGGACTTGTCACCGCAGACAAATCAGACCCAGATTGACGATCAGGCGAAGGGCACAACCCGCGATAACCCGTATGTGACAGCGCGCGTAATCGGTTTTCCGGCGCTCAGTAAAAACGATATCTGGGTCAACGGCGCTAGTGACGAACGCTGGCTGGTTGAAAGCATCCAGACAGCTGCCGCTATTCGTAACGTACCGCTCGTATATACAGTGCAGCTTGGCCTGCTTCCATTCAACAACACGGCGTACGGACTTGAAGTGTACGGCGAAGCAAACCCGCCGCCCGTGTATGCGCTGCCTATTGAAGGCTGTGGCGCGATCACGGTTGACCACAATTACGGCGCGCCAGACGCTTTAGCCTACACAGACGGAACAGATTGCGCTGTCGAAGGCGCGTATGTCTATGTGTTCACAAAAGCAGTGTATGACGCAGCGTATCCAGCTATGCCAGACCGCACTGACGCCGTCGCTGTGACAACAACATCCGCAAACGGGCGCTGGACAACGGCTGTGCAGCTAGACGAGGGTGATTACGCGCTGTTGTTTGAAAAACCCGGCGATTACGGCCCGGACATTCAAATTATTACGGTTGTGGCTGCCGGCGCTACTCTCCGCTGCGTCTGGCTGTCCGAGCAACAACTGCAAGGCACTTCCGACGATCCGACCACGCCAGTTGTTAACGAAGAAGAGCTTATCATTACTGAAGACAACGTCGATGTGGTTACAGACGGCACAGAAAAGATCTGCGGCCCGGTTGACCCAGCCGACGACTTCTGGAACATCTAACAAAGGATTTTGCCGTGAGCACCTGCGATCCGTTAAACCCGCCAGAAGTAGAAGCTGAATTCCCGGCCGGCAGCACACCAGAGAACCGCGTAGGCAAAGTTAGCTCGCTGTGTTCTTACGGCATGCGCCCCCACGTAATGACAGGACTGCTGCGCCAACTGCTTATTACGCACTTTGCAGACGCCGACAATGTAGACGAGCCGCGTGTGCGTAGGCAGGTACAAGATCTTGGAGCTTGGCGACCGGTTGATAACGGGTTAAACGCCGGCGGAATTCTGATTGAGAGTATTACGCGCTGGGCCCCAAATACAGCTGATAAACGCCCGGCCGTGTTGATTAAACGAAATGCGTGGCAATGGCAGCGGCAGGGTATTGGTGATTTGAGTGGGCAGAATGATTATACTGGAGCTAACTCATATGCCGGGCTTTGGGCCGGCAGCCACACATTGTTCTGTTTAGCTGCCACCGGCTCTGAGAACGAATACTTAGCCGCCGAAGTTGTCAGGTTTTTAGGTCATTTTTCGCCAATGATTCGCGACCAAATGGACTTGCATAAGTTCATTGTGTCTGAGGTTGGCGGAGCAGGAGAGGTTCAAGAAGTTGTGCAGGGATATGCCGTACCTGTCACTGTGTCATACATGGCCGAGGAAGCTTGGACGCTCCAGCCGTATGCACCGCGCCTAAAGCGGATTGTCTTCAAGGCATCAGATTTACTGTCTTGTTAAATTCACTTTACTGGTTTTGTTTTTGAAATGGGTAGTGAGGTATACTACCCAGTGACCGCAAAACCGCACACAAATAGGCACGGAGGCTGACGCATGTCGAGCTACGTAAAACCCCAAGTTCTTGTTTTCCAAGAGTTCAAGATCATCCCGACTGAGATCACGGAGCCGCTGCGCGCGCATATCTCTGGTCCGAATGCTGTGCTGCACCGGTATGCTGTTTCTTCGGAAAAGCCACAAAGCCTGCTCGGCGAGTACGACCGGCTGCAAGATGTGTGCTACGCGTGGCCGCACCGCAATCCCGGTTCGCTCGTTGACGACAAGTACACAAAGCTGTACGTCGACGACGCGCTGTTGCTGTATTACGACTTTGCTGCTAGCGCCTGTGGTTGCTCGCACATTCACGCTGTTTGCAACAAGCCAAATCATGTTAAAGCGTGGGGCCTGTCGTTTAAGTCGAATGGCGCAGCCTATCCGCGCAGCGCTGCTTTCAAGGACCGCGATGTCAAGATTGGCGATGTTGTGAAGCTGCGGTTTGTTGACCCCGACAACGCGTGTGTTGAGAGCAACCTGACTACGACAATCACCGGTTTTGTTAGCCGCAAGACGGACTCTTTGATTGCGCCTGCTGTTTCTGACGTCAACAATCAAGGCACAGTGGCCGCGTCGGCTACCGTCACGAAAGTTGCCGGGCCAGATAACTGCATTACAGTCGAGATTTCTGATAACAACGCCTACGACGGCGCGGCTTCTGGCCGGGTCACTGAAGAGTACGTGATCGAGGCTATCACCGCGTCTGCTGGTAATTGCAGTCAGGCTAACCTGCGGGTCAGGTCGGCGAGCGGTACAGACGACGTGGCTGAGGTGTTGGCCGAGTTCGGCGAAGACACCAACATCGGCACCCGCGGCCTGAAAGTTGTGTTTTACAACAACGACGGCGCAGTTGGATGCAGTGCCGCTGCGACTGCCGCTGGTGTAAGCCCCGAAGAGTTTGTGCCCGGGCAGACATGGCGGGTTGTTGTGACCAGCGTGTTTGAAAAAGTCAACGCTATTTCTGACGCCGTTTCGAGTGACGGTACAGACGGCAGCGGCAATATTCTTGCCGGCTACACGGGCGCCAAGGACGACACGTACATCATCGAGTGCGTGCGCGGTGGAACGTTTGCCGGAACTGTTAAGCCACAGATCACGGCGCGCACTGTGAAGGGTCTTGATTTCTCCGGCCCAACTGTCGTGTCGGACGACGGCGTCAGCACCAACGCTGTTAGCACAGCAATTGGCACGCGCGGCGTTAAGGTGAAGTTCACTGGCGTTAGCGGCGCAGCTGACGCTGTGGCCGGAATGCGCAAGGGCGACAAGTGGTATATCACGGTTACAGCGTCAGGTAGCGGCGCTGTGAACGAGCTCATTCTGCGTGACGACCTGCCGGTCGCTATGCGTGACGAGAATTGCCACCTTGAAATGAAAATGTTCATCAAGGATGACATTGAAGTCTCGGCTAGCCGGCTTGGTTTTGCTCCGCTGACTAACTACTACGCCGAAGCTACGCAGCTGTGCGTGCAAGAAGGCATGGTTGCCTACTATCCCGAGTGGACCGACGGTGGCGTTGAGCTGCCGCTAGAAGTACACGGCGGCAAGCTGTACATCGAGTACCGTGAGTGGCTGTCGACGCTGGCGGATCAGGTCAATACGCTCACAGACGTGGCAGATATTGATAACATTCCCGGCCAGCTGCACCCCGACAACCCGTTGAAGTGGGGCGTCTACAAGGCGCTGTCCAATTCTAACGGCACGGCGGTGAAGTATACGGCTGTCACCAACCCCGGATCGCTCGATAGCTGGGTTGAGGTGCTGACGCGAATCAAGGGCCGCGACGATATGTACAATCTCGTCCCGCTCACGTTTGACCGGCTTGTGCAGGATCTTTACGCTGCACACATCGGCGGCGAGTCGAACGAAGTTGCCAACAACTGGAAAGCCGCTTTCTTTGCGCTGCAGGCGCATCCGGTCGCCAAGGTTGTTGGGCAGGGCGTGACCATTGGTGGCGTGCTGGCTAACACTGTTGATTCTTTGGTGCTGGCCACGGTTGCCGATGATCCCGGGGCTACTGGCACGCAGTACACGCGGCTGGAAGTCACCAGCGGCAACGGTTATTTCATCACCAATGACGTGCGGCCCGGCGACATTGTCCGGTACATGTACACGGTGGACTCGTTCGGCGAAGAGCAGTACAGCGAGTACGTTGTAGACAGCGTGCTTTCTGAATCTACGCTCCTCCTGTTCTCGGGTGTTGACGAGGTTGTGACCGTTCCGCAGCGGGTTGAAATCTATCACAATCGAAACCGTAACGAGATCGTTGAAGACGTTGTGCAGCAGGCTGGTTCGCTGTCGAACCGGCGCGTGTGCGGCGTGTGGCCCGATCAGGTTGGCGAGGCTGGCGTTATTCAGCCCGGATTTTTCCTTGCTGCGGCTCTTGGTGGTCTGGCGAGCGGCGTTGTGCCACACCAGCCCCTCACGAACGTCGAGGTTGCCGGGTTTGACGACTACAGCCGGTCGTACCAGTACTTCAACGAGACACAGCTCAATCGGCTTGCCGAAGCTGGCGTGTGGATCGTCACTGAAGACAAGGATGGCACGCCGTTTACTCGTCACGCTCTGACCACGGACAATCTTGACCTGAATCGTCGGGAAGAGATGATCCGCCGAAACGTCGACAGCATGTCTTACTTGTTCCTGCGCCGGCTGCGTCCGTTTATCGGGCGCACCAACGCGCAAGAGGGCATGGTTCGCCGGCTGCGGTTCGAAGTAACCACAGTCATCGATTTTCTGACCGCAAACGGTTACACAGAAGAACTGGGGTCACAGTTGATCTCGGGCACAATTCGTACCCTGCAACTCCATCCGCTTCTCAAAGACCGGATCGAGATTGTGCTTGATCTGGTTGTCCCGGCGCCGCTTAACAATATTGAGCTGCACTTGGTCGTTTAAGGTTTGTACGCACATCTCACAACCATTAGGTGAACTATGGCCTCAGTTTTTGGTTCAGCAGCGCTTCCTTTTCAAACGCACGGCGGATCTTTTCGCGCAGAAGATCTGACGTTAACGTTGCCCAACGGCGTTGGCGACGGCACAGGCGCACTTGTGCAGCAGATTCAATTTACGTTAACGCGTCAAATTAACATGCTGTATGAAATTGGGTCGGCAAACGTGTATTATTCTGGTAATCGGCGCCAAGGGCAGGCGCAGATCACGCGACTCGTTAGCGGCTCAAAAAACTTCGGGGCTATGGTTACGGCGTACGGAAATATGTGCACGCCGGCGCACCTTAAGCTGGGAATGTCTAGTTCTGCCTGCGGCAAAAACAAAGCAAGCCTGTCCTACGAATTAAAGAGCGCAACACTGACCAGCATTGGCGGCAGCGTGTCCGCGCAAGAAGTAGTGGTCAGCGAAAATTTGGCGTTTATGTTTCTGGATCTTGATTACGCCCAGACCTGAGCAAGCACGATAGCAGTTTAGCCGCGCGTTTAATTTTTGCGGCGCTAACTGTAATGGAAGACAAAATAAACGGCGGTTGCGTTTTACGCGACCGCCGTTTATGGTATTAGGCTATACGCCTTGGGCAACAGCCCGTAACCACACCATTTGGTGGCATAATGAGCAGCAATCCGCCTTCGAAGCCGGTGGGGCAACCTATGGCTTCCGCGTCGCAGTACGCTTACGACCCGACACAGGCTGTTAGGCGGCTGCAGAACAATACGCAATTTGCCAGTCCGCCTAACGGCAATCAAGGTGTGGCGGCAGCAGATCCGCTCTCTAAGCTATGCGGATTTAAGCTTGGGTTTCAGGACACCGGCCGGGTGTGTCTAGGCAAAATTGTCGACGGAACAGCAATAGCGAATTGCTACAAGGTGTTCGTCGAGAAGGGTCGTGCGCCTGTAATTGCGCAGGCGACAACGCACACAAGCAATAATTGCCTTGGCGCTACGTCAATTAATACGTACACGCCCGGCACGTCTGTAATTATTATGCTGCACGACAAAATCGGGCAGGCGTTCATCCTTGGCGCGTACCCTAGCGTACTGGGCACTGGTCGTGGCGCGTACCACGATTACATCGCGCAGGCGTCGCGCAAGCGTGTCGACGACTGCCACAAGAAATACATCAAAGAGCGGCTCAACGGTCAGATGGTTGATTGGAGCAACTGGCGGCCGTTCGACGCTACGCTTGCCGGCGAGTGGGGCGCTATCTCAACAACCGGCATTCGGCTAAGCATTGACGACTTCATGCTGCAGCTTGCCGTAAATGAGTTTTGCGGTATTTACGGGTTCTACCACGATCAGTTGCTGCGCGTGGCTGGCTACAACCTGCAGGTGTGGACAGCTGGCAGCGAGCGTGACGCCTACATGGATCAGGCAGAGTGCAACGACACAAACGGTTACTCGCCATATCCGTGGGAAGCTGTCGGGATGTTGAAACCCGGTGACGGCATTGAAGTCTACATGCCCGATGATTACCACAACACACTAGGCAGACCCCACTACTCGCACTGGGAAAACAAAAACGAGTTCCAGCAGCCGTATCACCGCACCCAGAAGTTTTTTGGTTATCTGGGGCAAGGCGGACGAACTGTGGTCCACGCGCCGCCACAGGGCCTTGATTTCTGGACCTACAAGCCCGATACAGCTGGTACGCCGCCACAGCCGTACGACTCCAAAGTCACAAGTACAGGTGGTTTTGCGCCAGATGCCCCCGGTAACGGTAAAGACAAATCCCGTACGCACGAAGAAAAACCAGCTTACGGGCTGGCTGAAGACAACACCGGGCAAGACGGGCGGCGGTTCATAGCGTCGGCCAAGGGGATTGTGATATCTAAACGCATGCTGCTCCCTATGCCGCAGCGTCTCAAGCGACCCGAGTCTGGCAAGGGCGACGACACCGAACAAGCGTACAAAGCCGCCAGTAAGTACGGCAACGGCCCTGAGCACAAGATTACGGGCGACATCCAGACTACAGACAGCGCGCACCCTAACCTACAGCGCGCAGCGGCTGTTTTAGACCTTCACGGCTACCTGTTCAACTACTCCGGCCTGCACCCGTTTTACTGGCACACCAAAGACTACAAAACGTGGGAACAGTCTGAGCTGGAGTACGCAACATGCAACCAGCGCCTGCCTGACTTTAGCTCGCTCAAAGGCTCTATGTACCTGAAAGAGCCGCAGCCTGTTTCGCTGAATATCGACCACCGCTACGGCAAACAGAACTTCTACGAGACAGAAAGCTTTGTGTCGTTGCTGGAAGACGGCAGCGTTGTCATCGGAGACGGCTATGGTGCTGAAATTCGCATGTCTGCCGGCTGCCTTGTGCTTTCTGCGCCCGGAGACGTTTGGATCAAGTCGGGCCGTGACGCGCAAATGTGGGCTGGCGGTAACTGCGTGCTGCGAGCTAACGAGGGCGTAGACGTTTCGACAACCAAGCAAAGTGTGCGCATCAAGAGCGAAAAGCACGTCATGGTGATGGCTGGCAACGGCAACAATGACGGCGGCGTGCTTATCGAGAGCCGGTCAGCCAAAAAGACGTATGACTTCGAAAAGTGCGGTGACGACGTGCAATTTGGCGGGGTAGTGCTGCGGGCGCCCAACTCCAATATTGTCGCGCTCGGTAACCAGATGTACCTGCGCACAGTTGATGGCGAGAATAGCGGCGCCGGCAATATCATGCTAGACGCCGGTAAGGGCACAGCAGATATCGTCACGAAGTCGCAGGCTATGTACAACTACGTCTCTGAAGACGGCGAGATCCTGCACTTCTTTAAGCCAACTGAAGAAGGCCCAGTTACGAAGTCGAACATGTTCCGTGGCGGTTTTACGCTGCTAAACGGGCCGCTGGGGATTGATAAAGATATCATTCTCAACGGCAATGTGCTCTGCAACGGCTCGATTGGTTTTCTGGCCAGCAAGGGGCACATCATCACAAAAGCCGCCGCAAAAGGCGCGCAGTTTGTGGCGCCATGTGACGACAAATGCCAGACGCAGGTCAACGAAGGCATTGACAAGGTACGCGATTACATCGACAAGACGCTACCAGAGCTGGGCACAAACGTCGACGAAACGTATCTGGGCCAACTGTGGTACGACGACAAACAACCCGGAAATGACCGCGTTGTCGACATTATGGAGTTCTCATTCAGGACTGACGAGCAGTACGCCATTCCAGACTTCTTGCTGTATGAAGACCGGTGGCAGCAAATGGCGCGAATAGGCAACGCCAGCCTAGACAAGTGGACAGAGAAGCCAGTTAAGTCTAAGATCTGCGACGAGACTTGGCCGTTCCCGGGCAAAAAATGGCTTGCCGACAACGATGCGTATATTGAACAGGATATGGGCATTGTTGAAAACAACGGCGGCGCACTGCGGGATAAAGACCGCGGCGCTGTAGATAACCTGAACGACGCGTACAAAGCGCCGTCGTTCAAAAGCAATGCCAGTCAGAAGAAAAAGATTAACGGCAACTACCCCATTATTGGACGCTAAGGAGTAACCAGTGGAACTTATCGAAAGCGCGTACCTGTCTGACTTCACGAAAAAAACGCTGACGCAGTTTGGCTGGCAAGACGGACAGCCTATTCCGCACACATTAGGCGAACTGCTAGTGCAGATCAAAGATCGCCTGCCAACAGCCTCCGCGCGTAGCGACGTGCTTATCGCAATTGAGGACATGCAGCCCGACGACATTGCACAGGTAAAAAATGTGCTTGCGGCCGCAATAAATGTCGAGGCTAACAACGCTGCGGCGCAACAACTAGAAGCACAGACCGCCAATATGTCGCCGAGTGTACGTGAGGTGTACCAGAAGTTTCTTCAAGAAACCCCGCAAATTGTCGACGACCGCGCCAACGTAACAGCGCCAGCTACTGTAGCGCCAGAGCCAACAGCGGCGGCGACCCCAGAAGCAGCGCCGGACGCGCCAATTGACCCGACAATTGAGGGGGCGGCAGACGCGGGTCTTGGCGGGCCAGAGCCAGTGTTGCCGTTTTGTCCTCGTTGCGGCTGGGACATGAAACAGAAATTTGACGTAGAAATTGCCGAGAACGACAAAGAAGATTTCATCGCTGTGCTGCTCGGCGGCGCGCGGTTTCGTCGCGATTACGAGATTGCCGGCGGAAAAATGATTGTGACGTTTCGAAGCATGCTTGCTGACGAGAATTTTTTGGTGCAGCGCCAATTGCTGCTAGATCAAGCAGCCGGCGACATCCTGTCTGAGTCTGAGTGGTTTGTGCGGTTTGCCGAGTATCGAATGGCTTGTTCTCTGGAACGCATTATCGACAGCCGCGGAAAACCTGTACTGATGCACCCAGAATTAGCAGACGTTGTATTTACGCCACCTGCGGATAAACAAAACGAAACTGCGCTTGTCACAATGCGCGCCACGCTTAACAAAACAGCACTGGCACACGAAGTAACGCGCAGGATTGTGCAAGCGCAGTTGCGGCGGTTTCAGCGGCTTGTAGAGGCTCTGGAAGCTGTAGCGCTTGAGCCAAGTTTTTGGACAGGGATCGAATAGCAGCGATGATGGTGCGCGCTGCCGCGACTGGTGTAATGGACTACACCGGTGCCGATCCCCGAAACACCAAATGGCGAATAAAGCACCAGCTGTTGCTGTCCGAAGTAGCGAGAAAAGAAAATTTGTCGGTGTTGCGCGATACTTACGCGCATCGCCTTGCGTTGTTGGCTCACGGTAATCTGACTGAGGACAGTTTCAAACAGACTAAACAAGAAACAGTTGAATTACTCAGTGAATTGCGGCAAATAACGTTTCCGTGGGCAAAAACGGCAGCGCCGTCATCTACAGGGCAAAACGATACAATAATAGACAGCGAAACCGCCGAATTGATTGAGCGGTACAAAAAAATGGTTGCGGACAACAATTGAGGCTGCCATGGCTGGATACGTTACAAACCGGATACAGCAGCCGTACTCCGCGCCAGCGTACTCGCCTGTGGGCAATCCGTACCAGATAGATAACGCATTTGGGTATCTGGCCAATACTTACGGCCCCGGGCTTGTACGCGGCTTGGGCGGTCCAGATGCTTTCTTAGCCAACCAAAACCCCGGCCAAGCGCTAACCGACACGTTCCGGGCTGCGCAATATCAACAAGCCGGCGAGCAGGCCATTGCTACGGCCAACGCTGCGGGTAACGCCGAGGTAGCCAAAAAGCTGCTGGGTTTTGAAGCTGCCAAAAACGGTGGAAAACCAGCCTCGAAGCTAGACATAGCTAACGCCCATACAGGCGCGGCTGTGTTGAATAACCCGGTGTTCAAAAGTTTTATGGCTCAGCAAATAGGGCCAGAGAACCTAGAAGGCGTTATGTTTGGCCGGCGTGGCGATCCTTCAGCTACTGCCGCAGCCGTGCACAGCATGGGATTTTACCGACCAGACGCGGCTACGGGCGCGCGGCGTATGTCGGCTGCGTCGTTGGATAGTTTTTCGACGCAGATGCACGACACGATGTTTGGCGAAGACGCTAACCTTGATGAAATGCACGGTTTTGGCGGAATCGCTGCCGGTGAAATAACAAAAACGCTCTTTCAACAGGGCAAGTTGTCGCGCAGTCTTGGCGGTATGACGGCAGCGGAGCGTGTGCGTGTCATGGGCACGGCAAAACGCGACGACAAGACAATACAGCGCATGGCGGAAAAGTTTGGCCACGATGATTTAATGGCAACAGACTCAGATTACGCAGCCGCGAATGGCGATGAACGTAAAGGCATACTTGCGCAAAAAGTCGGTAAGTATAAAACGCAACTGCAAACAACGTTTAAAGAAATTGACAAGTTCAGCAAAAATGATCCGCGCTCTAAATCTGCAGAAGAGATTGAGCAAATGGGCGGTTTCTCTACCGCCGCAAATGCGCTCGACGCGCGACGTGCGGGCAGAATTGTCAAAGAACATACCGGCGCACTTGCAGCAATGCGAGAAATTTTTGGCGACAACGGGCGGCCAAACGCGCCAGTGCCAGAGTTAATGGCTGCGTTGCAACAGTTAACAAATGGCGCGCAAACAGCGCTGTCGCCGCAAAAGGTCGAAAAGCTCGTTCGTGAGATGCGCGTAGTCGCGCGGCAGACTGGCATGTCCGCAGCTGAATTAGTCGCAACGCATCAACAAGACCTTAATTACGGCCAACAAATTGGGCTGTCTGAAAGCACTGTTGATCGCGGACAGGCGATGCGCAATCTTGGCGGAAAAGCAATGGCCGACGCGGGTATGTTTGACACCGCGGGCGCAGGGAAAATGAACCGAGCAGAAGCCGAACAGAATAGGCGCATGCTCAGCCTACGCGGCGACAAATCTAGTATTGGGCAGTCGTTAGCGACCCTAAATCGCGTGGTCAGCGAAAGCCCAGATAAGTACAAGGGCACCGAACTGGCAGCTGCCGTAGAAGCATACCGCAAAGGTGCGGCTACGTATGAGTATAACGGCAAGACTGTCAATCTTACCGAAATGGCCGCTAAGCGTGGTGTAAGCGGCGTGTTTAACATGGCCCGCGAGTCTGGTGCGTCTAACGCACAGCTCTACGCGTATTTTCGAGACAAAGAAAATACGGAAGCCTACACAACGACCGATTACGGCATGCGAATTCAACGAGAGCGCCTGTTGAACGACGCGTCAGTAACAAGCAGCGGCGAAATGCGCGGTAGATTGTCGTCAAAAGAGGCAAAGCAGGCGTTAAAGCCTAGCGGCATGTCAGACACAGAATACCGCAATCGCAGTGAGCAGACGTCTACGCTGTTAACTAGAAAACTAGCCGACGTCATCATGGACGAAACAGCGGACATGTCGGCAGACTCGCGAGCAAAAGTAATGGAGCGCCGCAGTAAAGAAATACTGACCGAGCACTTCATGTCTAAAGCCGGCGGCGGACATAGCGCCTCAAAAGCAAAAGCTATGGCGCAGCAACATCTCGAACATATGGTGGGGAAAACCGAATCGGAACGTGCGACTGGGTTTAACACCATATACGGCGAAATGAGCGCGCGGCTAACGTACACAACCGGGCGCAACATGGCAGCGCATACGCAGACGTACGCAGAAAAAGTGCTCAAAGCGGCAGAACAACAGCGCGGTACTGTTAGCGCGCAAGCAGACCAAAGCGCTGCTGTCTCTGCCGGAAACGAAGCGGCGTTATCGCAGCGTATTGGCGAAGAATTGGATCGTCTGGGGGAAGGCAAGTCCGGTAGCTTCAGTGACTCGTTAAAGCGCGTGGGTAACGTGCAATTTGGTGAAGATATCTTGCAGCGGTATGCGCCCGAAATGCGAGGCGGGCTTAAAGTTGCAAGTAGTATGTACCAGAATGCAAAAAGCGACGCTGAAAAACAACGCGCCAACATCATTTTTAACGCGCATAACATCGGCACGCCAGAGCACGTGGCAGCTGGCGCGCGCGCTATGGCGCAGCAGTTCCTTGGGCCGAGGGCTAGTGAAAAAGATATCAAAGAATTTGCAAAGCTGGCCCTTGATAGCGACTCAGCGGGATTTGAAAAGAAAATCAAAGGCGGCTTTTTTGGCGGTGGGCTGTCTAAGCAGCGACAAGAAGAGGCGCTGGCGTTGTCCAAGTCGCTTAGAGAAGCTTCACGACTTGGCGGGCTAGAGAGCGCGGGGCTGGAGCAAACACCCGAAGCGCGGGCCGCGAGAGAAGCAGAGGCGGCGGCAGCAGCCGCTGCTGTTGGCAACGTAACTGGCGTGAGCTCAGACGGTCAGCTGAACTACGATTACGACAAACTGGGCGTTAAGAAAGAACTGACAGCAGAACAGAAAAAACTGTTGCAGGACATAAGCCAAGATCCGACTGGCGGCACGTTTGCCGCCATAATGCAGGATAAAGATAAGCGCGGCTTGCGTGCGCAGTTGCTTACTATTCCAGACCAAGCGGCTGTTGATATGTTCAACAAGTTGCCAGCGGCCGAACGCAAAGCGGCCCTTGAAAGAATGAAGGGGCTCAACAACAGCGCACTCAGTAAATATGGAATTGGATTGAGTGGCGCTGAAGCACAAAATTTTGACCGGCTTGTTACAGCAATAGACAAAAATGAGCAGCAAACACCGACAGTAGGTATGACACCAGAAGCCACGCAACAAGCACACCAACAGGGCATGGGCACGTCAGTATCGTACGCAGAGCAGCGGCCGGTAGACCCGCAAGAACTGGCTAAAGTACAAGCCGAGCGAGAGGCAATGCTGAAGCAATTAGGCGGCGAAGATAAAGCAAAAGGCGTACAGCGCTACGAAGAACTTACCCAGCGCAAAGCAGAATTAGAGTCTGGCAATCCGCTTGCCTATGTCGACAAGCAGATTTTTGAAGTGAATAAAAAAGTGGTGCCGATACGCGAACAAACTGGGTTTTGGGCCACATTTGGCTTAGGCGCTAAAACAGGCGAAGAAGCTTTTGATAATCCAGAAGACCAAAAACGACACGCATTTTTAATAAGCCGACGGAACGCGCTCGCTGGCGACGCGGATAACTACTCACAAAATTTGATGCAGGGCGCGCAACAGACAACGAATAAAGCTACACAGGCTGGTGGTGGAAATAATGCTGGCGCCGTTAACAACAATAGCGGCGGTAAAATAGACATTGGCGGCACACTGGTGTTGCAGGGCCTTAATGAAGTGATCATGCGCGCGGCGGGCCGACGCATGGAAGAGCCAAGCGGCGGCGGGGCATCAGTCGACTTCGGCATGCTTTAAGCAACAGGTGACATATGGCCGTAATTTTTAGTCCATGCTTCGGCGCCGTAGTTAAAGTCGCCGGCTGCAATACAGAACCGTTTTTTTCGCTCAACATGGAAGGTCTGAACGATGGCATAGCGCTCACAGCGCCGCTAACCGGGTTCGCATTAGAAATGAACGGCAACTACCAGTTTTTACACACTGTCAACGATTTCATATATGTGTACAGCTTCGGCAATCGCATGGGCGAATTGACAATGTCTGGAATTGGTTTTGTGCGCACGTGCACCGACAGAGCGTTTACATCGACACCGGATTTGAACACGTACGCAGCGAGACTAGGGCGCGTGTTTGATTTCTACAGAGCGCAAAAACTATCGTCAAACGGGCGTTTATCTGTGTCAATCGGCGGAGACAAAAACGCTACGTTCTATGCGTTTTTAACTGGCATGCGCATAGAGATGCAAGACGCTGCAACCATGGTAGGTCAGTGGTCGATGCGTTTCAGCGTTGTGCCGAAAAAGAACAGTAAGTGAGTCGTTCAATGATTAACCATGCCCGCACACTGCTGTTGAATTTGTCTGGAGTAGCAGCCAATAGGCTGGTCGACGGCTACGAATACGTACCGACTACGTTCAAACAAATTACGTTACCGTCTGGCTTAAACGTTATCCGCGGCGTATTGTTTGGGCAACAACCCGACCAGCGGTTTTTGAATTTGCGGGCGCGAGAGCTGCTGTCGTACGTACACGCAATAGACGGGCTAGCCGGCTACGTGAAAGCACTTGACCCGCGAATTACGTACTGGCCCGACAATACTGCCGAAAGCGTGCTGTATCGACGCAAAGTGACGGTCACGCAAACTGCCGCTACGCCAAGAACTGTAGCCGTTAGTGGTGAATTTGCCGCAAGTAACGCAACTGGTGTTTCGACAAACAATTACTTTGTCGGGGTGGGCGCTACAGCAGAAAACACAGGTGTGCTTGTGACGCAAAAACTTGGAACTACTGAGCCTGCGGTAACCACAACATTCGCAAGTACTGACCATATTCCGGCGTTTGTTTTGCCGCAAACACAGGTTACTGTGCGTTTTGGCGCGCCAGACGCGTCGGGGTTGTTGTTGAATAGCGCCAGCAGCGTTGGCGGCACGCTTGTGGAGTCAAATTACGCGGGCGCGGGCTCGCTGATATCTGCGACAGAGTTCAATACGTTGTCGTCCGTGCCTGTGACAGATGTTAGAGCCAGCTGGGCACTAGCCTTACGCGCAAACCCATCTCCAGCTATAGCCACTATTATGCCTGCGCTGGAACTTATTGGCGGCCCAGTGTTGTTCGATCTGTTTGGCGAACACACCGTTGAACCTTACACCACTTTCAAAAACCTGTGGTATGCTCACCGCTTGCCTGCGTACCGCTTAGCAGCGTTTACGCTTGCGCTTATTTACCGCACTGAAGCACTGAGGCTGAAATTAAATGGCTGATCCGTACGTATATTCAAGTTTCAGGCTCTCTGCGGTTATAGACGGCCAAGTGTTCAACGATATTGTGGCTATGTCTGCCACATTTGGTTTGAACTCTATTCCAACAGCTTCTTTAACCGTTGCCGTAGGGCATGAAGCAAGTAGCGGCGGACAAAAACAGGCCAAAATACACACAGCGCGGAAAAAAATGAAGCCGCGGGCAAAAGCGATTGTGACGTTGACCATTACGCCCGAAGAAGGCGCGAAACTGAAAATGGAAGCGGGCACATTCGTCATTTTCGAGGGCGCGTATGCCGGAATTGGTTATCAACGCAGTCATAATAGCGCAAATTACACTATACAGCTGGTGCATTGGCTCGATGCGCTTAACAATTCATCTGCCATGAACGGCAACTGGTTTCCCGGCGCAATGTACGCGTTGCAGACAAATGCCGGTTTTCAGTCACTGGAGCAGACAAGCGGCGGGGGCGAACAAGGCGCAGTAGCGGGCGGTTTATCCTCTGTGCCGATGATCGATGGCGACAACTTATTGGTGCGCGGCGGCAATGTAACAACAGATTTTTGGGATTTGGTAATCAAACCGTTATTTAAAGCATTAGCTAATTGCCCAATGCCCGACAATACACCTAATACCGCGGCGCTTAAAGCTCTAGATAAAATGCCCGGCACGGCCGCAGAGATAAATAACGTACCACTTGCGTTAGATCTTGGCGCAAATGCTGAAGACTGCTTGCTCGACTCAATCCGCACGGCGTTGGTAAAAACAGGGCTAGATTCTTTTGCGCACACAACTTTCTGGGGCAAACTGATTGGTGAGTACGCCGCACAGTTTTTCTTTGCGGTGTCGCCGGGTGTTGAGCACGCACTTGTAGTCCCGTTTTTTGCTGGGTTGCAATTCAACGAAAAAAGCGAGCACGCAAAACACATTCGCGGCGACGAGTACAGTTACGCAAATTTTAATGCGAGCCTTACACAGCTGCTAGAGAGCGTAATGATTGTTTGGTCGCCGCAAAATGATTTTGACCCATCTGAAATTAACGATAGCGGCGAGACGCAATTTCCTGCAAATCTGAACAGGCCAGCGGGCGAATACCCGCCGGCCGAAGCGGGCACTGACCGCGTAGGCATGAAACTGTTCAAAGAGCCGCCAACATGGCTATCAAATGTGACGCCAATGGCGCTACTTGCTGGGCCTACAACCGGCGTCGGCGGAAAATCGCCGGGCGATTGCGCAGCGCCGGGGACTGGAGAGCCAAAAGCGCCAGACGGCGCGCTCACGCCAACAGAGACACTGTTTCAGTTGCAGCAAAGTGACATATACACACGACTGGCAGAACACTGGTACAAAACAGAAAAATTGAGCCACCGACAGGGCGAATTGTCCGGTAAGTTGCGTTTTGATATTGCGCCGGGCAGTATTGTTAGAATTGAAACACCAACAACAGAGATTGCGTCTGACGGCGCTATGATTGCCGCTGTAACGCAGGTGTCATACGCAATTAACGCCGAACGCGGGCTAGCGGGGACATCTTTTACACTGGCTTACGTGCGCACAGAAGAAGAAGATGCAGACACAGTAGAGGTTTCGGGAACGCACGCGCCGCTGTACGGAAAAGACACTGCTTGGTACGGCGGCAACTTAAAAACAACCACGCAAAATAGAACAACAATATGAGCGACAAAATCACAACTACTGGCGCGCCGTCTATTCTTGGCGATATTCGCGGACCGTTTTCTGGTTCTCGCCCGGCTGGTGTGCATGATGATTTCAGCAACGCATATGCGCAGTGGCAGACAAACAAAACGCCCGAAGCAAGCACGGCTATGTTGAAGACAATCCAGCCCGTAATCGACACGGCTGTGTCGAGTTATGCCGGTAACACGGCCGGGCCAACGATCAAGTCGCGGGCAAAAATTATGGCGCTCAAGGCTCTAGGCAGTTTTGACCCAGAGCGGGGTAATGTCCGCACGCATTTGCTTTCACAGTTACAGGGTATTCGGCGGTTGTCGGCGCAATCGCAAAATATTATCAACGTGCCAGAGCAGGCTGGCCTTGATTTCTCCAGATTGAACGAACACGAAATAGAACTTAACGACGTTCTTGGGCGCGACCCGACAGATGACGAGCTGGCTGATTCCACCGGCCTGTCCAAGCGCCGTATTCAAAAAATCAGGCGATTCAACCAGCCGCTCGCAGAAGGCACAACGACACGCGAGACAAGCGAAGACAGCTACGGAGACGGAATGGCCAGCAGCATTCCCGGCGCGAACAACGCTGCAGATGCGTGGTTCAACTTTGTCTATGACGATTTGGGACCGACCGATAAACTCATTGCAGATATGACGCTCGGGCGTAACGGGCGGCGGCGTACAAGCACACAGGAAATTGCGCAGAAATTGAAAATTACACCGGGCGCTGTAAGCCAACGCGCGGCTAAGATTCAGGGCATGCTAGACAAACGACACACCTACGGCGGATTTTAATCATGTCAGCACCAATTGACGGCACAAGCCGCGGACAGCTTGACGCTAAATTTGCCGCGCGCGTAGCTCAGCTAGAAGACCGCGCCGGGCAAATGGCCGCTACTTTCAGGTACATGAGTGACGCGAGGCCATGGCACACGCCCGACGAGCTTAAAGAAAAAGAGCTGCTGGACGTGCCGGGTATGCACTCGCCGTCATGGGACCGTAATGATATCAATAAGATCTATTCCGCTGACATACTGGGCGGGTCTGGTAAAGACAGCGGCACAACTGGTGATCTTATCGCAATGAAGTGGCAGGCAGACTTCATGGCCGTAGAAGAGCGCGCGTGGCGTATGCGCCATGCGTCATATCCTCGCTGTATGGCTTTTATGCACGGGCGGCTTGACGGACACGCGCAGGTAAACAAAAGCGTGTTCTCTGTGGTCAAAAACGGCGTGGTTTCTTACATTCGCGCTGGCCGCGGTAGCTAGGAGTAAACCATGAGCCTTGCAGACTACGCTGTACGTAAATACGACTTCTTGGCGTTTCAAGGCGCCACACCTAATGGGGAAGCGCAGCTGGACATGGCGCTTTACTCCGGGCAAACAGCTGGCAAAATTTGCGTCGGCGCCCAAAAGCTTACGCAGCGCTGGGTGCTGGAGTTTTTGACCGAAAAAGGTTCTATGCCCGGCCTACCTGACAGGGGTTGCGATTTTATGGCGGCCGTGCGCCAAGGCCGGTTGCGCACACAGCTAAACGTAGAGCAGTCGTTCTATGCCTCTGCGTTACGAGTACGAACAGCGCTCCAGCTGGAAGAATACGACGCAATGCCCGCCGACGAGCGCCTCGACGACGCTGAGTTGCTATCTGTTGTCATAGGCCCGGGCTACTTAAATCTACGCGTAGCTATCTCAAGTGTAGCCGGCGATGCCCGTACAATCATCTTACCCGTAGAAACACTGCCGTAGGTGCAACATGGCTATTGAGATCACAAGTTTAAAGCAGCTGGACGCTACAAAAGTGGCGGCCATGATTGCTCAATTGACGCAGCTTATGGCCGAAAGCCACCCAGAGGTTGAGTTAACTCGGGGTGTGTTTCACGATCTTGTGCTGTACTTTGACGGCGTGCTGAACGCAGCGATTCAAGAGAACATCACACGCCTGCAGCAGAGCAACAGTCTTTTAGATATCAATACCGATCCGACACTTGCAGACACGAGCGTCGTTGATCAGGTGTTGTCGAACTACAACATCACCCGCGATAACGGTACGCCAGCCACAGGCGTAGCCACTGTTATTTTTCACCTGAACGTCACAACAGCCATTGCGGCTAATGTGCGCCTCACGGCCGCAGATACTGGTGTTGTATTTCAACCCACTGAGGCGTTTGTTATTCTGCGCGCCGGTAACGTAGCCACGGCAGCAAACGAGCGCGTAATGATCCCGGTAGGCGACGGTACTTACGCGGCTAACATCACTGTGCAGGCTACGACTATTGGCGCAGCTGGCAACATTCGCCGCGGCGTTAAACTCACGCCAAACAGCGTGCTGAACAACACCGCCGACGTATACGCCAACACTGACTTTATCCACGGTCGCGACGCCAGTTCAAACGCAGAGTACCTGACCAAGCTTGCGCCCGCCCTTGCCGCAAAGACAATCGGCAGTCGGCAGAGCTACACCGCAGCTATTCTCAACCAGCCCGCGTTCTCTAACACGCTGCACGTCTCGGTGCTGGGCTGCGGCGACCCAGAGCAGCAGCGCGACCAGCACAGCTTGTTTCCAGTATCAGGCGGCGGCAAGGTCGACATCTATGTGCAGACCAGCGATTACGCTCAGCTGCAAGACCACTTGCTTGAAGCTACATATATGGGCGGGAATCAGTGGCAGCTCATTCTGCCGAGAGACACCGCGCCCGGTTTCTACGAAGTTACCCGTATTGCCCGGGCTGGCGACACAGTGTCCAGCGGATACGGCGTAGCTGAAGATATCCGCAACATTGATTTCTTGAACACAGACTTTGTCCCAGACGTGTTGTACCTGCACGAAGGCACGTACACTAGATATCAAAACGCCGTGATCCGCTTCAACGACACTGACGCCGCCACCAGTTCTTTGGTTGCAAACGAGTCCCGCGCGCTGTATGTGGTCACGACATCAGCTATGCCGTTGATTGCCGAGATGCAGGACTTCTTGAGTTCTCGCGCTAACAGATCGCGCAGCGCTGATATTCTGGTCAAAGCCGCAGTGCCGTGCTTCACCAAGATTTCATTTGAGATTCGCACCCAAGCCAGTGACCCAACGCCGCCTGTTGCAGAGATTCAAGCTGCTGTAAGTGCCGCTGTGTCCAAGATTGGCTTCTCTGGCCAATTGCATGCGTCGGTCATTACAAACGTTGTGCATGACTACCTGACAGGCCAGCAAGCCGTTAGCAGCATCGATATGTTCGGTAAGATCCGGCGCCCCAATGGCGATTTAAGCTTTGTACGCGATAGCGCTATTCTGCGCATACCGACAGACCCCGAAAGACTGGTTACCGGCCGCACGACAGTATTCCTCACAAGCCCGCAAGACGTATCGATTTCGGTCGTCGCTGCTGGCTTTCTGAATTGATGTGACGCATGGACACACCGACATTTGTATACCCGGGCTCTGACTTTGACCGCGCACGCAATCTCGTTGCTGTGCTCGGAAGCTTCTGGTCCCGCACGTACACAAGCTCCGACCAAGTCTCGTCTTATGCGGCAGCGACAGGGCAGATAGCCAACCAGACGTACCAAAACTTGCTTGAAACGCTGGCAATGCTCAGCCGGTATGACGTGCCGCTGTTCCACACTGAGACAATCACGCCAATCACGATAAAGAAGTCTGAGCTGAACTCTGCGGCTGTAGCCGGTAGCCGGTTTGACGACAACGCCGGTGTATTTGACTACTCCGGCCTCCAGTTTGACGTAACACCTGTTCAAACAAGCTTTGCCTTCCCGCTGCCGGCCAAGCTCGCTGATGTGCGCCAACTGTTCAACCGGATTACGTATCCGACAGTGGCGCTGCTGAAAAACATAGATTTCACAATCGACTCGACGCGCAACTCGATTGTTTTCCCGGTCAATCCGTTCGACAACCTCGGGCTGGTGCGCAAACCAATCGCAGGCGTAGAGAACGACGAAGAAATAGTGCTCTGGGGGTTCTGCGGCCAGTTCGATTACGAGTACGTGTTCCGCCAGTTTGCGTACGCTGTCGGGCTGTACCTAAAGACCAGTCAGGGCTACAAAGACCTCACCAACGCGATCATAAACGGCCTTATCGAAGGCGGCGCTAGCGCGGCGACACTGGATTTGGCCCTCGCGGCGATCAGTGGCATCCCGGTTAGCCTTGAGCCCACTGAAACCGTAGAAGTGGTTGACCGGGACGCCACGGGTTTACTTATCATAACCGACAAGGCTGTTTACAGGTTCAACACCGGCGCTACAGCCAAAGTGACGGTAGGCCAGCAGATCAGCGCCGGCACACAGCTAATTTCTGGCTTAGAGATCACAGAGTTCTTCGTCGGCAACAAATACGCGCAACTCACCACCACAAACCCGGAATTCGTGTGCTGCCCGCCTGCTGACACTGTGCTGGCCGATAACCTGTGGGAAAGCCTTACGACCGAAGGCGACGACGAGATCCTGCTAGACCCCAATTCAGAAGTATGCCGCCGAACCCGCAAGGCTATTAACGCCCTGACCCTCGACGGCGGTTTCCTGTCTGCCTGCTTTTACGGCGAGCTGGTATTTGAGAACGTAGATGTGCCCTTGGAGGTGATTACAGACCACCCAAGCGGCTACACCTACCTGAAGTTCGCGCTCGGGGGCTTACCGGCAGAAGTAGACCGGTTCTTTGACGAGATTCACAGCCGGGGCGTAGCGTCTGCCCAAGCGAACGACCAGCCGTGTATTGTGCGCAGTAAACGCCGGGGAACGCTTGCGCACATCCTCGACAGGCGGGCAAACTCAGTTACAGAGCCGGAAGTAACCCATCTGCCAAGAACCATTAACCCAATGCAGTTTTTGGTAGAAAATGTGCTGCGAAACAACATATTTGTAGTCAGAATTCAAATTTCTGCGTTGGGGCAAAATCACCTCGGCCTGTACAATGTTAGACACCTACGGCAGTTGCTCCCGCCGCAGGTCGCAATGATAGTGATTTTCGAGCTGACAGGCGGGCTAGACGTTGTAAACGCCGAAGACGTTATCAGCGATACAGCGCGTGTTTTTACCGGAATGGCGCCCCAAAGCGACACTGTGCCGGTAACACTTGTGCAGGATTTGGGCGTAACGGTCAGGTTGGTATCAGGTACGTGCCAGTAAGGAACCACAATGGCTGCTGACAAAATCACACCGGAAAATTTTGGCGTTCGCGGTCACGTCACGCTTTGGAGCATTGACGAAAAAACCGGCTTGCACACGCCTATTTTTTCGCAGCACAACCAAATCCAGTATTCGTGGGGCTTTATCGCTGCCAAGCAACTTGGCTACCGCGCACAGGCTGACCGGCCGTCTTATCACATCTCGGCGCTGTATATCGAGTTTGAGAACCAAGAAAACCCAGCCGACGTTATCGCGACAACAGGTTTTGCCCGGGATGTCGGCATTAATTACTACAACTCACTTTCCGGTGAGCGCGACTTTTTGCGTATTCCGCTGAGTCTGGAGCCGGCACTTGGGGTATCCAGCGGCTTTGAGGCGAACCTGCCGATCAGCCAGCAGGCCAACCAGTTGACGTTCTTTGCACAGACGTCCGGCACTACTGGCGTGCGCGGCAAGGCGTTTAGCAATGTCGTGAACAGCAAGGTGTTTGCCGCAACGCTTGTTGCCGCGCCAGTGTTTAGCGACCGCACAAAAGATGCCGTGTTTGCGCGCACGATGTTTACAGGCGCCAATCAGGTAACAAAAGAAGCGTCCTCCCAGATCGGCATTACTTGGGATATCGCATTTGAGTAGTGCACCGTTTCGCGGCCCACTAGTGTTCCATTTCGCGGGAGGCAAGGATGCCCAGTAACTGGCTCAATAAAGTGTCGTACGTCGCCCCCGGCGAGCCGGTGCAGGCAGACGTCGTCAATCGCGCTGACCGCACGCTGGCCGACCGTACGGACCACCTGAAAGACCGGCTGGACGCAGCTGTGGTCGGCCGGGCCATTGTTGACTCAAACGCAACAATCGCAACAAACGTAATGCCCGGCCAGCCGGTGTACTGGAACTACACTACGCAGCGCTACGAGCAGGCGCTTGCTTCTGTCGCTAACGACACTGTCACCCAGCTCCCGACCGTGCAGCCGTCATCTGACTGCGTGGGCCTGTGTCTCACAAAGCGCACAGCCACACTGGGCGACATTGTGCTGCAGGGCATCGTCGATATCTCGAACTTGGACAACGCCATCACCGGCGCCGTACTGCCCGGTCGCTACTACCTTTCAACATCTGAGCCCGGGAAGCTCACGCAGCAGAAGCCGTCTGTAAACGTGAGCGTATGCCACGTGCAGGGCCCCAAAGACAACTGCTCCGATGTGCCGCGTGTTGTTGTTATGCCGCACCTGCGCGACTTCATTGACGAGCACACTCATTACAGGTTTGCGCTGTACGCCAAGCCAGCTGGCACGCACACGCAGCCAGAAGACACCGACGCACACGTGATCACAGACGCTGACGCTAACTTGCAGGGTTGGCTCCCGGCAGCGCACGGTAGTTTCAACGGCAAGGCGCCAGCCGGAGCTAAGTTCGGCTACAACTTGTCGCAACACACCACGCTGGCCAATGTCTGGCCCCCGGTGCCAATTCAGTCCGTCGCTGTGCTGTGGGACAAGGGTCACGATGAGACAGCGGGCTCGCCAACAGCGCCAAAACAACGCGGCGCGAGTGAAGTAGCGCAGGGCGCAGCTGGTTTTGTTATTTGTGACCGCAACGGCATCTGGTGGATGAAAGACTGCTTTGGCGAAGTGCCGTGGCCCGCTGACACAGATACTACAGACGCAGACTACGCACCTGAGTCAACAGCGTGCCCCGTGCAGGAAGACATGCGCGTAGAGGTTGTGTTTCTGCGCATGCTGTACGGCAATGACCGTACAGCTGTAACAAAGCTTGAGTCGGCTCCCGGCAGCCCCATTCTTGTCGAGAGCTGCGACGGGACGCCAAGCACCACCGGCACCGGCGACCTGATGCTCGACATCAACCTGCCCATACTTCCAGCAGAGGCTATTGGTGGGCAGGCGCTGAAAGAAGCCCCCGGCGGTAACAAACTGAAAGCCGGCTGGGTCACAGAAGGCGTATTCACAACGTCTAACCAGCTTTCGCTCTCCAGCACCCGCGGCACAAAGCGTAACTTAACTACTGCCGAGCTGGACGAGTTTGGCCTGAGCGGCAACCACGTGCTGCATCAAGGCGTGGTGAAACTCGACTACACAGATCAGCTGGTCGAGCGCGAGATTTCGCCGCAGATCATCCGGCTCAGCGATACCGTCGAGCGGCTGTATATGGACATTCCATATATCGGCTTCCCGCCCGGCCAAGCTTCATTGCTGCGCGTACGGCTCAACGTACCCGACAGCAATCTTGGCGATAACCTGCAAATGAAGATCCGCGTGCAGTTCTTCGGCCGCGGTGGTGCAAGCCAGTCATTGCCGGCGCTTTACATGACGTACCGCCGTCTGCCGGCTCCCGCCGCTATCACGGGCACTCCTCTTGAACAAAACGACACAAACTTAACGTTCAACTCGGTCGTAACGCTGTCGTCTGACATTGCGATTGTCAAAGACAGCGCGCCGTTCAGTATTGCAGCTGGCGATACAGTGCTTGTGACCATCGGCCGCACTGATGCTGATGCGTATTTGGGCGACGTAGGCGTGTTGAGGATCGCCGGAATTGTGTACAGCGCTACATAAGGGTGTGTGAACTGTCATGGTTATCGGAAACTGGAATTTAGAGTGGCTGAACCACAACGCCCAGCGCTCGTACCCGTTCACAACTCGGGCTACAAAAACTGACACTACCGGCACGCTCACGCTGCCAGACAGCTTTCTCGTCGGCCTGTATTTGCCTATTCATTCTGGCCTGACGTTCGCGCCCAGCAACTTCTTTGTGCGGCGCGTGCTGATCTCCCCCACTGGCTTCAATATTACGGTGGGTTACGAGGCGGCTGGTGACACTGTAGACGTAGCAGCAGCCAACATCATCCGCACGGGCTACGTTGCCGACCAAACTTATGCGCTGGGCGGAATAAACGACTTCGCTGACTGCGTCGGCCAACTGGTGCTTGGCTCGCTTGACGATATCGACAAGTTGCCGCCCGGGCTTTATGAGTTCACACAAGCTGCCGGTGAACTGGAGACAGACTGCATCCGGCCTATGATCCGCGGGGTGCAACGACTGCAGATCAGCAACAACAATGAACTTAGCGCGCCTATCTACGGCGACGTCACACTGGTTGCTGGCGGCAACATCAACATCGACGTAGCCACTGTTGGTAGCACGACTGAGATTACGATCAAAGCAATCTCTGGCGCGAATCTAAACGAGACATGCGCGTGCGTGACAAACTCGACTGGGCCCTGTATCCGGTCTATCAACGGCGTGACGTCGCTGGACGGCAACTTCATGTTTGCGCCGGACTCATGCTTGGCTATCACCCCATTGAATGGCGCCAATAACAGCGGGCTCAAGTTTGCCGACACGTGCGCCACGCCATGCTGCGGCTGCAAAGAGCTAGACGCGCTGAAAAATCAGGTCAACCGATTTGGAGACGGGGCTGCAACACTGCAGAACTTTCTTACCCGGATGGGCGGCGAAGTAACACAAATGAGCCTTGTCGTGCTCGGCAGCAAGCTGGGAGACTCTGGCTGCACGTCAGGGTGAAACAATGGCGTGCCCTGATTACGTAATATCGTCAAGCGGCCGGGCCGGTATCGGCGTAAACCAAGATGCCGGACTGGACTACCCGCTTGTCCGACCGTCTAGCGACATCGACTACCTGTTGGCTGATTTCTATTTGGCTTTTGAACCGCCAGCGTTTGAGATCACATACCCGCTGTCGATTAGATATCTTTATGGCGTAGGGTGTGTAGAGAACACCCCAGCTGTTGACTTCTTCACGCCAACGCACGCCGCCGACATTGTTGTGGTCGACGCCGCCAACCGCGTCGTGTTCAACAGTGCCGTAAACACCGCGTTCACTGTAAGCGCGTGGGGCACAGACTACAAGATATACGAGTGGCTGGGTAGTGCAGCCGTGTGTCGACTGGTTACGCATACGACATGGGCGCCCGACACAGCCGAACAGCAACAGTACGATAAGTACCTGACCCCAACCAGCGCTAAACTTGCTGGCCGCGCTACATATCAAATGCCCCGCAGGTTGCGCACGATCAGCGTCCGCAACGGCCAGAGCGAGCATGGGCCGTACGCTGGCAACATACTGCTCAAGAATAGTTACAACACTGAGCTGGCCGGGCAGGTATCGAGCAATAGCCCGTTTCGCAACAACACGGCTATCACTGTCTCAGCACAAGCTGGCTCTGGTGCCGGGCTGGCGCCGTGCTCAAGCACAGGAGACGTGCCAATTACGTCTATCAATGGCGTGTCTCCTAGCGCCAGCGGCGACTTCCTGATCTCTGCCACAGACTGCTTGTTTGCGCGCCGGCCTCTAGTCGACGGCGCCGTAGATCCAGATAACCAGCTGCACATTGGCACAGGTTGCACAGCGCCCTGCTGCAAATGCTCAGACTACTCTGATCTGGCAAAATACCTCAACCTAACTCGGGACCGATATGCCCTTATTGGGCAGCGCGCAGAGAATGTTCGCACAGCTCACGAGAACAACATAGCCCGCTGGAACGCGCAACGTGGCTGTAGCACAGCTAACCCGCTGCGGTTGATGTTAACGCCGCAGATGTGTCCATACATGGACATTGTCATGATGGCCTGCAATCCATGCACCACATGCCTGCCGCCGGTCACGCTGTCGGTCATGCTTACAGTTAGCAGCCCCGGCGTAACAGCATCACTGGTCTGCGGCAACACAGCGCTTTTCGGGCCTAACGTAAATGGCAAGCCGGTCGCTGTGTACCCGTCGCCCGATGGCCTGACATACTCGTCGACGTTGCCACAGATACCGCCGGGGGATTCTGCATACCTGAAGTTCCGCGTGAAATTCTTGGCCGCAGACGGCAGCAAGCCCGCCGGGCCAGTTATTGTCACCGGTGTACTTACAGGTGCGCTCAGCGACCAGTCGCTCATGCGGAATAACTGCGGCAGCCAAGACGCGCGTGAAAGCTACAGCAGCCTGTCAGTGTTTCCGGCCACGGGCAAAGCGAATACACTGTATACCGACCTGTCTAACGGTTTCGTGTATCAATGGGTCAACGAATACCTGCGCATCATAATCGAGCCTGCCGTAGCCACGGTGGCGCAAGCGCTTTACTGCAGCGAAACCGGAACAACAGAGGCGCCGTGCTAAACCATGTCTGTACGCAACCAAAATTGGTACAACCTGCAGGCCAACCGGAGCTACCCGCTTGACGAGTCAAGTACAGGCGTAGACGATGCCGGCGCGTTTCTGCGTAATGATATCTTAGTCGACTGCAATATCCGGTTCCCGGCAGCAATTGGGCGCTACTTGTATGTGCAGGGCGTAACAGTGTCGGCTGGGATTGTGACTGTGCTGTTCGGCGCGGTGAACGACATTCTTGCTACGTCGGGCACACCTGTCGCTGTTGTCTCGCTTCCAAAACCAATCAACAGCTATGTGAACTACGCGATCACGGCCCTGCAACCCGGCGTATCTGGCTGGGTTGTATTTGGCCCGGGGCTGACTGAGACTTTTGCCGGGCGCTATACACAGCCCACGCAGACACTGATACAGCCACGTTGCGCCCAGCCCTACAAGCCCTTGCCCGTGCCGTCTATTGGCAAGTTGAACGTCGGAACGGCGCTGCAGGGTGTTGTCACCATGGCGGCGTCTACTCCTGTAACAGCGACATACGAACCCATTGAATACGACGGCACAGTATATCCAGCGATTGTGTTCAGGCTCGACAGCGCTCAGATCACGACAGCCTACAACCCGCTGACGGAGTTCTTGGGCCCTTGCAGCCAGCGCCCTGAAAGCGGCACATGCCCGAAGCAGCCGATTATGACGCTAAACGGTATTGAGCCAGACTGCAATGGCAACATCAATATTGCGTTCAACTTCAATCAAGAGCAGTTCACGGGCGGCATAAATCTACTCACGGACGCCACGCTTACTGACCTATGCACGGCAAATCAGCTTAAACAGCCGCAAGCGTTTCAAGACGCGTGCTGCAAACCTGACGGCAAGACAACACGGGCCTACAGCAGCTTTGAGGCTTTTCCGGCTACTGGCGACCCGCAATATCTGTACGTCGCGCTGGACACTAACTTTTCGTATGACTGGAATCCAGCAGCTACGCCGCCTGCTTACCAACAAGCAGACGCACTAGACGCTTACTGCTGGCCAGATCCCACCACAGCCATTGACGTGGTTGTTAACGAAACGCTGCCGACTACAGATTACACATGCCTGACTTTACCGCTGTGCATCGGGTTTGCCTCGTGCTACCCGGAAGAGTATTTTGCGCAACGGCAGGGTTTCTTTGACGTGCGCTACACAGACGCGCCTGCCCTGTGTGACGCGACTGTCGAAGAGTACACAAGCCACCAAACGTACACGACTACTGGTACCGGCGCAGTCAATTTGGCTGTGTTAAAAAACTGCCCGACTGACTGGGCGTACGGGCACAAAATATCGCTGCAGTTGAAAATCAGCGCAGACGGCGTTGCACGAAACGGCGGGCTTATCCTGAATTACGTGCAGACGCAAAACCCGCAGACGCTTTCAATCACTACGACATATCTGGCCGTGCAGCTTGACGCTATCCGGGGCCGTATCCGGGTGCTGCGTTACACCGGCAGTTCTTTTGTCGAAGAGGCGCATACAGCTGTGCCGGTTAAAACCAACACTTGGTACACGTTATCCGCCACGATGATTCTGAACGGCAGCAATGTAGACGTGCAGTACGCCGCAGAAGAGCTCTCTGGCGCGAATCAAGTTTCGGGCGTAGCCACGATTTTAAACCCGGGTAGCCTGACTGGTATGGTTGGATTGTTCTCCAACCAGTCGCTGACGTTCTTCAACAAATTTACAGTGGAGTAAAGCATGACAAGCGCGCGCATACTTTACCCGCAGTTCCGTGACGAGCAGCAAGACTCCAAGTACCCGTTTGCCGACAACGCCACCCTGAAATCAACTTCAGGCAAAGTCGCTATTGGCGGGGACACGTTTATCGACGCATCGCTCTTCCCTATCCGGTCTGTCGGCAAGCTGTATATCTCGGCTGTAGTCGTTAGCGCGCAAAACGTAACCGTCACAATCGGCGATGCAAACAGCGCCTTTCTGATTACAGCCTCGTACGGCACGTTCGACCCGCCGGCAGATGGTGTCTTGCCATTTACAGACGCATACGGGCGCCCAGCTGGCATGCTTCTGGCTAACAATCTGGCCAGCTTTACCACATGGGACATCGGGACATACACGTTCACGGCCAAAGCGACTGAGTTTGTCAGCAGCGTGGTCATACCGGCTAACGAACCCGGCGTTCGCGGCATAACAGACGCTGACACAGGACGCACGCTGTATGGCGACATCTGGCTGGTTGGCGATCAGGGCGTTGTGCTGCGCAAAGAAGGCGACAACGTAATCCGGGTAGACATTGTCGGCAACCCGCTGTTCAAGCGCAGTCTGTGTAACGCGCCCGGCAGTTCTGCCCCGGCGCCGCGCTACCTGAAGACAATTAACAACGTGCCGCCAGACGAGTTTGGCAATTTCACCATCACAGCCACCGGCACCGACACTGTGCTGCGGATCTACCAAGAAAACGACGCTATTGTTATTTCTTCTGTGGGCAGGAGTGTGCTGTAATGCCGCAACCCGGTTTCTACAACGACAACGAATACCGAGCGTATCCGTTCATCTACACTCCCGTTCCGCCAGCTACAACGATACCAAATAGCGTTGTCGTAGATGCCGGGTTCGTGATGGGTTTAGATATCAATTTCGACTTCAGCGCGCACAGCATCTGGCTGCACAGTATTTCGCTCACGGCCACAGACTTTGTGTTCGTATTCAAGACTAACGCTACTGCCGCTACGCTTACATTCTCCCGGCCTATTCCTGACGACTGCGTCAACCCAGAGTGGCTGATCGAGTACGCCGACGCCGCAACTATCAGTGGCTACAACGAAACAAACTGCGCCGAAGAACCCAGTTGGCGCGGCTTCCTAGTGACTGGGCCACTGTGTGAACTTAAAGATGAACTTCTTGCCAACGGGAACGAGTTCACGTTTGGCAGTACCGACTACAAGATTGAGCCGGGCCGTATTCAAAGCCTAGCCAAAGCTTACCTGCGCTCTATCAGCGTAGGTAACTACGACCGGACGCGCGTACCAGACTGCGACTCAGCTGGACTCGTGCCGTACAAATCAATCATTGTTAACGCCCGCTGTATGAAAGGCGACATCCGGCTCAAAGAAGGCTACAACTGCCAGATTACGCAAACAGACAGGGCAAACAACCTGTCTATATCGGCAGCGGTCGGGGCCGGCGCGCCACAGGACGCTGCACTCTGCGCCCACGGCGGCGAGATACCGCTCTACCCAGACGAGCCGTACGACACCGTTACCGGTTTCTACAGCGGTGGCCCGGCGTGTAGCGAGTTAATTACGACCATCAACGGAGTCAGTGGCAGCCAACAAAACATTATCGGCGGAACAGGGGTGACAATCACCGTGCAAACCGTCGATAATCAAAGCAGCATAGCCGTAACAGCCGCCCCATCTTCTGCCTGCGCACAACCTACGACGTAACCATGGCCGAAAATTTATTTGCTAGCAATACGCAGTGCGACATTGAGCCAGTAGATAAAGTCGATTTCGACTTCATCCAGCTCGACGTCTGCAATATCACTCCGCTGCCGAAGCCGATCTACAACTGCGCGCTGCCCAACGTGCCGCGCGATATTTTCACAGACGTTGGCATAAATTGCCCCGAGTTCTCGATTACGTCCAGCATTGTGGCTGGGTACGCTCCAACTGGCGCGTCGGAGGCTGCGCGGTGCGGTATCCCCACTGAGCCCTCCGCTATTCTGACGCTCGCCAAAGTTGACGTAGATCCGTGTAAATACGACTTCAATTTTGATCTGGCTGTGCCGATCCCGAAACCGCCGTGCCCGATCATCAACACTACCGGCGTCACGGTTATCACTGGCTACGAAAACTCAGAAGCTGTTCAGCGGCCGTCGATATTCGTTGTTGCCCCGCGCGTGACAAAATACGCGCAGCAATACGTCACAACGGCGAACTTCCCAGCTACAGGCGATGACGCTGTAGATTACATCGACATCGACGGACTTGCCGCATATAAGTGGACTGGCACTGCATACGAGCTTAACGACACAACCACCGTAGTGGCCTCAAATACTTTTGGGCAGCTGCCGACTACAGGCGCTACAGATACTTTCTATCTTGCCGATAGCGCTGTGTACTTCTGGCAGCCTGAGTTAGCAACGTACGCCGCAACTGAGCTGGCGCCAAGCGAGAACTGCAACCAGCTCAAGCCTTGCGAGTTCGACCTCAAAATAGAAATTGTCATACCAGTTCCGTTGCCAGAATGCCCGACGATCAACCCGCCAACGCTATCTGTCACGTCTGGCTATACCGGCAGCGCGTGTGTTGACCGCGAATCGACGCTCACGATGGATCGCGTGCCGGACACAGACGCGTGCGCATTCGACTTAAACCTCGATCTTGTAGTGCCGATCCCGCGGCCACCGTGTCCCAGTATCAACGCAAACAGCCCGGCTGTAACAGTTGGCTACGCGGGGTCATCGTGTGTGCAACGCGCGTCAACGTTTACGGTCACGTCAACGTCAAACCGCCGCGAGTACGAATCACTTACCGATTTTCCAGAAATTGGCGTAGACGGAATTATCTACGTAGATCTGACGCACGCTAAGAGCTACCAGTGGGTCAGCGCTAACTACGTTGAACTAGACCCGAGCATTGACTGCACCAACCAGAAGTCATGCGAGTTTGAACTCAATCTTGATCTGGTCATTCCCATTCCTCCGCCTGCCTGCCCGTCGATATCCGTCTTGCCAGTACAGCAGACAGTGGGTTGGGAAAGCTGCATGGTCGGCTCTGTGTCGACGCTTACGGTAAACCACCCGCCGCCAGACCCGCTTGATTGCAACTCAGAGCTGCGTTGCGATTTTGCTCTAGATCTACGCCTCAACATCCCGATTCCAGAACCGCCTTGCCCGCAGATCAACGTTAAGACGTTTGCGGTGAACTCCGGCTATGCCAATTCGCCGTGCGTAGAAGACGCCAGCAACAAGTTCACAATCACAGCGTCGAAGATACCTACCGACGACTGCAGTATTCCAACGTGCGCGTTTGATATTGACCTAGAGATTGTCGTCCCCATTCCTGTGCCGCCCTGTATCGACATACAAAGCAAGTCGTTCACAACGACTGTGGGTTACGCTGGTACGTCCTGCGTCAGCAACCGCACCAGCCAGTTCAACATTGTGCGCGTGGTAACCCCGGGTAATGGTTGCGACGTACCCGACACGTGCGACTTTGAAATCACACTAGATCTGGTCATACCTGTACCGACGCCTAAATGCCCGGACATTACATACACCGGTACAGCGCAAACTCGGCAAGTACCGCAAAACGGAGACTTCACAAGCCGAAGCCGGTTTGACCTGCGCACACGCAGTACACCGGCTACATGTACAGACCCCGGTACGTGTACGTTCCTGTTTGACACGTTTATCGATATTCCAATCCCGCAGATTGCGTGCCCTGTTATCTACATGCGATCCGGCGAGGTAAGCATCTACGAAAGCAACGAGCCTCGTGGGTACTTCACTGTATCGGGCGGCAACGTCGGTAGCGGTGAGAACGGCCAGTGCTTGTTTGATTTCCAGCTCGGCCTTGAGCTGTTTCTGCCAACGCCTAAATGCACGACGTTTAGCGGCGGTTACATCTACGTAAAAGATGAATACGGCAATACGTACGCAACCGGCTCTATGTCGGCAATCGACGTAAATAGCAACGAGTGTAGTTTTGGCATCCAGATGGACTTGACGATTCCGCGGCCATGCCAAAACCTGAAATTCAACTTTGATCAAGGTTCGTCGTCTGTGGACGTTGGTCCGCAATATATCAACAACGGGTCCAAAGGTTACGGCTACATATCTATCAGGCAAATCGACACGTGCGAGTACGTGATCTCACAGGACTTGCGTATTGGCGCACTGACAGATTGTTTAACATTTACGCCAGAACCAACAAAAGTTGATGTTGATGTTAGCTGGGGCGGGCAAGTAACTTACTCACCAGTTCGCGCTGATGGCACAAAAACAGAAATCACAAAAACTAATCCGCAGTCGGCAGAATGTTCGCAGTACTCTGTTAAGCAAACGTTTGCTATGTCGCAGTTGGTCAGCGACAACGGCGGAATCGTTGTTAAAGCTGATGGCAAACAAGTAGGTTCTGGCAAATTCACTTTCACCCCAGCCGGCAAAGACACAAAACTAACCGCGTTGATTGAACTGGAAGTTGCAACATGCTCTGGGAGTAGCTCGTCTAGTTCTGGTGGCAGCGGCAGCGGCCCAACCGGACCCGAAGGCCCCACAGGCCCAACTGGGCCGCAAGGACCAGACGGCCCGCAAGGTGACCGCGGGATTGCCGGCCCAGCGGGCCCGACTGGGTTGCGCGGCCCAACTGGCATACCGGGACAGGCTGGCCAAAACGGAGCTGACGGTGTAGAAGGTGAGCGCGGACCATCCGGCCCATCTGGCCCAGCTGGCGCAACTGGCGTAGGCGTAACAGGCGCAACTGGCGCGACGGGCGTAGGCGCGCCGGGCCGCGCCGGCGCAACAGGTGCTACAGGCTGCACGGGCGACCGCGGCGTAACTGGCGCCAAAGGCAACACCGGCGACCGCGGCGCGGTAGGGCCTTCCGGGCTGACTGGTAAAACCGGCCCCACAGGTATGACTGGCCCCACTGGTTTGACAGGCGAAACTGGTGTGCAGGGCCTGCCGGGCGTAACCGGAATGTCTGGAAATTACGGCGGCGACTCAATCCGATTCACTTACGGATTGTTCTCGCAGGGAGCAGGCAACCCGGGCGGTGGCAAAATCAACTTCAGTGGCGCAGACGTCGCTACAACTACGGCTGTGTACATCAGCACGACCGCCGCCGACAGTATTGGTGTAGATCTGTGGCTGGCTAACTTCGCAGCTAGCTCTAGTGCCATCAAAGGCACGCTCACTGTCTCGACGCCGACATTCGCGGCTACGCAAGCCCCCGGTTTTGTTATCTATAACGTGGCTGGCGCTACAAACCACAGCAACTACTACGAGCTGGCGGTAAATTACGTAACGCAGGCAAATCCGGCAAACATACCCGCGGCGGCAGGATTGTTCACCGGGCAGTGCTTGTTGTCGTTCACAAAAACTGGTGACGCTGGAGCAAAGGGCGATACAGGCGCAAAGGGCGATAAAGGCGACGCTGGCACGAACGGCGTATCTGGCTTGCGCGGTATTTCTGGCGCCCGGGGCTTACAGGGGCTTCCCGGCGTAGCTGGCACCCAAGGACCGGCCGGTTTTACGGGCGCTACAGGCCCTACAGGCCCGCGTGGCGCCACGGGCGACAGAGGGGTGTCTGGAGTGTCTGGTGTGCCCGGAACGGCCGGCGTGGGCCACACAGGGGCCACAGGGCCGTGCGGCCCGCCGGGTGCTACTGGCGTGCTGCCAAGTGGCTACCCCGGTGATATACCCGGCAACGCAGCGTTTATGACGGCGTTTATCAGCCAGCTGCAAACAAACCCTACTTTACGCGCCGCTATTCTCGCTATCGTGAGTACATAACATGGCCGACAAGCATCCTGTAGAGTTTGTCCAGTACGTCGGCACGCCGATGGCTGTAACAGAGCTTAACAACTGTGGCATCTGCCCAGAGGGGCCGCCGGGGCCGCAGGGCGACCCGGGCATAGCGGGGCCGTCTGGCTTAACCGGCAAACAGGGGCCACAAGGAACTCAAGGCCCCAGTGGCCCCAGTGGACCAAGTGGACCTAGCGGGCCGTCTGGTTTGCGCGGGTTATCTGGCCCAAGCGGCATTCCCGGTATCAGCGGGCTGCGCGGCGAAGTTGGTCCAAGCGGTTTGACAGGCCAATCTGGCCCGGCTGGTTCTGCTGGGCCTACTGGCATGACTGGGATTACAGGTAACGCAGGCAGGCAAGGCCCGTCTGGTTTACGCGGTGTCTCTGGGCCCGTTGGCGCAGCTGGCGCTACAGGCGCAACTGGACCTAGTGGGCCTAGCGGGCCGCGCGGCATAACCGGGCCTGTCGGGCCGTCTGGCTTGATAGGCGTGACTGGCGTGGCTGGCGCCACTGGCGCGTGTGGCCCGCCGGGGGCTACTGGCGTACAAGGCGAGTTGACAGTTGCGCTACTTATCAGTGAACTACAGACAAACACAGCGCTGCGGGCGGCGATTAAGGCGGCAGCCAGCGCGTAAAGATAACTAAAGGAACTCGGCATGGCCACGATCACACGCATGGTCTCGATTAGCCGCGACAACATCATCAACATGTTTGAGCAGCCGGACTTTTTCACGCGCAATCAAGCACTTGTAGATATCCAGCCCCTCGCCGCGTCCAGCCTTGCCGCGTTCTACGAGTCGGCCAAAAAAGCTGGCTGTAGGTGCCGCGCAGACACGTCGCTGCTCACAAACGCAATTATGGCGCTACTCGACAGGCTTGAAGCAGCGCGCCAGACAGAGCCTGAAACAGTGCAGCAGTTTATCCGGTACGTGGCGAAAGCTGAGGATATTGCGCACACAGGAGTTACAATACATTACATCCACCCCGGAACTAACTCGCTGCGCCGATACGTGTTCCCATGAGCAATGTCCAACCAGCTAACTCGCGCATCCTTCACGGGTCTAGTCCGCACGTGCCCGCAGACGGTACGCACCAAGCTGTCGTCAAAGTCCGCCTGCGCGATCACAACGACCAACCCGTCGCCGGCAGGCAAGCACAACTTTCGGCAAGCCGCGCGGGCGTCACAATTCAACAACCGGGACTGACAGACGAACACGGCTTGGCGCTGGGTTACGTGACAGCCGATACAGTTGGGCCGGTTAACATCACAGCCGTCGTTTTACCCGTTTCTCCGTAGGTGCCGTATGTCGACATGTGATCCAGAGCCACTCGACGGAACTATCGTACTGCCGGACGCCATCGGGCTGGACTTCTACAATCCGATCATTACGCCACCGCCGCCACAACCAGATAACGGCCGGCGCATTAAGTTAACGTGGACTGTGAGCCGGTACAACTTCAGCGAGACAGACGGCATTCGCGTCAGGATCACAGCTACTGACGCCGCAGAAATGGCGTCGAAAGTCTTTGCGTACTTGATGCTGCCAATGAAGCCGGGCGCAAACACAGCCGTCGGGGCGTTCGATCATGTGTGCTCGCCGGTTGATTTGGAAGAGTATCCAGAAGACGAACCGCTGCCGAACGTGCGCCCAGCTTGGTTCCGGCTCGACTACGTTGACGTGCTGCTGCGTTCCCGGGCTGAGGTAAACGCGTTTATTGCTGACGTGGCAGAAGACGTGCAGCGGCTTAAAACTGCGCTTGATACAGCCGACACGTTGTTGCCGGGCGGGCAGCTGTGGGTCGGTATTCCACCCGAGTAAACAAGAGAGCGCATCATGGCCAGAACAGTCGTTATCGAAGACAGCACAATCATTACACTGCTTAGCGACACCCGGTTTGCCGAGACAATCCCTTGTTTCATGAACAAGCGGGATATCTTTAACACGTCCCGTACAGGGTGTGGTTCTTGCGGAAACAAAAAGCAGGAGCGGCAGCGCAGCGAGATGGCCCGAATTAAATCGTGCCTAGCAAGCATGAGCACAGAGAAAAAGAACGAGTTCAAAAAGCTGCTTGGCGCTGACGACATTCGCATCGTGTACGCAAACTCCAGCGGCCAAGTCGTGCAGCATAATTTCTAGTCGCGCTGTCTCCCGCGCAAAAGTGCCGCTAAATTCTTTGCAAAAACACGGCATATTTAATGTCGCTACTGCATCGTATTGGTAGCACTCTTTCCTGCGTACAAGGGAGTATCGCGTGCGTGATTCTGCTCATCACGCAATAAAGGAGCCGGCAGCCAGACTCAAACTGGCTGTTGTCAGGCGGTTGCATAAGCAACCTCCACAATTTCAGATCGTCCCTGAAAAGGCGATCATGTTATTTGAAGATACGATGCGCAAATCGGCGCGCGGCCTGAACAGAATCGAAGGATTCTGGGCCCGTGCCGAGTTCATCCGGCGGCGCGTTCTCAAGCGCACCGCTGCTGGCCTGCGCGGCCCAATGGCCCGCTGGTACAGCGACTATACCGCAGCTATGCTGCGGGGAGAGATGGCGACCATCGACGACGATGGCGCTGTCAGAAAAGTGGACGACAACATCGAGTTGTCTGTCCGCTCCGCCGCTTACGCGGCATGCTCCGCCAGCTTGCAGTAAGCTGGCACGTCACTGGCTGTGTAGCCGGGACACCTTTACGCCCCCTTACCGGGGTGTATTGTGTGCTCCCGGTTACACGGCCAGTGCGTTAACGTGCCCCGTTTTCCTTAGCTATCAAACAAATGCGAAAAGCAAAACTCGACACGCCGATAGAAAAGCGTAAGCCCAAGTTCCGTATGGAAGAGCCGAACGACGATGCCGCCGCGTATGGTTGGGCGCTGGGAAAATTGCGGTACCCGACGTCCGACTCAAAACCCGGCGACATATGGCCCGGCAACGGCATGTTCAGCGTCGCTGCGCCAATTGAAGTGCGGCAAACCTACGGGCACACAATCGACTTCGTGTGCCCAGCGTTCTTGCAGCTACTGCTCGACGCAAGTCCAGCGATTAGAGAAGGCGCCGAAAAAGCACGCGCAGCCAAGTACTCCACGGCGGCGCTTGCAAAATACAAAAAGACCGTTATGAAAGTGTTCGAGGCTACTATCATTCCAGAGATCGAACGGCGATTTGAAGAAGTAGCCGGGGCTGTTGCGGAGTTTTACGCCGCTCGCTTAGCCCACATTGACACCTTTGGCGTAGAGGAATGACATGAAAAAGAAACCAACAGCGCGGTTAACCGGGTTCACAATGGTGGACTACGCAGGCAAGGTAGCTGCTGCGGGCAAAAAGAAAAACCCCGTAAGCAAAAAGAAACCAACAGCGCGGTTAACCGGGTTCACAATGGTGGACTACGCAGGCAAGTTAGCCCCGCGGCAGACGCCGGTTGCTGCGCGCAAAAAGAAAACCGCGCCGCGTAAAACACGCAGCGCGGCTCCTAAATCCGGGTTAACAGGTTTTTTAGTGATTTGGCGGCACACAATGGATGATGTGCCGGTCGGCCTGTTTTCAGATTATGATGACGCTGTCAAGTTTGCAACAACAATGCGCCGTCAAAAAGCCTACGAAATCAGCAAGCGGCTCGAAATCGATTGCGCTACGCCGGTTTGTTTTGCAGTCGTGCAGTTTGACAACGGCGCGCCTGTACACTTTTTCGTCGTAGACCGCCGCGACGACGCTTAGATCGACGCTAAGATAACAAAATCCCGCTGGTAAGCAGCCACTGGGCCGCGCTTGCCGAGCAGGAGGTCATCGTCGGTCTTGCCTTCGGCGTCAACGGGGTACGGCCCGCTGGCGTTAGACACACCCGGGCGGTTCAAACCCAGCTCTGCAGCCTTCTGGATCACAATGTTCGACGTTGCGGCCGACATGAGTTCCTCCACGCCGCTACCGCTGACCACAAACTCCGCCCGACCCGACGCCACCTTGGAAAGACCGTCAACGATGGAAACCATGGAAAATACCTCCGAAGTAGAAAAAACCGTAACGCTTGATATGGTAATGCGAGTCGTGAAGTTAAGCAAGCTGCAAGTGCGGGCAATTTTTACAACTGTGCTTGGCGTTAAACCCGCTGCAGCTGCTGACTCACTAGACCAGATTACCGTCATGTTTCTGCTGATAGCTGACATGCTGGAGAAACTGGTATTTCTCAAGCCAGAGCAGCGCACGCTTTTGCTCACGGCGCTCAAACCAGTGCTCACAGAACCAGAGTCGTGCCGGGAGTGCCTGATGCAGCTGGTCTTTGCAGACGGCCAATACGCCACATGGACCACTCACGCGGGCTTTACAGATCTTGAGTCTGGGGAAGAGGTTACGTCTCTTCCTAATCCGCCTATGGAGACAATTGGGTACAATCTAAATGAGCTGTACCGCCGGGGTGTACTGCAGATCGAGAATAGGGCCGGGAAGCATGTCAAACCTACTGCAAGAAGCGTGGAAGAGTCCTGACACATTTGCCAGCGTACTGCTCACGTTGTTCCTCGACAGGTTCGGGATGGAGGCGCTGGAATGGGATCCGGCCACTATCACGCTGGAGATCGAAGAAGAGTTCAAGGTCGATCTGCCGCAGCTGCCTTTAGATAAGTTAATCGTCGGCATCCAGATCCTGACGACAGATAGGTTCTTCAAAAGCCTGCCTGACTTCATCTCGTTCTGCAACGTGCTCAGCGGCGACACGTACCAGCCTGACATGTGGGATCCTGCAGACGTTGAGGAGATCGCGTGGGGGATTACCGAAGCCCTGCTAATCGAGCCGCCTGAAGAAGCAGATCCGTTTACAGACGAGATCCGCGCCTACATCGGCACCATGCTTGACCAAGAAGGCATCATGAACCCGCCTGATATCTTGCGCATCGCTTTCCGCAAGACTAGAACGTCGCCGCACATGACAGATTTCTCGGATGACCCGGCAATGTTCAGCGCCATATACGACGTTGAAGCAGGCAAGACAGATGACATCACGCGTACGCTGCAGCTACGGGCAGACCTGTTAGCCCAGCAGATGGCCGCGTTGAACTTAAAAAATGGATCCACGCAGTATGTCGTAGACATGTTGCGCGGCGCTAAGAAGCAAGACGCTTGAGGGGTGAACAATGTTAGTGCTATCGCGGGAACTGAATGAAGACATCATGATTGGCGATAACGTGGTTATCCGCGTTCTATCGATTGAGAAAGGCCGCGTGCGACTGGGCCTAACAGCGCCGGCTAATGTAACCATCATGCGCGGTGAATTAGGCGCGCCGCGCACTAAAGAAAAACCGGTGAAACGTGGGCTGGAACGACAGGCTAAGGGAAGACCCGGCCCTGCCAAGTGAGGAAGACAGTTACGAAGGGTGGCTGTTGTACTCGGAAGAGCTACGCGCCGCAGAAGCCGCAGAGCCGTGTTTTGGGTTAACGTCGCAAAACATTGACCCGGCTACGCGCGTAGCTGCACAGCAAGATACCGACGTGCGCGCGTCGTTAAATGAGCTGATTGCAAAGCTCAAAGCAGCTGAAAAGCGACAAACTGAATTATCTAAGCCCGCATAAATTATCTAAGCCCAGATAAAACGGGATAATCAGCCTTTAGCCAACTCGTATAGCTTGCTCAATGGCAGCAGCGTATCAGCTGCTGCCGCCTGCTTCACAACAGCGCCGGCGTTCTTCTCTTGCACAAGCCGGTCAAGCGTGGCTGCCATACCCCGGTCAAGTGTGGGGACAATCTCAGCCAGCTTGTCGCGGTCCATGTAAACACCGCCAGCGCTCACAGCGTCAGCGAAGTCGTCGCCCATCCATTCGCGGACGTCTTCAACGGCCAGCTTCTCCAGATCATCAAGGGCATACACGTTGCCCGTGGTGGTCTCGACGTTGTGCTGCATGAAGTCACGAGCGACTTTCTCGGTAATGGCAAAAAGCACTTCTTCGGGCCGCGACAACCCGCCGGCGTCGTAAAGCCGGTGCAGCTGCGTGCTCTTGTCAAATTGGTCGACCGCGCTCGCCAACTTTAGCCGCGTGTCCAGTTCCCGAGCTTTCTCCGGGTGCTGGTCAATCACAGTAGCTAACTTTGACAACTCAGCGGCCAGCGGGCCATGGTCCCGTTGCGTGAGCCGTACGCGGTCTTTAATCATTTGGCTGGCGACCTTTGCCGCACAGGCGCCGAGGCCAGCGGCCATTTCCAGCGAGCCGTTTGTATCAGACGTGTCAGCGCTGTACTGCGCGGCTTTCTTCAGGATCTTGGTGGCAATCATGTGCCGGTCTTCGAATACAAACTCGTCCCGGTACTTCTGGAAATGCGCAGCGGCAAACTTGACTTCCGTAGCGTTGCGCATCGGCCAGTGGCGTTCTGTGTTGCCATTGTCGCCTACCCAGACAACAGCAAAAGCGTCGTCCGGCAGTTGGCTTTCAGACAACCCGCTTTGGGCTGCCGACGTCTTCTCCAGTTCGGCTACAAGACCAGAAATGCCGAAATACTCAGCTGCTTTGTGTATCTTGGATTGGATAGCGTCCGCTGTCGCCTTATCAAAGCTGGCTTGTTTGTCTGTGAAAAACAACGCAGACATCCATGTTGCAGGCGCAGTGTGACATGGGTAAAGTTTGTTGCGCGGATCAGCATACAAGTGGCGAGGAAGTGTGCCATCGCCAGAAAGCCGTTCCGGCGCAGCTGATTTAACAAAATCGGGCGCGGGATGAAGAGCGGTAAGCCTGTGGGTTTCGCGGCCACTAACGTCCTGTATCTGATCCAACGGAATATTTGACATGGGTTTGCCTACCTGTTTAGTCCGCCGTCAGCACCACATGGGGGCGCTGTCAGCTTTGGGTATTGAGCTGGAAAAACCTGCGTTTCCAGCAGTTGTTCAGTGTCCGCTATGCCAACAAACTGCGTTGCACCTGTTCGACGATATCACAACAGACGGTATTTGGCTGCACTGCGACCGGTGCGCGGCCCATGGAGATATCATAACGTTTGGCGCGCTGATATGGAATACAAGCCTGCCGGCTGCATTGACCCGGTTTGCCGACCTTGGACTGGTAAATTCCGGGGATAAAGATAACTTAGCCGGGCAGTACGACCGAGGGTTACGGCGCCAGTTGGCTGTCGAGAACTTCTGGTGCGACGCTGAGGCGCAGATCTGGAACCACGGCGACGACGTGATCGCCTGCCGCCTGCGGGAACTAGGCGTCGGCAAAGAAATTTGCGCTGACGGCCTAGTCGGCGTAGCGCACCACGACCAGATCGTAAACTTGTGCTCAGAAGTGGGCCGCCCCAAACCCACTAAGCTCAGGGCAGACGGCGCCAGCATCGTGTTCCCGTTCTACGATCTACCCGGGCGCCCAACAGGCGTGCTAGTCGTGCAGTACGCCGAGGACTTCGCGACCAAAAGCACGTTCATACCGACCAGCGGCTACACCCGGCAACGCCCAGAAGCTGGGTACTTCCTGCTCAAGACAGCCACACTACCGGGGCCTGAGCTACTCAAAAGCTCGCAGTTTGTAGTAGACGACCCATTCTGGGCCTTGCGTGCTCAGTGTAAACAACGCGCGCACGGCTTGGATCTGCTGCCCATCATGGCCAGCTACAATGGCCCCGAAGCTACCAGCTACGGCCCCAGCTGGCTTGCGTTCCCGCCTATTCCGCGCATGTTTCACGGCAACACGATTACGCCAGAACTTGTCAGCCGGGCATGCCACGCCAAAGGTTACGTCTGCGTAACGCCGCTCGCGCCAGCTGCTAGGGTGCGCGAAGCTCCCGCCATTACCACGCTCGCTGAAATCCGGCGTAGCGCTGCGACTTGGCAAAACAGCTTGCAGAAAACACTGCGCGGCATGAATGAAATATCAGCCTACTCGTTCGCGTCTAGGCTCATGGTGCCGCACGATAAGCTGCAGCATTTTCTGCTGAAGTGCGACGTAAACTTGTCTGCGACGTTCGCCAGCCGGGTCATAACAGCCTTAGCCGTCGCGCCCACAGCGCCGACAAAAGCGCACCGACGCTGGGTCATCGTAGAGAAAGACAACAGCTGGTGGAACCAGCTTGGCCACCAGATTTGCTCAGCCCGGCCCGTGATCAAAAAAATCATCCAAGCTGACAACGGCGAAAAGCTGTACTCCGGCACTATCTACATAAAAAACGACGCGCTGGAGTTCTGCGACACGGCTACAAAGATAGAGCGCATGGGCCTGCTGTCTTTCGCCGCGGCCCACGCAGCGCCCCACGGCAAACTCATTGTGTTTGACCGGGCGTGGAATAGGCGCAGCCACTTGCTCGCAATCCAGCTACACCAACCTGAGCTAATCATGGTGTCAGGGCGCGCTGGCTGGGACGAGTATGCGTCTGTGTTCCGGTTCGCGCAATACGAACTTGGCACAGACGGCGAAATCACGCTGGCTAATCTACTGCAGCGCAACCGATCAAAGATATCTTTTCCCGAGCCAACGCCTGTAGCCCCGCCAGCTATCCGGCAGTTTTTAACACCCAGCTATGAAAACTCGTTCATCTGGACTGTGTTTGCCGGGATCACAGCGCAGCTACTGGCGCCGGTGCTGCGTAAAGACAGCGCGGCTATTGGCATAGTCGGCGCAAACTTTAACGCGGCTGTACGCATTGCCGCAGCCTTGAACTGCGCTCATATACAATATGCGGGGTTGCGTAAAAGCCACAACGCACAACAGCTGGTTAAAGCCAGCAACGAATCAGACTGGCCGCTACTAGCTTCAAACGCCTTTGACGACACCGTATTCAGCGCGGCAGTTACACGGTGCCATAACCTGCCTGTGACCGTGCGGTTAACTCCAACGTGCGCCGCTATAGCAACTGGTTACGGCTGGCAGCTGATCAACGGCACAGCCCCTGCAGCTAATACAGACTTCTCGGTGCTGCAACATGTGCTTCCCGCTTACATCCAGCGCACGCTGCGTAGCCGCATGAGCCTAGCCGCCCAAACCGGCACGCTTACCGAGGTCGTGCTGCGTGACCTGCACCGCTGGCTAGACGAGACTTACGGCACAGCGTTCCATTTGCCGTGCGCGCTGAACAAATTGGTCAGCCCAAAAACAGCGCACATCACGCTTATGGGCGAGCTAAACAATGCTATCCAACTAGGTAAGCTGGCCGTGTTACCGCGCCCTAGAAACAAGCAGCAAGCGTACAACTACCTGTTGCGCCGTGCCGATAATTGGTGGCTCAACCGCCGCGCCATAGACCGGTATTTTGAACTACAGAAAAGCGCGCCGCCCAATTGGCTGGCGATAATTGAGCTGCTCAGTAAAGCGGGGCTTTTTTCTGGAGAAGAAATTGTGCAGAATATGCCGGGTATTCTCGTACCGACTGGTTGGTGCGATAAATTCTGGCAAGACCCGCAAGAGACCACCACGGCGCAAGAAATCGGATAACCATGTTGCACAACACTCGAACAGGGCACTGCGCTGGGCGCGCACGTCATGACGACGGGCTTGATGGCGACTTCAATCAAGACGAGTGGCAGTGGGAAGTCGTACGCGAGGATAACGCAGACGACAGCGATGACGGCGAGTTTATGCCGCAGCCGCAAATCAACTTTGTTATCGACGACGATGACGACGAAGACAATAGCGACTCTGAGTGGAGCGGCGAGTGGGATCCAGACAACGAAGATGATCCAAGCACAGCCGCCGAAGAACCAATTGACGACGACACCGAAAACACAGAAGAAAACGAGGACTGACCGACCATGCAGACATTTTTGCCTCTGCCCAGCTACGCAGATTCGGCAAGTGTTTTAGATAACAAAAGACTCGGTAAACAACGCCTAGAGTGCAAGCAAATCCTGCTCGCTCTGGGCGTTCCTGTTGGCGAACATGTTCCCGGCAAGCGCGGCTGGAAAAACCATCCGGCTGTAGTCATGTGGCGCGGGCATGAAGTGCAACTGGCTATTTACGCTCAGTATATCTGCACCGAGTGGCGTATTCGCGGGTTCAAAGACACGCTGCGAGCGCAGTTTGTCGCCGTAGAAGACGCGTTGCGCTTCAAAGACTACAGCGACGACGTGCCTGAGTGGTTAGAAGACGAAAACTTTCACGCCAGCCACCGCAGTAATCTCTTGCGCAAAGACCCTGTGTATTACGGCCAGTTTGAATGGGTTGAGCCAGTAGATCTACCTTACGTCTGGCCGGTATCACAAGAGGCTGTACAATAGAGCCGCCGCCAGTGTAGCTCAGTTGGTAGAGCAGCAGTTTTGTAAACTGCATGTCGCCGGATCGTACCCGGCCACTGGCTTTAATTGGAGACCTTATGGACAAGCCAGAAAAGTTCAGTGATCCAACGTTTGGCACACTAGAGATTGTGTCTAGGGGTAAAATTGATTACGCCTTCATTCATGTAGCCTCTTACCTGACCGGGAAAGAAGCTGAAAAAATGGAACAGATGGGGTACTGGCTAATTGAGGCGTCCAAATATTTGAGGGAAAGCAAAAAAGATATCGCCAAATAGTGTTGCCGGGTCGTACCCGGCCACTGGCTTTTGCAGCAGATACGCGGGGTGCGCGTTTTAGCTTGAAGTGATAGACGGATATGGGCTGATCACCTGAACGGACGAAGCGTCGGGGCGTCGCCGGTTGCTTGATTCGCAAGCCGATGTGGCGTCTTAAAGCCTGAATTGACAGGTAACCGTACAAATCTATCACAGCCGGTTCGACTCCGGCCTGCTGCTTTTGTGTTACATACAGCTCTTGTGCGAGGCATAACAGCAATGAAACGCTATCACGAAGAAAAACAACTTATTGAGAACCGCGCAAAAGAATACAAGCGGTTAGCCGGACACTTCGGGCCGGACGATAACAAATTTGTTCCTGACGTCGGCCGCTTTCGCAAAACGCAGCGGTGCTCAGGGTGTCGGCAAAGCCGGTGCGCTATGTGCCACGCGGATAAGTTTCCCAAGCGCAAGCTAACGCGCAAAGAACAGCTAGCTACGCGAGATCTCAACAACCCGGAGTAACCATGGGTGCGTGTTTTGTCACTTGTGCATTTGACGGAAAACTCACAAAGAAAGAATTGACTGAGCACTATTTTGCTACCGTAGACGAGCTACGCAACGCTTACGGCGATAACGCATATAACGGAACGTTCTCAACGCTGTCAGGTTTTGAAGTTACTGACTACGTATTTACGACCAAAGCTGCCGCTGGGGAATACCTTGCCGACATCTGCACGAAAGGGGAGTCCGCTATTGCGGTCAAATACACTGACACGCGCAAAGAGTACACAAAAGAACCCACGTTTAACGGCAAAAAACTCAAGCAATGGGATGGCGGCGCGTATTTTAGAGTAGTCGACGCGACTGATTGGAGCTACACGATGCGTTGTTTAGTCAGCACCGTAGCGCCAGCAGTTGCCGATCAGCTTACGCCCGAGCAGAAAAAGACGCTCGCTACCGCATACGATACGTGGCGCGTAAAAAAGAAAACGGCCGACAGAGTTGCGGAAAACTTTGACGCGACGTTAAGCGGGATTGCTCGCACCAAAGAGCTGATCACGCCTGAAACGCTCGAACCGTTGTTGCGTTTTGGCAATCAGCGCCACGAACTGCGGCTAGACGCCGACGCCGCGGCAATGACGTTGCGCGCATTAGACGAACAGTTTACAGCCGAGCTGTACACGGAACAAACAATAGACCTTGGCTCTATGTGGCTGGTCGGCGGCCTGTGTAGAGAGTAACCCACAAAAAGAAAGAAGCACATGCATCACCTAGCAATTGCAATCGAAACAGCCGCCCGCCAATGGGGCGACGCCGTCATGCACGAGATGGAGCTGGAAGACGCCCGGCAGGCTATCAAGATGGCCGCAATCGGGCGCATCATGACTGGCGAGAATCGCATGACCGGCAAGCCGCACTCGTTTTCGAGCGCGGAAGCTATGGTCTATTCCGACGAAAACTATGCCAGCCATCTGGAACGCTTGCGTATTGCAGCGGGAGCCCGTACTTTGGCGCAAGGCGTTTATCACGCCGCTGTCGCCAATGCCAACCTAATGCAAGGAGCCCACAATGTTGTTTGAGGAAAACAGCGAACCAAAGCGGTTTTTTGGCGGGTCTATCGATGATTTGCGCAACTACATAGTTGGCTCGTTCATGGCCAACGTGGTTATGCGAGATCCGTCACAAATGACCGAGGTTCTGTCAAACCCGCAAAACTTTATGGCCATGGCCAACTCATTACGCGATTTCCTGCCGGCCGAAGAAGTGTCGGCTATCGTGAGAGACCACACCACTGTTCACGAAAACGGTGTAAGCGCAATTGGTGCAGACTCAATAGAAGAAGCTAATAAAAAGATTGGCGCGCTGATGGTGGCAATTGGCGAGCGGTTGTTTAGCAACATCCGCCAGCGCGCTGCGGCAGACGGCTTTCTGAGCGTTGACTTCAACACCGAAACCAACGAGTTTGATTTTACGCCTACAGAAAAAGGCATCGAACTTATGAACAGCGACATTAACTCTGCTGTACGCAAGTTTGGCTGCAACGGCAATCCAGAAAACAACTAGTATCGGCCAAAGTAACTGTTGCCAATTGAATCGTCAGCCCAGTCGTCGGCAGAGTTCACGGTTTCAGTTTCTACCTGTTTCTCAGTAAGCCGGGCTACGCCAGCAATAGCGGCAAAGTTTGGCCATGCGTCGCTAATATGCCACAACGCCGCGCAGCCAATATTGACAGCCTGCGCAAAGTCGTCTGTCAGAAGTACGTTGCGCGTAATGGTGTATATGTCGCTGCCTGACCTAGCGTCAGCTTTGTTTTCGACAAGGGCCAGAAAATCTGAGACAAGCCCCGGGGATTCCTGCGAGATACGGTCGTACTGGAAAAACCTGACTTGTTTCAGCTTGATGGCTTGGCACGTGTACAGCAGCGATCTGGTCTTGTCGAGGCTGTAGTGCGCGCGGTGATTGATCTCGGTCGGCGGCTTATAGATAAGTAAATCTTGAGCCGCCGACCGGACAAGCCGCATCGCCATTACGCGGTCGAGGTTGAATCCAGCCTGCACCATCACAGTCTCGCGAACTGTGCCGGCGCCAGTGTAGTCGTGAGCTACGAAGTCGCAGTTGAACAAGTTGCACCACTTCATGCACTCAATTGCTTCCTGCAGGTGGTCGCCGCCAATGAGCAGTCGTTTGGCCCACAAGACGTCAATTGTGCCGTCATTGCGGAACCCAAGCACAGCCAACACGGTAAAACTGACCCCGGCTTCTCCGCCACCACCCCAGTCGATAGCCAGCATTCTGTGCTTGTAGTCGTTCAGGTTCTTCATGCACTTTGGGTCAGGTTCTTTTTTGTTTTCCCAGTCCAAAAGGCAAGCAGCGCGCAAATCAGTTTCGCTGATAAGGCGCTGGCCTGTGTCTACGCTTTCGCCCATGACTTCGTTATAGAACTGTGCTTGTGTCATATTGCCGTAGCCTTCGCGCTTGAGCAGCAGCGTCGACCACTTTTCAGGGTCGGCAAAATGCAGCGGCAAGATAAGCTGCGGCACATGATAGCCAGCAAACTGCCAACGCCTGTCTGGGTATCTATGTACCCACCTGCCGTGTCGCGGGTTAATCGGTTGCCGGCACTTAGCGCACACAGTCCCGGGATACTTCTCGCTGATGTGAATGCTGTAGTCGCCAATCATGGCGTCAAGGTCGTGCTCAAGCGACGGGATGTTCCACTTGCCGCACGAATGGCACGGAACAAACCACTCAGCTTGTGACGACCGTTGATACAACCCATACAACAGGTTGTCGAGCGTTTTTGGAGTACCCGTATAGTATGTGATACCCCACTTGGAGTAAGACATGGTCTCTTGAATAATTGGCACGTGGTCAGGATCCATATCCTGCACCTCGTCAAAATTAACGCGGTCGGCGCTCACTCCGCGGGTTCTATCAGCGTCTAACAGCGCAAAGCTGAACAGCATCATCGAGTTGTTGCGAAACGAGCGCTGCAACACCGAGTTCTCTGTGGTCGTGTCGCTCCACTGCGCTTTTACCGGCGACTGATCTATAAACGGGCGCACGTAATTGTTGCTGAACCGGCGCACCTGCTCGAACCGTGGCGTGACGTATAGCGTCTTAGAAAACGGCACGGAGTTCGCAAATACAACTCCGTGCGCGGCAAGCGACGTAGACTTAGACACCTGCCGCCCAGTACACCACACTTGGCTCTTTGGCGTAAGCACGCGAAACAAAGGCGAAAAAGCAAAGTGGTCGCGAAGGGTGTACGGCGAGCCATTCAAATTCAACACAAGAGGCAGGATTGGCTCCAGCGACGGAAACGCGTAGCGAGCCGCCAGCTCTTTCAATATACCGGCCTTGGCGTGAACAGACGCCGGGTCAGTAGCGTCGATTGTCATCAAGTTACTGATTAACTCAGCTATGCCGTCTGGCGGCACAGCGTGAGCTTTATCGTCACAGCGAGCGTTTATCATGAGCAATAACAGTCCGAATATTCAGCCCAGCGAAGATTGGGAGTTTCAGTGGGTGGAAGACAGCCTTAAATTCACAGGCTACGTGTTCCTGTGCGGTGTAGTTGGTTTGGCGTCCGCCCTTGCGCAGACATGCCAAGCCGCTGCTTCTGCAGCCCAAGAAAAACTCAAGAAATAACAGCTAGCCGGCGGATATACTAAACGGTGGTCCGCCATTATTTTGTAGGAGGTTCTATGCCAATCATCGGCCAATCAGCCCGACTCTATCAAGAGCGCAAACGCGCGTACGTCGAAGGTACTCGGCGCGGCCCCGGCCCGCAAGTATACCTGCCCGATAACGCGGTGCATAACATCAAACTAGAGGCGCCGTTGCCAAATCCCGCATTTGCTTTCAACCCTAACGGCCCAGACTCAGCCCTTACGACTGTGTGGCCAAATGGAAATCAATGACACGATGCCAAAATCCGATCCCAACAAAACGTTCGCCGGCTACGCAGCGCTCATGCTCGTTGCCGGCATCATCACAGTGCCCCAGCTTGGTATTGCAGGGCTACTCGGCGCAGGTGCCGCTATTTACACTGGCGCGTGCTTTATGCGCGGGTTCACAGCGGAACGTAGAAAGCGATAACCAAACCCATGTTTACGCCAATTGAGTTTCTGGCAGTTGCGCTCGCTTCCGGCGCCATTATTGAGCTGTGGCACAAGGGCTCAATCTTCGCTACACGCCGGGCAGAAGCGCAGGCGTTGCAAGACATCACCCCGCACGATAGCCTGAAAGGGCTCTTCCTTGAGTGGGTGAATTGCCCGTTCTGCAAATCTTATCACGTGCCCTTCTACTTGTTGCTGCTGCTTTTGGCAGCTAAGTGGGTCGGCGGCGCAACTGGTGGCCTTTTTGTGGTAGCAATTTATGGCCTAGCTGCTACGCGGCTGGGCAATATCATCGAAGGCTTTTTACCGCAGCAATCAAAGTACGTACCCTAACAGGACAAGTTAAATGACCGAACCAAATGCTGACCAGCCGGCAGCAGAGCCAACAGATACAGCTGCCAGTTTTCTACAGGCCAGCCAGAACATGTGTGAACTACTAGCTGCGCAGTTTCCTAATTTGCATGGAATCGCGCTTGTGGCACTCTGGGAGAAAAAGCCAGAGAACTTGCCGGCTGGCTTGCTCCACCTGCGCGATCCAGAGCCGCCCTATGTTGCAAGCATGCTGATGCTTCAGAGTGAGCTGGCAAAATTCAGTATCAATGTGCACAAGGATCTGCTTGGGCAGCTGCATATCTTCGACAAGTATGCGGCAGACTTGCGCACAGCTATTAACGAACAGGAAACAAAGTTAAACAACCTTGGCGCACAACAAACCGATGACAACAACCCCGCTGCCCCCGACAACGACAGTGCCGCTGCCAAATGACGCAGCCATGGTGCTCGTCAACACGTTTGAATCTAATCTTGCAAAACTGGAAAAAGGCGATGTCCGCGCTGCTCTTGAGACCAGCGGCTTAAAGGTGTGGGACGCAGAAGAATTCAAACGCGATTTTGATATCTTGCACCACACTCGGCCGTACGCGTTTGCCACAAAGAAGCAAACTGGCGCGCCGGGCACGGCAATTTTTATCGACGTTGCCGGCGGTTTTTACCTAGATTTTAAGCCCCTGCCGCCCGCTACTCTGTAGCTTCTGGCAAAAATTGCACAGGCAGTTGCTTTTTGTTTTGCACAGCGTATTTTGAAATAGGCGTCCAACCTAACGAGGTCTGGAGCCGTAAAAAAGAACAGAGGGATCAAATGGCCAAGAAAGCTCCCGAGCAGTTTATCAGCCCCGCAAATCTGTGGGGCAAGCCACTGCCGGGTTACAGCGGCAAGAAAGAGCCCGTTGTTGCACAGGAAGAAACGCCTGCCGTGACAGACGCGCTGCCGGATGACGACGAGCCAGAAGAAGACGAAGCCATCGACGATGAAGACGACGAAGACTTCGACGACGAAGAAGGCGACGAAGAGGATGAGACCGAAGAAGAAGAAGAAGACGTAGTAGCGCCAGAGGAAACTATTGTTGCCCAGACTAGCGCTGCTGCAGAAACAGTTGAAATGCCCACTAACGAGAAGGAACGTGAACATATGGCTGAAAAGAAAAGCGGCGCCGACCACATTCGTGACATGATCGCTCAGCGCACGGCTAGCGGCGAGTCACTGCGTGGCGTCGATATCGTGGCTGCGTTGGCTAAGAAGAAGATTGTGGTCAGTCCAGCACAGGTCAGTCAGCTGCTGAAGAAGGCTGGCATGGGCGGTAAGCCGCGCGGTATGGCTATGACAATCAGCAGCGAAGACCGCAGCCGGATTGCCAATCAGTTCAAGCTGAAAGACAAGCCGGGTCGGACACGGGTGCCAAACAACGCGGTGCTTGCATCTGCGAAGCCTCGCGTTGCAACAGCCCCGACAGCAGTTGCGGCGCAGCCTGTCATGGATATGGCGGAAGATCCGCTCATGACAACCGAGATGCTGATCGCCGCAGCGCAATTTGTGAAGACGTGCGAAGGCAATTTTGACGCCGCGCTTTGCACGTTGGCGACTTACCGCCGTATGACCATGACGATGGACACGATCAAAAACGCCACGCTTTAGTCAGCAGCGCTACATCAATCTGCGGCGGCGCCAGTCTGCGACTCACAGCAGCTGGCGCCACGCGGATTAGATATCTTTATCCTGTCGGGCGTTCTGCCCGCGTCTGCGCGCTGTTGCGCGCGAAAGGAGCCCATATGCCTGCCGCTGCAGCAAAATGCAGCGTGGCTACCGGGGCGTTATGCCCTATGACCATGCCAGCCGGCACGCTCAAACGTGTCCACGTAAACACTCACATTATCCGAAGCAACAAAAAAACCAACGCTAGCGAACCCGTCGTCACAGTGCAGTGGCGAGGCAAGCCCTACCGCTTCGAGTCCGTAGAGATTTTTGGCCCGTCACGCGTAGTCTACTCGCCCAACAAGCCGCTAAACTGCGGTGCCACTGTCTGGGTCGAGACCACTGCAGAGATTGCAGGTCGCCAATGATAGGGAAAGAACTTGCTGAAATAACTGAGCACATTACGCTCGCGTTAGCTGACTTGGCAGCCGTGCAAGAAAAGCACAAACGGTTCATCAGTATTCCAATGCCAATCACAATGTTGGAAATTGCAGAGTACAGACTCAACTATTTCCGGCACAACAAAACATTGTTAGACGAGTTTGACCGAGACACGGCTGAAAAAGTTCTGGCGCGGTTTGCAGGTATTCCTGAAATAACAGCTGACATTTTTGCGCATGCTATTCAATATGCGCTACAAGAAATCCTCAAAGACAAAAGGGCCACATAACCATGTCGCACATCGTTCAGATCAAAACACAGGTGACCGACGAAGCTGCTATTACAGCAGCCTGCGCGCGGCTCAACCTCCCAGAGCCAACAACTGGCACGTTTGACTTGTTCAGCGGCCAGAAAGCTACTGGCGTGGGCGTAATGCTCCCAAACTGGCAGTACCCCGTTGTCTGCAACACCGAAACTGGCGAGGTAGCGTTCGACAACTACAACGGCCGCTGGGGCAAGCAGGTCGAGCTAGATAAGTTCCTGCAGGCATACACCATCGAGAAGGCCACAAGCGAGGCGCGCAGCAACGGGTATACCGTGGGCGAGGAGCTTCTGGAAGACGGTTCGATCAAACTTAACATCACTGTGGAGAGCTACTAATGAGCAAGATGATTCACGTCACCGTTTCCCCCAAGGGTGAGACCAAAATCGAGACCACTGGATTCACCGGCAGCTCTTGCCAAGACGCCACGCGAGCACTTGAGGCTGCGCTCGGCGCCAAGGCCGGCGAGTCGTTTACGCCTGAGTATTACGCCTCCAACGAGCAGACTCTCGAAGAAAGCAACTAACTCCCATGGGCTACAAAGACTCCGTAGTTGTTGCACGTGATGACGAGCAGCTTCGCGGTGTAGCCACAGGCAGCACGAAGAAATGCCAACTTGACGGATGCAGGGGCCAGCGCGTTATGGTGCGCTGGCCCTCTGGGAAAGTTACTTGGCCGTGTAGCCGCGGGTTACGCCAACTCACCAACAACACGTATCAAATCCAATAGGACAACACATGTCGTTCGCAAAAGAATTTCAGGAACTCGTTCACGCCGGTTTTGCCGGTATCTGGGTCGAGTCGCAGGAGTGCGACGAGGCGATTACGTCTTTGTACGCAATCGCCAAGGAAAAGAACTGGGCTATTGATACGTGGGACATCGAGAAGGGCCTGTATTCTGGTCTTGAAAAGGCACCGGCGCCTGAAGACGCATTCAAGTTCTTCAAGGTGCCGACTGAAAAGCCAACTAAGGTTTTGGTGCTGAAGAACTACAACCGGTTTTTCAGCAGCGTCAAAGTGCTGCAGACGCTGGCTAACCAGCTTGTAGCTGGCAAGTCTGAAAGCCAGCACGTTGTAGTCGTCTCGCCAACTCTGCTGCTGCAGCCTGAGATTGAGAAGCTCTTCACGGTCGTGCATCACGATCTGCCCGACACGGCGCAGCTGACCAAGATCTGCAACAGCCTGTGCACGCCGGATAGCGGCTTTGCTGCGCCGACGAAAGAAGACGTGCAGGTCGTCGTAGACGCTGCCCGGGGTTTAACCAACACCGAGGCTGAGAACGCGTTTGCCCTGTCGTTCGTGCGCAACGAGAAGCTCACGGCCGACACCGTCTGGACGATCAAGGCGCAGACACTGGAGAAGAGCGGCACAATGACGCTCTATCGCGGTGACGCCAGCTTTGAGAATCTCGGCGGCTTGGAAAACGTGAAGTCGTTCTGTCTGCGGTCGATGCGCCGGCAGAACGAGACCAGTGCGGATCGCCGGCCCAAGGGCGTTCTGCTCCTGTCGCCTCCGGGCTGCGGTAAGTCGCAATTCGCCAAGGCGCTGGGTAACGAGGTGGGTCGCCCGACCGTCATGCTGGACTTTGGCAGCCTGATGGGCAAGTTTGTGGGCGAGTCTGAGGGCAACATGCGGCGTGCGCTCAAGCAGGTCGATGCGATGGCCCCGTGCATCCTGTTTGTCGACGAGATCGAGAAGGGCCTTGCCGGCGTTGGCGGCTCTGGTCAGAATGACTCGGGTGTGTCTGCCCGGTTGTTTGGCACGCTGCTGACGTGGCTTAATGACCACACCAGCGACGTGTTCTTCATCGGCACCTGCAATGACGCCAGCCAGCTCCCAGCGCCGTTTGCGCGCGCTGAGCGCTTCGACGGCGTGTTCTTTGTTGACCTGCCGGGTGTTGAGCAGCGGCAGCAGATTTGGGGCATCTATCTCCAGCATTTCGGTCTGGACGAGAAACAGCCCCGTCCTGACGACGCTAACTGGACTGGTGCCGAGATCAAGTCGTGCTGCCGCTTGGCTGCGCTGCTTGACATCCCGCTGCTTGACGCCGCCCAGAATGTCGTCCCCGTTGCCGTGACGTCTGCTGACCAGATTGAGAACCTTCGCCACTGGGCTGAGGGTCGCTGTCTGTCGGCAGATACTCGCGGTATCTACACGCGCGTTGGAAAGCCGGCTAACAACGGCGCAACGCGGCGGCGCGTTGTGAGCAACCCCGGCCAGAACTAGTGCCGGTAGCTAGAGTTGCAACTGTGTAGTTGCGCTATAGCGCTTTCGTTTTACCTCTTTTAGACAGGGAAAATATGTCCGCAACTGAAACCCAAGACTCCAGTGAGACCGCTAACTTGCCAGATAGCGTGATTGAAAGCGCAGCTGAAATGCGCCAAAGCACGGGCGCTGTAAAGCTCTCGTTTTCGTGGCTCGGTACGCAGCGCAAACTGTCTGACGCGCAGACCAAGCAGGCCGCAGACACGTTCGACGCAGCGACAGAGCTGGTCACGGCGTCCAAGCGCCTGATTGACACAAAGCATCCCGCCTATCGTGCGGCGACGGCAATCAAAAGTCAGGCGTCAGCGTACTGGCGCAGTATGACGCTGCCGTACCCGCAAGAAGGTGTGCGGTTGATCAAGCAGAGCGACGTGGCCAAGTTTGAAGACAAGATGCGGGAGTTCAAAGTCCAGCTCGACGCCGCAGCTGCCAACCTGCAGCTGGAGTACGAGACTATCAAGAACGCAGCGCGCGAGAAACTTGGTTCGCTGTTCAATCCCGTTGACTACCCGGCTACGCTGGAGGGCGTCTTCGGCATCTCGTGGGAGTATCCGCCCGTCGAACCGCCGCGGTACCTGATGCAGTTCAACCCAGAACTGTATCGGCAGGAACAGGGCCGCGTCCGACAGCGCTTTGAGCAGGCTGTAGCGCTGGCTGAAGACGCTTTTGCGGCCAAGCTGGCTGAGCTGGTTTCGCACCTGCAAGAGCGCCTGACAGAAGCGCCCGGCGAGCAGAAGAAAATCTTCCGCGCGTCTGCCGTGGAAAACTTCAAGGAGTTCTACCAGAACTTCAAGCACATGAACGTGCGCTCCAACGCGCAGCTTGAAGGGCTTATCAAGCAGGCAAACGACATCGTTGCCGGCGTGGACATCAAAGAGCTTCGTGAAAACAACAGCGTGCGCCAGACTATCTCGGCGCAAATGGCCGACGTCCAAACGGCTTTAGATAACTTAATCACCGAAAGGCCCCGTAGGCGCATCACACCGATGGAGCACGAATGACAGACAGCAACATGTTTGAGCCAATCCCAGAAATCAAAGAGCTTGTGGCGTTTGCCGCTGGCCCAGTTGGTGACACGCCAGCTGGGCCAGCACCCGCGCTGCCAGCACCGCCACCAAAAATCCGCAAAAAACCCATTTCGCGATATGACTTTGGCGACGGCGAAGGTCGGGTGCCGGCGCACAAGCACGCAAACGGCGGCGGCTGGGTTGCAGACACAGCAAAAGTAAGCGAAGAGTGTCTTATAGGATATCCTGCCACTGTCTATCACAACGCTACTGTGTTAAACGGCACCCATATGAGTGGTAATGCGCGAGTGTGCGGTTCAGCAAAAGTGCGCGCTTGCGTTATGCGCGACCGCAGTTGTGTTGGCGGGAACACAATTATCAAGAATTCCGTCGTGGCAAACCACGCGCGCGTTTTTGGCGGCGACATTGTCGACGCTGACATTGAAGGCAATTGCGTAATTCGTGACAATCCTATCATTCGGCGTGCGCATGACCCTTCGCCCCACACTCGCATTATGGCTAGGTTCTCAGGCCACTGCATAATTTTTGGCACGCCCGTAATCTTTGGCGGTACTGTACGCGGCGCAGCCATGGTATTTGACAAAGCCAGACTTGACCGCGCTGATATTATTGGCCACGTACTGGTTGGCGGCAATGCTGTAATCAACGAGTCAACTGTAAAAAATCAACTGCCGTATCCTTCCACGGGGCCCAACTACCCCGAAGACAATGCAACGCGTATTTTGAGTGACACGCGTATCTATCTCAGTTCGCTGACTGGGCGCTATGACATGGCCAGCGGAAATATCATGCGTAGTGAAATTGATCTGAGCACGTATTTTACAGAGCAGAGAACTGATAATCCCTATCTGCGTCTTGATGTGCACGCCCGGATTATGCTTATAGACGAGCGCATTACTGACTACAACGTGTTTCTAACTTACAACAGGTCAAAAGAAGATATACGAGCAACTCTTGTGCGCGCGCAGCGTAACACAGGCCAAGCTTTTGATATCAATAACCTGACGCGGCCCCGGCGCATCAGTGCGCTCACCCCATAGGAGGCAGTATGAACTTGTTCGTGCGGCCAGATGGCACAGCGCAGTGCCTGTACAGCGAAGACATCGACCTGACTAAACTTGGCGCGCTGGGTATTGCCCGGGCCAGCCACGTTGAACCCACAGCTACGCTTCCCGTAAAGTGGTGCGCTGATCTGGCGCCAGTTGGCGGGCCAATGCTCGGCCCGTTTGATACACGCAACCAAGCACTGGCAGCTGAAGAGGCGTGGCTCAACAACAAGATGGCTAGCGGGCATGTCGCAGCCACTGGAGCGCTGTAATGGAACTAGAGTGGGTTATTGAGGACGAAGACGGCACAAGCCCGCTGGGGTACCCCACAGCAGTGCCCATCACCGTGGTGCTGGACATAGATCCGGGCGAGCCGGCAGCGCAGAGAGACAGTGACGGTGACGGTTGCCCGGCTGTACCTGCGTCAGCAGAGATCAAAGACCTGCTGCCGATTAATTGGTTTGGCGGCGGTGATTTTTCAGTCCTGATGACAAAATGGGCACTTCAGTTAATCCTGACAACGCCTAAATTACGCGCAGCAATAGAAAATGCCGCGCTTGCGGTGTATTTAGACAACTGACTGGGGTTGGCAAGTGCCGGGGCGTCGGTTATACCGATACCACAAAGAAGATCACTGCGTCTGGTGGAACTAGACGTAATTGTGAGTTGGCGCACGTATGCGTCAACTAGTTTGGTGTGTTCCGAAGGAGTTAAGTGCTATGCGTTTGTTTACCTGTCTGTTGGCGGTTGTGGCTTTGTGTGTCGCGTGCAGCGTGGCTGCTGCTGGCAATACCGGCGAGCCGGTGAGTGTGCTTGTGCAGCAGCCAACGGCTGTTGTCGTCACGGCAGCTCCCGCAGCTGTCGTTGCGCCGGCGTGCGTTGATTGTGTCTCGGCCGCCCCGGCCTCTGTCGTTTGCCTGAGCGGCAAGTGCCAGAAGCTCTACAGCACCGAGACCACGCAGGACGAAAGCTGCCGGCACCGGCTGTTTGGCGGTCACGTCGTGCGCAAGAGCACCCGTACGGTCGTCAAGCCCGTCCGCCGCTAATACCGGCAACAAACAGCTAGTCCGGTAAACGGACCAGCAACCAGAGTCAATGAGGGCGCCGGGGAAATTCTCCGGCGCCCTCTCTTTTGTGATTAATCAACTTCGTTAGGAGTGCAGATGGCAAAGAAGAAATTGCGCCAACTAGCGATACAGATCGACAGAGACAAGGCGATCGTATTGCTTGAGGGCAAGCTCGTCACGCTCCGTAAAGCGTGGGAGGCACAAAAAAAGAAACAGACACAAATGAAGAAGGAGTACGACGCATGGCATAAGAAAGCCATTGCGTTTGCCTGCAAAGAACTGGGAAAGCTAAAACCCAGCACTTTGGAGTCGGACGAGATCAAGTGGATCTGGGACGGGTACTTCTATGTCAGGCTGGATTTGCACCCCACCAAAGCACAGTTAGCCAAACTAGGGCAGTCCCCTATGCACCCCGACTCCGCCGAGGTAATGAGTGAGTATTCGTATACGGGAACCACCGAAAAACTCAAGCAAGTTATCCAACGTCTTAAGCTGACGACCGAAAAGACGGTCGCGGTGGACGCCATGGGTGAGTTTGTTAAGCAGATACTTTGTAACAACGAGCTTTAACTCTATTTCTAGTTTGTAGTTTGACGCACCAGAGCCCCGCCCGCATTAGGCATATGCGCGCTGGGCTTTTTCTTTTCATGCCTAAAGGGAACCGCCAAGATGGCCGTCAAAACCAAGAAAAATAACAAGCCGCGAGTTTCCGCAAGCACGCGCTGCCCGCTTCTGAAAATGGGTAGACCGGTGAAATGCAACGATGGCTGGATAGCAGTTAACGCAATTATCAGTCAGATGTTCATGATCACGCAAGAACACATCGACAACGGAATCCCTCGGGATCCCGTGCGGTGTGTAATTGGACTGGCTCTCCACGCCGGCTTTGGTGATCATTACCGCTTCGAGGTCGGAGCGGGGATCATCAAGATCATCGATGAAGATGCCAAGGTTTTCGTTCGTTTCTCCACGCCACCAGCGCTGCGAGCACAGATCAATAAATGGGAGCGACGCAAGCGCGGCAGTACCAAATTTGGTACATGGGATCTGCCTCCCGGCCCGCAAGTTATGGGCGCGCTGCCCCCCTCGTGGATCCGCATGTACGAAGGTAAAGACCGCCGCAAAACGCCCACGACAACTGTGACAGTGCTGGTGAGCAGAAAGAGCACAGGTGCTTTTAAGCGTAAGACGGTGGTCGTGGGCGGGCACACGATCAAGCATCGTGCGTCGCCAACACGCATTGTTCGTAGAGTGGCGGCTATTTTGTCGAGCACTCGAAGCAAAAAAGTGTCGTAGTCTAGTGACCTGCTGTATTGATATCAAAATCAATGCGGCGCAAACAAAAGGAGGTAACTATGGCAAAAAAAGCAGCGCCACCGAAAACGCCAGCTGAGATTATCGAAGCAGTCGTTAACAGTGTTCGAGATGCGGGTGTTGTGAGCATACTCATGGAGTATGCAGGCGACCACGGCACTGTAATTTGCAACGATCCAGAATTTAGTTTTATCCCGTCGGCAGGCGCGGCGGCGCCAAGTGTTGCGTCTAGAAGCGCACTGATCAAAAGCGTATATAGCGTAACAACGCTCAAGCATGAGTACGGTATACCCTTTACGGCGCTTAACGCAACTCAGCAAGAAACAGAAAAGAAAGAACTTGCTAAGGCTTTAGTGGAGTACGTACACCGATCCCGCGCGCGTCAAGATTACCCTGATATGGACATAGCCGCCAGCATAGCGCGCGATGATATGAAGCAGCCGCTTCCTGCTCACTTGTGCTGGTACACCGGCATGGGTGGGCGCGGAACGCTGCAGTTAGTTGTGCCGCCGATAAACAGAAAAAAGCGCCGGGGAAATTCTTACGCAGACATGCACATCAGAATTACGCATTATACGCACACCGTCAACGACAGCGTTGAATCACGCACAGTAATTTCAGTTAGATAACTCTAAGGACACACGCCATGACGATTGAGCAAGCAATTAAACAGCTGCAAGAAGCCAAAAAAGAAGGCGTAAAAAGTATTGTGCTGTCGTGGTGGAGTGCTGACATATTTGACCAGCTGGACGATGACGCGTGGTATGCCGCTACCGAACACATTGAAGACTCAATGGACTGGTCTACCACGCATGACACCATGGTCGAGCTGTTAAACCAGCACAAAACAGACGTTGCAAATGACGCGTATTTAGACGCAGACAACAAGGACACAACCTGAAATGCCGATCACGTACAACCACGCATTTTCATTTGCTGTCGAAGTATTCGGCAGCACAGACTCTCACGCTGAAGACGTTACAGGCGCGCAGTTACGCGCTGCATTGCTTGAGCGAATCAACAAACTCACAGACGAAGAAATTGTCGACGCCTGTGATGCCCCCTACGACACAATGGAAGAGGACACGTGATGCCTACGCCTTGCTGCTACTGCGCCAAGCAGTGCGATACGCCAGCAGAGCTGAACCGCACGTGGCGCCACCCCAAAAAGGGAATTGTGACGTGTTGCAACAGTTGCGGCGGGTATGCGCCGTGCGCTACCTGCGGCAAAATATTTGAAAACGTACCCAGACGAGAACCGGCAGTATGTTTGCCGTGCGCTGATCACGCTGAATGTAAAGGTGCGTAATGGCTAAAAACGCTAAACCGGATTTTAAATCAATTGCGCAAAATCTGCGTGCGGCACTGTCGGCGCTTATCTGGCAAACCGAGCAAATGGCCGGCATGTTTCCTGACGAAGACAACACCATCAAAACCGCTATAGCAGACGCAAATGCCGCTATAGCAAAAGCCACCAAAGCCTTCAATACCGAACAAGGAAATTAACATGGGTGTTTGCAGTTTTGACACAACAGATTTGCGGCGGCTTATTGGAGACGCTAAAGCCGCAACTGAGTTTGACATGGGCTACGAAAACGACACAGATGAAGCACTAGCCGAGCTGGGTTTGCCGCCAATAACAAATAGAACGCCAGCAGGGCCGGCTATTCTGTTTGTCCACGATAGCGGCGTCTATCTTATGAGCAACAACAGAATGCGCGGCCAGCCAGTAGCGTACGCCGAAGGCTGTAACCCAAATATCGGCGCGTTCGATGACTGGTACCAAACAAGCCGCGAGCTGGTGGGTGGTGACGACTTTGTCGAGATCTTGCCGATCCAAGACGACTGGTTGCCAAATTGCGCGCTGTACTCCAAGTTTCTGATTCACGTAAACGCAGCCACACTTGACTACTCATTTTCTACGCCAAAAGTGCCGGCCACGGTTACGCAGATCACGGCGCCGTCGCCAGTGGCTGTGCTCAACCTGTCAGTGCGTTGCCGTAAATGCCTGAAAGCGCTAGGCATTGACACGGTCTACCAGCTGACGCAACACACAGAAAAAGAACTGCTCGCAGCTAAGAATTTTGGAGCCGTGTCGTTGGCGGAAGTAAAGGAGAAGCTGCGCTCAATTGGTTTAACGCTGTTTAACCCTCAAAGAGTAACGCCATGAAAGTTAGCGCGCAAGGCACGTCGTATAACGAAAACACGGCAGACGATGTTATTGCTGTCCTAGAAAAATGCATGGCAGATAAAACGCGTGTGTCAATTATTTACGGCAGCACAAGCGGCGCCGACATTGGTCAAGCTTGGGGTTACGACGAAAGCCCGAGCCGGGACATTGGGTACGTTTCGCGAAGCAACGGCAGCACCAAAGTGCCAATAATACAATACAGCAAGCGCTCGCGAGGTGCCGTGCAAATAGGCGACGAACATATTCTTGAAATTAAAACAACGCGCGGCCGGCAAGTGTTGTACCGGCACCCGATGTATATAACGCCACGGCGCAACCGTCGACCATTTACGGCAACAACAAAAGACGAACTGGATGACGAACAATGATAAATGAAAGAGAACTAGAAGGCGATATTCCGCGCGACGAAATTGCATGCTGGCTGGCTATCCGTTTTGAAAATCTGAAAGATATCAGACCAAACAGCGTGTTAGCAATCAAAGTTAACGAGGCTGCGCAAACGCAACACTCGGAGCTGCGCGACATATACGTAACCGCAGCAAAAGAATGCAGGGACGAAGGAATTATCGAGGTAGACGACAACGCTGCTATATCGCTGGATAATACTGTAACGTTGGGTAACGAAGAAGGCGCATATGTGCAAGCGTGGATATGGGTTTCAAAAGAAGGGCTGCCGGGCTCAGCCAAAGCAGCCGACATGAAACGCCGGCGGTGGTTTGTGACAGACACACTTTTTCCTTCTCCCGAAGAAACATTTTTTTCCGGCAAAAAAGGAAGAACCAATGACCAGTGAAAACGACAACAAAAAGCGCAGCATGAACGCAACGCTGCGGATGGAGTTCCTCGCGGCAGACAAAGAAACGCTCACAGTCAGCGAGGCCAGAGACAATGTGTGCCGGGTGTTCGCAGCGCACTTCCTCGACGAAGACCACGCCTACGACGACGACACGACCACAGAGCTGCTGGAGAATTTGCTCACGACGCTCGACTGCCTGCGGTACAGAGTGAGCGACGTAGCAGCTACAATGCTCGCGCCGCGGCTTAAGGGTGAAGAAGCCAGCCAGCGCTACAGGGAGCACGTCATAGCGCTCTACCGCGCGTGCGGCTTCGACAAGGCGTACGCAGAGGAAACAGCAATGTGGCCGGATATCCTGCCCATCGAGAACAGGTGGGGCGGCGATCTAAGGTTTGGGTACGACGACGAGACGCTGGAACGGCTTGCGCGGCTGGAAGTGGGCAACGACCTGTGGGTACTGGACGCCACAGCCGCGTTTGCTAAAAAGACCAATAGCTAAGCTGCTGTAAGCTAGCCCAACCAAAAGGAGGTTGCGCCATGGTCGCAATCAACCGCTGTTTCCCTGAAAACAACCGCGCCGGCAAGCCAACAGGCCCCAAGCCGTCTGAAGACGTGCTGGACTGGTGCAGAACCCTCGTGGCTATGATCGCAGACGGTGGCGTCTGGGGTATTCCAAGATCTGGCGTCATGTTCAAGTTTGACAAGGCTGCCAAGCGCATGACCCTCACTATGGGCAAGGCCGACGACCCGGACGTCATCGCCACAAAAGAAGTGTTCAGCCATATCGGCTGGACCGTCGTGACCGGCGAATAGATATCTAAACCACGACAACTTACGTAGAGAAAACCGCAAGATGCGAGCAAAGCTTACTCGTGTAGAGCCGCACCGTATTCCAGTTCCACAGTTGTTCGCCGTGTGGCAATCTGGCAAGTCTATTCCTGAGATGGCCGCGCAATTGCACATCACAGTCGTGCAGCTGTACCGTCTGGCAAAAAAGCACAAGCTGCCAGATAGGCCAGCGCACCTCGGCGATAACGACGACGAGTTTGATGAAGAACCCACAGCAGCAGAAAAAGACGCTATCGAGGCGCGCAAGCTGGAAGTCAGAGCTGCGTGGCCGAATGCAATGCAGATAGCTTACATGCAGAACGTTTACGAATAACCACAAGCAGAAAGAACAAAATGACTATGCCGATGGTGCTGATGTATCAGCCTAAAGTGTTGGTAATCGTGCAAGGTGGCACAGCGGCAACATGGCCTAACAAAGGCGTAAACGTGTGCGTCGTCGACCTTGACGCCATCGCAAATGGTTTACCCGTACCTGATGCAAGTACGCTCGAAGAGTACAAGGAATGTGTGACGGCAGATGACTGGGTCTTGCTGCAGGAGTCTATCGCACGGGCAGAAAAGCAGTACAGTTGCGCACAAAGAGAGGCAGACTAAACATGATAGCGAATAACAAAGAAACCAAAACGGTCAGGTTTGCAGACAAGAACCTGCTGAAACTTATCAACAATGTCGCGCATCAAGTTGGTTACAATCGCACGCTCGACAAAGACTTCATCGAACGATTGCCAAGTGACGTTAATTTTCCTGTCGTGTTCACAATGATACATGAGCACATTGCAGGTAAACCAGCAGAACCGCATATGCGCTGCATGTTCGTGCACAATGAACTTGGCGACAGATTTATCATCGACATGCCAATGTATTGTTTCGATGTGTTGCCAAGTGTGGATGTGGAGAAATCAGAGTCTTCGGAGTCCGGCAAAGACAGCGCCAATAATTGAGCAGAAAGTAATCGGCTATGCGCGTAGGGGCGGGTCTCCCGCCCCTACCGCAGCTATTTTTTTGCTGTCGGTGATCCGGGCAAAACTCTCTTTTCTCTCTCTGCTCTTCTTCGAAAAAGCCACGTAGTGGCTTCCGAAGTAGTCTGAAAGACTACTCTAGGTCCGCACAAGTCGGACATGTTTTTATTCCCAAATTTGACGTAACGTGTTTGGTGCGCACAAGTTACGGCGCAAAAAAAGAGGCTAGTTCAATGACATCAAAACTCATTTTTTGCCGTAACCGCTGTCTGCACAACAAGTTATGGCAAGTTTTTTTATTCAGGGTTGGTTTTATGCGTTGGATTCTTGACTTTGCAGCCCGGTGCTCTATGCTGCCTCTTTTGTTTTGGCAGCGGCTTGGACGCCACGGTGCCGATTATGAATGAGCAGCAGCACGCGGAGCTGGTCGCAGCGCTGAGCCGCATTTTTCCGGAGATGCGCTGCACCAGCATGAGTTTTTCGGGGAGTAGTGGCGCAGGTGATCTTTGGAATTTGTCGCTGTCGGTTGATTTGCGGGGACGACCAGCTCAACAACGGCCGGTGCCTCAGTTGCAACCAGAAGAGCTGCGTGAACTAGAGCAAACAACTGCAATGGCTGACCCCGCTGCCGTTGAGGTCGTGAACAACTACACGCGGCAGGGAATGGCTGCAGAGGTTGCGGATTACGCGCGTGAGCGCCAGATAACGCTTAGCAACACGCACGCATTTGTATTGCCTCACGGTATTAACCTTAATGCTATTAACCGTGCTGCTGACGGTTGGCCTGCTCAGCAACTTTCGCCGGCAACTGGCGCTTCGGTTGCAGTGCCCGCTGTGACTGTGCCGGTTTCTTCGGTAACCAGCGGCCCGGCAAACACGGTCGAAAATATAGATGCGGTGGCGTCAATGGGGCAGCCGTACGGAACAGCGCGCAACGATTCGATGATGTCGTACTGGTCCGCCGAGGCAGTGCGTCAGCGGCAGCTTGGACGGCATTACTCTGTGCCTGCTGCTGACGCAGCTCGTTTACAGCATTGGCAGCTAGAAATTGACGCACTTAATGCACGTAGCGCACTTAATGCAAGTAGAGCCGCACAACCGGTTGATCCGTATGCGTATCCCGGGCATAAACCCGGCCGGCGTATTCGCGCTATGGCTGCTGCAGCTAATTCAACTTCACCTACGGAGACTTCGGACAATGTTTCAGACAATTCTTGACTGGCTTATGCCACCGCAGTCCCGCAAAGAACTGCAAGATGAAATTGATAGCTTGCATGGCGAGACTCGAACCTACTGTGACGCACTGGCGAACGCGCACCGTGAGCGTTTAGCAGCAGAAAATGACAGGGATTTAGTTATCAAAGAACGGGACGCCGCACTTAACTTAACGCAGTCGCAAGCAAAAGAGCTTGTTCGGCTGGCGCAGGTTGTTGAGACTTTGAGCAGCGCCGTTTCTGAGCGTGATGCTGTAATAGAAAAAGTGCGTGACGCCGCTTCACATAGGCATTTAAGTTTGCGTTTGCGCAATATTTTGCCGGTACATGCGCCAACAGTGCCGACGCCAGACGTTAGCGCAGAGTGGGTAATTCTTGGCCCGGATGCTGTTATGCAAGATGGCGACGAGTTTGAGGCTAGTGATGGTTCTTGGGTGCCAACAAAATACAAAATAGGCTCACGGATTACAGATTTTGATGGTTCTGGTCGGCGTTACCGCCGCCGCGTGACGCCAGACAATCCCGTGGAAATCGACGGGGATAAGCCCGACGTTGGCGAGGGGTGGCGGGACTTGAAGGAGGACGACATCCTGCGGTTAGGGGACGAGGTCCGTGTGGGGCACGGTGCAGGACGGTGGGTCGCTACGGTTAATTTTGGAATGCGCGTTGGCGACATGTCACAACCCTACCGCCGCCGCGTGACGCCTGTTGAACCAGCAGCACCTGCAAAACCGCTATATCACGGCTATGGCTGGCGATGGCTTGCAGAGGGTGAAACCCTTTGCGAGCAAGACGAACGCGTTGACGCTGCCGGCAAATTTGAAAAGCTGCTAAACATCGGTTGGGGCGCAACTGCCGACGAATCGTTTACATATCGCCGTCGCGTGTCTAAGCCTATTCCGTGGCTACCGCCCGAAGAGCTACGCGAACTTCAGCACATAGTTGAAAAGGCTGACCCGGCGGCTGTTGATATCGTTAACAATGACATACGCGCAAAGATGGAAGCAGATACTACATCAAAGCCCGAACCCGACGCTGGCGAGGGGTGGCGGAAGTTAGGGGAGGACGATGTGCTGCAGGACGGCGACGAATGGACGTTTTCGTCAGGCCCCGCTGATTGGCGCAAGCTTACGCGGGACAGGCATGGGTCGAAGGAGTTGGCGCCATCTATCACCTACCGCCGCCGCGTGTTAGACACGACGCAACCAATTAAGCCAGAACAGGGCCCCGATCTGCTCGACAACACGGACTCCAAACGATTTGAACTTGATCAGTAATTTCAACAACCACAAAGGACATGACCAATGACGAAGACAGCCACAAAGAAGACAACGCCAGAACAACAGCAAGCGATTACAGCCGCCCGTGTAGCGCGGGAAATTGCTAGACGCGAAAAACTCTTCAAGGCAGCCAACAACGCAGAGAAGCGCGTGCTTATTGCAAAAGACGTGATTGCGCAAATCAAAACCAAGAAGATCAAGCCAACATCTGGGCATTTTATTTCTGCTAAACAAAATCCGCGTGTAGCCGAATCAATCTACTCTTCCGACTTAGACGATTCTGACGCCAGAAAGATTTTGTTGACAAACCACATTACGCAGTGCGCGTGTTGCGCGCTAGGTGGTTTGTTTGTTAGCTGCACACTTTACAACAACAACACAACGTTAAATCAGTTTGTGTACAACAATATTGGCGAAGTAATTAATCGTGAGCGGTATCACCGTGACGGCTTCTCAAACGGTCTAGACAAATTCTTTTCGATGGCGCAACTTCGTTTGATTGAGCAGACATTCGAGGGCAATACAGGCATAGTTAGAGATGATATGAGTGACGGTACTGGCAAATTTCATGCGCACTACTCAGCGGCATCAAAGGCGTTTTACAAGACCTACGCAACGCCGACAAAACGCTTGCTGGCTATTATGCGGAACATCGTTGCCAACAACGGCACGTTCAAGCTTCCGAAAGTTGCTCGCCCGGCGCACAAAGGCGTAACGCGCAGTAGTGTTTGAGTTTCAACTTCACAAGGATGTTTTATGGCCCACACAGGTTATGACGGTTCTATTTTGCGGCGGAACGACAAGTGCGGCTGCGGCAGCGGCGACAAGTTCAAGCGGTGCTGCATGCCCGGAGCGCCTACTGGGCTTCGAGGCATTGGCAGCGCACGGCACATCGACATGGGCGAGCAACCTGTGCGGTGGGTGATCTGCGACGAGTCTGGCACGCACCTGTTTGCCGATAAAGATAACAGAGCGTTGGTGTTCAAGACCAAAGAAGAAGCCGCGGTTATTGCGCGGCTGGAAGAGTTCAAAGACCAGCGCCCCGGCGAGATCAACGTATCTGGCGTGGGCGAGACGAAATGGGCACACCTGCAGGAGAAGATCCCGTTTGTCGACATTGACGATATTGAAGTCGCAATCGCCCTTGTGAAAGAAAGAATTGAGCATGGTCGTCAAAACTTGGAAACAAGCTAAGCAACTGCGGCTTGAAAGATCTTCGCCGTGTGGTACGTACACTGGCATTATTGATCCCGGCGTGAACTATTTTGTGTTGCAGCTAGAAAAGCTTGGTGCGGTTACGCATTACAGCTGCGAAGGGCACCCCAACGGTTTTTATGTAAGTTTTTTGTCGCCTATTACTACCGCGTTAATGGTTAAATATTGCGGTTATTTTGCCGTGGAGATTGAAAACTGCGCTGGTTTGATAAATGGCGAAGCGGCATATTATTGGCGTATTAGCTTGCCAGCAGCCAACCGAACAGAAAAAGACAAAGTGCGCACGTTAAGTTTAGCGGCTGCCGCGTGGACCAGAAATATGGGGCCTGTGAAAACCAATGAATTAATTCCCGTGCAACCTAAACAAAAGGCTAAATCCAAATGACTTTTGAGACGTTAGAGCAAGACGTGGTGCAGTGGGCCAGAGACAGGAAGATTATCCCCAACAGCAACCCAACAGCGCAGTTAATGAAGACTATGTCGGAATTAGGCGAGTTAGCCGACGCCACGCTTAAGGGCGATATGTCTGGCGTGAAGGACGGCGTGGGCGATGTGCTGGTAACGCTAATTCTGTATTGCAAGTTGTACGGCACAAACATTACAGATTGTTTGGCCGGCGCGTATGACGAGATCAAAGACCGGAAAGGCACATTGACTGAGGACGGCATTTTTGTAAAGGAAACAAAATGACACCAGAGCAAGCAGCGCTCGACAGCTTGAAAATGGAAGTTGCTAGACTGCGTGAAAGACTTGACGATTTGAAAACGCTGCCGAAGCCGCAAGACTCGCCGCCGCATATCCGACCGCGTGAGGCTGCGGTTGAGACAACGCCGACGCCGGTGGCGTGGGCCGTGGAGAGCGGGCGCGGGATTGAGGGATTGTATGTTTTGCAATCAGTCGCATGCGACAGGGCAACTCATTGGGGCGAGGAATGCCGCGTTTTTCCGCTCTACGCCGCACCTGTCGCCATTCCTGCGGAACAACCGCCAAAACCCTCCGGCGTTAATTTCGCTTTCGCGCTTGCTGCGGACGTTGTCCGATGTGTCGAACAAATCGAGAAGGAGCGACACGACGCGGCGACGTGTCGCGGGGAGCGACAAGAGCCAGCCAAACCCGTCGAAATCGACGGGGATAAGCCAGACGTTGGCGAGGGGTGGGAGGAACTTGGGCCGGATGACATTCTCCGCGATGGCGATGAGGTGATTATTGAGGACACTTGGCTCGCCACTGCGTCAATTGGTCGTCAAGTTGGGGCGCTCTCGCCAAACCGCTACCGCCGCCGCGTGACGCCCGTGGTGCCACCGGCACCGCAGTCACGGCCAGCGGAGACGCGGGCGAGTGCCAGTCGTGACGCATTGATCGCGGCGGCAAATTGGCAAGCCGTAAATGAGGCTTTGGCTGCCGAACAGGAAGAGGTCAAACGCCTCCGCAGCGAGGTGGAGCGGCTGAAGAAAAGCGAGGCGGCCCTGCGGGCGGGGCTGGCAAACCTGCGAACAGGGCTAGCGGAGGCGAAGAACACAAATTTGGTGGACTACATCGACGCCTT